CCCAACGTGTACATTTGGTGTCGCGGGCGCCCCGTCGAACGGTGCGGTGCAGACCTGCCCTGTATGATTTCAGGAGAGACAGCGTCACCGGAGAGCGTTTGTCGGTAAGCGCCGCGCGACTACCGGTAATGTACCGGTACTTTGGATGAAAGTCAAGAGCCAGGTGTCACCAAGAAGTGTCACCAAACCCCGCGACTGGCGCCTATCGAATACAGGTAACATACGACTAAGGCACCCGCATGTGGCGGGTGCCTTACTACTAATAGTCGTATAATAAGGTCTGTGTAACTTCTTAGGAAACCGCTGCTCTATCCACCTGAGCTACAGGGGCGACCCTTTAACCACATAACTAACAACGACTTACGAGTTTTAAGAATCCCCGCCTGTCGTGCTGTCACCAACCGTGTCACCACGTGCTCTCCGCCGGTGTGTCATCACGGCCCGCATGGTTGCCTTGTCCGGCTGCTGGTACCGCAGGAAGGCGGCAAGGCTCTTCCAGCCCCCGGCGGCCATCACGTCCTTCATCGGCAGGTCTTTCCGGTCGGTGTTCCACTTCCTTCGGAGGGCGTGCCAGCCGAATCCCTTCGGGCGAGGTGTCCCGAGCTTCGTGAAGGCTCGTGTCATCCATAGCTGTACTCGGTTCTCGCTGACGGGCCGTGTCGGGTCCGCCGGGGCGTACAGTATCCAAGGGGAAGGTAGTCGAGACGGGTCGTCTCTCCAAGCGGCCAGGGCCGCCAGCACGTCGTCCGGGATGTGGCTCGTCCGTTCGTACTCCATCTTGTCATATATAGGGTTCCACCACACCTCCCGGTCAGCCCACCGGATGTCCGCCCAGGCAAGGTGTCGGATGCTGGAAATGCGATTGCCGAACGCCTCAGCCAGGATGAGGGCGACTCGGAACATAGGGTGGCGCGTCGTGTCGGCCACGGCCAAGAGCTGATCGAAGAGGCTGTCTGAAATGAGAGGCTGTCGGGGGTTCTTCTCCTCGGGAAGCGTCACGCCGTCGAAGATGCGTTCTGCGAGAAGTCGATTCCCTTCTCGGTCCTTTTGCCCGTACGCCCACAGGGCGGCCGTGCGCAGAGCGGCCAGGTCATTCTTCACCGTCTGCGGCTGACAGGCGCGGGAGCCCTTCCGGACGCGAATCTGAGGGTGGGCAAACGTCCCAGCCAGGCGGTCCTTCGTGTAGCGCAAGGCGTGCGAGTTATTGAAGAGCTTGAGGTCGAAGTCCGTCCCGAAGTAGGCGGCCAGGATGGCGAAGGACTTCGCGCGGTCCCGGCGGGTCTTCGGCTCGATGGTCTGCCACTCTTCGCTTCTGGTGTAGAGGGAGATGAGTCCGCCCAACCGTAACCCTGCCTGCGTATTAGGCAGAGTATCGTGAGGTTGCTTCTTAAGAAGGGCGGCGAGGAGCAGTCGCGCCTGTCCTCGTGCCTTGCCTTGGTCCCGGTGGCCTAAGCTCTCCCGGTCCGTTTTCCATGAGCCGTCCTGGAGCCGGAGTTTCACCTCGCGCTGAAAAGGGCCTCCAGGTACGCGCTGGTAGATGCGCACCCGAAGGCCCTCGACTCCGATGACTTCGGAGTTGACTGCCATGTGTACCTCGGGGAGACCCCTATCGAGTGAACCGTCCGAGCACCGCCTCGGCATCGGCCTCAGCATTGTACGCATCGACGGTGTCCCCCGCAAGACCGTTGCTCTTACGGCGCCTCTTTGCCGCGAGTAGCGGCAAGTCTCGCTTGAGCACGCGGATGGTCTGTTTGGGGCTTGACCGCAAGTCGGTCACCTCCCCGCTTCGCACCGCGCGGCGGACGGTCTCCGGGTTTACTCCGGTCAGTACCACCGCCTGCTCGACCGAGACGGTCTCGTCTTGAGCAAGGGTGGCGGCCTCGCGCAGCTTAGTCAGCAACCGCTCGCGCGCCTCCACCTGACACCCGGCGCCGTTCTCGCGCAGGATGCTCGTTTCGTTCTCCGCGCTCGTGAGGAACGCGTCCAGCCAGTTCGTATCCAGCATCAGCCGTGCTTTCGCTTGAAGTCTTCGATAGCCCGGCGCATGTGCGGGCTCATCTGTCGTTGGGCAGTTGCCGTGCCTCTATTTTGCCGCTGTCTCTCGGTCAGGACCAGGACGGCGAGTAGGAGCAGAACGCTCACCGGTCGAAGCCGTCCAGCAGTTCCGGGGCGATGTCCACGGGGCCGGACGACAAGCGCTTCGCCATCACGGCCGGGCACATCTCCCCCTTCCCGTGGTCTCGGCGGCAAGAGTACACCTTCTCCAGGTCGTCTTTGTAGACGAGCAGGAAATTGTGTACGCCAGCTTTGCAGAGGGTGCGGTTTACAGCAGTGCGCAGGCTCATTTAGTACAGGTCTCCGATGTTCAACGCGCGGTCGGCCAAGTCCGCAGATGACTTGTCGGGGAGACGCGCAGTGGCGATCAGGGTCAGGGCATGCCGGTACAACTCCAGCTGGGTGTACTCTCGCGTGAAGAAGTGACGCAGGACCCATTCACGTATGCTCATCGAAGCGTCTCAGCGGCGTCCAGGGTGACGAGCGCCACCATCGCGGGCTCGTACGCCTCCAAGCTGGAGGGGTGCACACCGGTGGTGTGTTCAAGTAGCGCGATGAGCTTGAGTGCCCGGCGGTAGAGGTCCGCGCGTCGCAGGTCAGCGGCTTGCTCGGGAAAGAGGCGCGCGAAAAGGCGCGCACGAATCGTCCGCAACATCGACAGGTACAGTACCGGTACAGTGGGACAATGAAGCGGCGCGCAAGCCGCGCGCCTGTGTACCGGTAGTATAACACCACAAGACAGGTATTGCAAGGTAGCCTACGGCTCGTTAGAGTACCGGTATGCTACCATCCTACCCGATTCTTAGACTCTATCGCGGTCGTCATCCCGTGGACCCCACCGAGGGACCCTTCGTGTACATCGCCCTGGGCTACACGGCCACGGGCCTCGCCTGGGGCGCCACGCCGGAGGCGGCCGTGATGGCACTGATCCGGCAAGAAGTGCGGAGCCCCGAGCGGCCTTTGTGGGGAGACTAGTGTGGAGGGCTTACCGGGAGGGCGGGACGAGCAGGCGGCGTAGCCGCCGAAGATTGGAACCCTGATTGGAACTGGTTCCAACACGTTCGTATGAAGAGGTGTTGTTGAGTCCTGCGTGGCGGCCAGGTCCACAAGTCCAGCTACAGAGGGGACCCGACTTGAGAGGCAGATGGGACCCAAGAGGGGACCCAAGTTCGCCGTCTATGGGACCCGTTCCGAAAGGGGACCCTTCTGACAGAGAATCGTCAAAATTCCCAAAAATTTTGCCTCAACCAGCAGCTTCGACCGCACCCGCCCCTCCCCCGGCGGCGGAAAGGGGGAGGGGTGTGGCACCGGTGTCTCACGTGGGGCGCGAATGCCCCGGCGCGGCGGTCAGTCGTTGTCGTCCGTATCGAACCACTCGCGCGTCTGGCGATACGCGTCGGTCACGTCGTCGTCATACGCTTCCTCCAGCGCATCCCATTCGCTGTCGTCCTGCTCTTCCCAGTCGCGCAACAGCACGTCCTCGTAGTCGTTCAGCTGGTCCTCGTTCAGTCCCGCCAGCGTACCCTCGCACTCGCTGTCGCCGTCGTAGCCGTTGATCGTGTCGTGCATGGTTCGTCTCCCCGTTGCGAAGTGTGGTGCGGCGTGCGCCGCGTGGTTCGTGCACCTAATTTATACGGGTCAGGTGCACTTGTCAAGGGGTGCGGCTACACCTCGGCCGTCCTGTCCAGCACCCGTAGCAGAGGTACCCCTACGGTACCGGTAAGCACGGCCGTGGTCAGTAGCCAGAGGGTAAGCATAGGGTGCGCTCCAGTGTGGTGTGAGTGTGTGCCTGTGCTTGCTGTGCTGCGCTGCTGCGTTCGCACGAATCGTCGCGCGCTGCGCTGGCTTGCTGGTTTGCTGGCTTACATGCTGCCTGCGTTCATGCTCTACTATATCCCCCTACCCCGGAAAAGGGCCCTTAAGCGATTGAACAGGGGCAGGGGTTGAACTCCCCCGGTCCGCAGCTTCTTAGGGCGTTGGACCGGGGCAGGGGTGCGGCTACTGCCGCCGCTCTGCGTCCGTCACCTCGATACCGTAGTAGAGCGCGGTACCCAGTCCCGCCACGGCCAGAAAGAGGAGCAGCACGTGCCCTGCTCCGAAGGCCGTTAGCGGCGCGCTGCCGACCATGTAGACCAGCAGCAGGGACAGGACGGCCAGCGCTACGCGAGTGATCGTGTTCATGGTGCGGTTCCCTTCTCAGGGGGTCAGCGCGGGGCGCCGTGTGCGCCCCGCCTGCATCCAACCTATACGGGTCATTCCCCTTTGTCAAGGGGTACGGTTCACAGCTTGGCGGTGCAGCGCACCCGGCCCCGGCGGTCGCGAGCCACGCGCTGCACGCTGTACTTGACGCACTCCCCCGTGGACAGGTCTGTGACGCTGTGCACCGTCGCCAGCGCGGCGGCGCGGGTCCATGTCTGCGAGGCCCCGTCTTGCGACTCTGCGCCGTAGTACAGCGCGGCCGACAGGCCAGCCAGAGCCGCACAGAGCAGCAGGTGTGCGGGCCCTACCGGGCTCAGAGGCGCGGCGGCAACCAGCAGGAAGAGCAGCAGCACGGACGCGGCGGCGACGGCCAGAGAGATGCGGAGTTTCATGCGCGGATGCTTTCTTGAGAGAGAGAGAGAGAGAGACAAGAGCACGCGCTCACATACCTCTGTAAGCGCGTGCCCCGGTTCTTACGAATCCTGTTCCCGCGCCAGCTCCAGTGCCGCCTGAACGGTCTTGCCGTAGTGGCTGTTCCGGCGTCCCGTCGCAGGCAGGCGCCAACAGCTCCAGCGTCTCACTCAGCAGCGCGGCACCCAACGCGGCCATGCTCTGGATGGAGAGGGCCGTACGGACGTTCGCGATACCCCGGCGCATGCTTTCGGGCATGCTCCACCCGCTATGCTCTGGCTTCTCCATCTCGCACAGGGTGGTCCGCAGGTAGTTGTTGCTGAACCGGCGCGCCAGCCGCGCGGCATAGTCCAGATTCGTCAGGGCGCGGGCTTCGGCCTGCGTCGGGAGCGCGTACCCCTTGGGGAGCCGGTTCATTGATCATGCCTTTCTCTTACAGGTTCTTGCCCCGGCGCCGCCGGACTGCGTGCGCCGTGCATTCATATTAACAGGTCAGAATTGTTTGTCAAGGGGTATGCTTAAAGTCCCGTGCTTGCAAGCACACCTGACAGGAATTCTTACCGGCTCGGCTCGCGGTTCTTAAGACGTTGGTTTGAGAGGAAGGCGGGAGGGCGACGGGAGGACAGGCAGGTAAGAACAGGTCAGGTTTGACAAGCGCCAATGCCTCTATTATATGGCGTGCGGGTCTGGCGGGTCTGTCGGAGAGGTGACAGCCGGGAGGACTGACAACGCGTCTGGCAAGCTCCCTGACGCACGAGAGACAGGGCAGGTGTCTCTCCCCTTTCCCCTGTCTCTCTCTCTCTGGCTGGCTCAAAGGCCGCCGTTTGCCGCGCGGGCCAGAGACGTGCGTCCAACCGCTCTGACAACGGAGTAATACCCCACGCCCCATTTACGGCGAAAGTCGGCGGTCATTTCCGCCAGAGCCACCCTGTCTCCGTACCTGCCAGATGCATCCGTCTCCATCTCCAGCTCAGACAGGACGTAGGCGTCCGCAAGGCACTCCGCGCGGTATTTCATGCCTCTCTCTCTTCTCTCTGTGGGGATTCAGGGACCGCCGCTTGGACGGCCCCTCGTCCGCCCTCCGGTTCAGCCGTACGACTCCGTCAGGTCTACTTGGCGGGCGCCTCTTCCGCGCTATCCCAAACGAAGCGCACACGGGCCACGTTGTCCGACGCGAAGTAAACTCCCTCTCGCGTGACATGCTTGCACCCCTGCTGCATCCGGAAGGGGCCGTACCCGCTTTGCGTGTAGGGCGTACCGCAGCAGGGGCACGCGGCGGTGTAGCTGATTCCGTGCAGCGTGGCGCGGACGTTCTGAGAGATGGCGGCCATTGATCGTATTTTCCGTGGCTTGGGTTCAGGGGCCGCGCAGCGTGCGCGCCCTTCGATTTCCAAGCTAAACGGGTCTCAACCACTTGTCAAGTGCGGGGCCGCCGGTTCTACTTCTACGGCGGGACAGGGCAACCCTTTCTCAGCAGCGAGACGCAACGCACGGGCCCTGCATGCGTGCAGGTCCGGGCCGCTTGTGCCGCCGATTAGCTTGCGTCCGTCCGTACCGAAGACCTGAAAGACGTAACTACACGTCCGGCGGGCGTTCGGCCCTACAATCCCCGTTGGCGGAGGAAAGGGCCCGCGAATCACTACGCGCCCGTGCATGGTCAGTCGTCTCCAGTGTAGGGAGTGGAAGGGCCGCCATTCGGCCCTTCCCCGGTCCTCAAAGGCCGCTACGCGGCCAGCGTGCGGCAGGCGCGGTTCCACGCGTTGCGCACGGCCAGCTTGGCGCCGTCCCTGAAAGCACGCTCCCTCTGGTGGAAGGCGTGCGCGTACACGTCCGCGCGGTCCGCGTCGGACAGGCCGGAGCGGAAGATATCGAATGCGAGCCACCCGGCCCGGTTCGCCACCATGTTCCGGACGTGCGCCCGCAGGGCCGCGCGGCGCGCCATCTCGGCGGCCTCCCGCTCCCGCAGGATAACGGCCGTGGCCCGGAACAGGCGCACCGCGTATGCGGCGGCCGTCAAGTTCTCCGGATTGACGTGCGCCGTCTCCAGATACGCAGCGGCGCCGTCAAGCTGGTCCGCAGTCGCCTTGCCCTGCTCCGCCATCTTGAGGATTTCCAGCGCCGCGCGGAGGTTCGCAATGCTGCGGCGGATGCTGTTGGGGATGCGCGCCTTCGCGTCCAGATGACCATTCGGGTTTTCCATCCCGCACAGCATGGTCTCCAGATTCTCGCGCGTCTGCGTCCGGGCCAGCTTGGCGGCGTGCTCCACGTTCGCCAGCGTCAGGCACTCGGCCGGGGTGGGGAGCGCGAAGGCGGCGGTGTTGGCAGTCATTGATCGGAGCCTTTCCCTGTACTGTTCCAGTCCGTCGCGCGCCGTGGTGCGTGCGACTTGAGTAGAATAGTATACGGGTCAGAAAAGCTTGTCAAGGGGCGTGCGCAAACTTCCGCTGCCCCTCAGTCTTGTCCGCGTACACGCAGGGCGCCCGGTGATAAAACGTCATCCCAAATAGCTCCCAGCACACCGGGCACTGCTCCCGCGCGTCTGGTGCATCCCCTGCCATGCTGGTGCCTTTCTTCCACGCGGGGATACCCATCCCCGTCTCCCGGTCGCGCGGCCAGCTTTCCGGACTCACAGGTCCTCCGGCGCGCTGGTGTACCCTCCGCAGGCGCCACACTGCAACCCCTTGGCGATAGGCACTCCCGGCCGCGCCCGCTTGAGCGTCGGGTATCCGGTCCCCTCGCACACCGGACACACGGGGTACCCGATGCGCTGGACGTGCTTCCGCGCGCGTGCCGCGTACTGGGGCAGCACTTCCACGAAGGACGGCCCGTCGCCGGGAGAGGTGACAAGGTTCGGCACCTTGTGGCATTCGTCCAGCTTCCGCCCGATTTCCGAAGCGGCCATCCAATGGCCCCGGAAAACGATGACCGCGTTGCGGGTCTGCATTTGATCGTGTCTCCGTTGAAAGCGCGGGGGTGCGAGGGGCCGCAGGGGTGCGGCCCCTCTGGTGTGGTCCTCAGCCGCGCAGAGCGGCGCGGGTTGCGGGAGCGTTCACGTCCCACATGGACAAGCTCCCCTGTCGCGTGTTGTGGTTCCACCACGAGGCGTCAATGCAGTAGGCGCCGGTGGACGCGTACTGAGTGCCGCGCAGCAGCTCCCCCAACTTCTCTCGCGCATCCTTGGGGCCGTACACCGCTACCGTCACCCGCGCCAGTTCGTCCACGTAGGAGCCGCCCCGGCCGGTGATGGGCGTGACCCCGTAGTCGCTCCAGACGTACAACGTGGCCGTGTGCGTGCGGCCGGTCTCCCGGTTGCTCGTCTCTTCCGTGGTGTCGTTGCGGACGGTCATTGATCGGTGCTCCGTGCCTGGGTGCCTGTCCGCCGCGTCGTGCAGCGAACGTGCACCCAAGTTATACGGGTCACTACCCCTTGTCAAGGGGTTAGTAGTCCTCCCCTGCGGGAAGGTTCACGTCTCCCCCGCACGAGCGGTCTTTCTCCCCGCCCGTGGCGTGAAAGAGGCAGCACGATTTGAGCACGAGGCGCACCTCCGGTGACGCCGGGTCCAGAGACTCACCGTACACCTGCGGCGCGTCGGTTCCCTGCCCCAGTTCCGGGTCCTCTTGCATGTTGGTCCACCGGCGGCCACAGCCGCACGCGGCGTTGTCGCGGCACCAGTCATTGAAGTCCAGCCCGGACCGCTCGTCCGCTTCCTCTGCGGTGGCGGCTTCGACACTCACGTAGCGCGGCCCCTTGAACTTGCCCCCCACGTTGTTCTGGCGGTAGGTGTAGAACGGCATTGATCGGTGCTTTCGTCAGGGTGTAGGGAGCACGCGCATCGGGCTCCCCTGAACAGCCTTACTCGCCGCGTGCCCGGCAATGTCCCTTGTGACCGGAGCGCCGTACACAGGTTCCCGCGATTCCGGAGCACTTCGGTGTACGCACGCGGGGCCGCTTGTAAAGCCGCTTGAGCAGGCTAGCGGCCTGCGTGTCTCCCTGCTGCGGGTCCCGTCCGGGCTCCGTGTACCACGACACCGCGTCCCGCAGGGCGAAGGTGCTGTCCGCCAGCGATTCGGCGGCCTGTGCCGCATCCGTGTGTCCAAGCGCGCGGAGCTTGCGCGCCACGCTGGACAGCAGGTTGTAGGCATGGTTGGCGTCCATCATCGCGGCGTTGGCCGTGTCGTTCGTCCGTGCCATTGATCGGTATCCGGGTTCCGGGTCTCCAGCGAGGGGCGCCGCGTGCACCCCTCTGGACAGACAAGCTAAACGGGTCTCCGTCGCTTGTCAAGGGACGCGTTTCAGGCGGCCACCGGGAGCGTGGGCGCGCTGCTCTTGCCGGGCCGCTCCCCGAACAAGTCATACTGAGGGGACAACTCCCCCACGTTGTGCAGGTTCCGCCACGTCACCCACGTCACCGCCTGCATCTGCGAGGGCGCCACGCCAACCGCGCGGGCGGCCTCTGCGTACGCATCCGCAACCGTCTGGTACAGCTTGGGAGACAGCTTCGGTGTTTTCGCGAGAGGGCGCCGCTCCCCAAGCCAGATACCGTAGGCGTGCCCGTCCACAACGACATGGGCGCACGCGGAGTGCGGGTCAAGGATGTTCCGCCAGAACGCGCGGGTCTTAAGCGAGGTGTTCTTACCGAACGCCTCCGCCGGAGTCAGGGCGCCCGTAAGAATCGCCCACGCCTTGCGCTTGTTCGCGTTGTAGGTGGAGACGGTGAAGTCCGCCAGCTTCCCGCCCGCCATGAACACCGACAACATCTTGTCCGCGTCGCGCACGTTCGTGGCCCATGCGTTGGACGGGGACAGGGCCGAGAGGACGGCGGCAACCGCCTCAAGCGTCACCCCGCGCCCGTGCACCGGGTCAGTCTGGCCCGCGTGTGCGTTCGCCAGAGCACGCGCGATCATGTGCGCGGTAGTGTACCACGTCATCCCGTAGTCCGTCTCCACCGGCCCGGCCGCGTAGTAGACGGAGAGGATGTTGCGCGCGCCGCTGGACAGGTCGCGAGCCGCCGCGTTCGCCGTGCTGGTCATTGATCGTGCTTCCCTTGGGTGCGAGGCGCCCTGCCTTGTGCGTGCGCCCTTCGACAATCAACGTATACGGGTCAGTTCCACTTGTCAAGGGGTACCGGATACAAGGTCTCAAAGCACAGGGCGCCCACGCACTTGGCGTGGTCCAGCTTGAACACCGCCTGTGCGCTTCCGGTAAGAACGTGGGACGCGGGAACCTGATACACGTTCACGCGGAGCGTTGGAACCTCTTCAACGCACCTGCGCCGCTCCTGCGCGCAGTCAAACCAGCGCTGTAGCGCATCCACGCTGCGGAAGCCGAAATAGTACTGCCGTTGTTCTTCCCAAGGCAGGTCACCCCACAGCTTGTCCCCTAGCCCGTCCTCGTACGGGCCGGGCCGGTGCTCGGCCGCCGTCCCGTCAAGCACGCTTGTCGTGTAGTACACGCCCGTTCGGCGCTCTGCGCATTCGACACGGTAGATGGTAAGGTACCCGCGCGGCATGGCTCGTTCTCGCGTTCGCTGGTTCACTGTGTGCCCGGCCCCCGTCAGGATATAAGGGGCATGGACACTTGTCAAGGGATAGGCGGATGCACAAAGGCGTCCGGCAAGTCCACCAGCTTTTGCGGTGCGAAGGGCCGCTCCGACAGAGGCACGTAGTCCGCGTCTCCCTTGCGCGGCAGGCTTCCGTCCGGGCGCCGCAGGTGGGCGCCGTAGTTCACCCATGAATTTTGCGCGCGCGTCTCGATAGCAAGCGCGAGACGCGCCTCTCTGGAGAACATCCGGGCGTGCGCAATCCACGCGTTGTGCTCCCCGCGCGGGCCGAACTCAAACCCTTCCGCCGCGTGGCCGAAAGCGTCGTGTACAGCCCGGAAAACGTCGTTCAGCAGCAGCGGCACCCCGTCTACCGTAACCCCGGCTGAGGCGAGCAACGGATGGGCGGCCCTGTCTGAGGCGTCCCCCGTCTCTCCGAACGCGCCCGCCGTAGGCAGGAAGTACAGCCGCCGGTTCTCGCGCACGTCCGCCAGCATGGCGGCAGAGTTGGCGTAGGGTTCCCCTTCGCCCTGAAAGGGGCGCATCTCTAGTCCGAACGCGCGGAGTACGTCCCATTGGTGCAGCAGCTCCCGCGCGAGTGCGGCGTAGCTGCGTTGGATGCGCGGGAGCTGCGGCGTGTGCGGCAGCGTCTCGAACAAGTCCGCCAGATAGCGCGCCTGCTGTTCCGGAACGGCCACGTAGGGATTGCACCGGATGTACTCGCGCAGGTTGAACCGGCGCCAGTTCTGGCGCGCGTACTCGCTGGCCGCGTCCCTCAGCCACTTAACCCCGTTTCGCATTGCTCTTGCCTTCGCGCCGTGAGTGTGCGGGCCGCCGTGTGCGGCTCGTGTGCAGTCAAGCTATACGGGTCAGGAATACTTGTCAAGGGCCACGCGACGGAGCGCGCGACGCAGTATGTTCGGCGGGAGCGGGTGGGGTGCGCCGGGAATGCGGCGCTTGAAGTCGTACGCCTTGTTCCGTCCGATAGAAGCGGCCAGACGAGCGCGTGCCGACAGCGCTACACGGGCGGCGGCCGGGTCAAGGATATTGAGGGCGCGCCGGACGATGTTGTCTGTCTGCACAGTGTCCACCCGCAGGCGGACGCTGCGCGCGCTGTGGATGCGGTCAAAGCGGGCCCAGTTCATGGCTACGCTCCTTCGTAAGAAGTTGACGGGCGGCTACGCGGCGTAGGTGCGCGGCGCGTGCTTGGGCCACTCCAGCGCCACCAGAGGCAGCACGTCCAACCGGTCTACTTCGTAAAACAGCGAAACCAGCACGGCCAGCTTGAACTGGCGTTCGTTCCACTCCAGCAGCGTGCGCGGGGCGCCCTTGCGGCGCACGTCCGACGCCACGAGACCCGGCAGAATCTCCCGCCAGTCCGGCGCGCCTGCGGTCTTGATCGTGACCGCGTTGCCCCGCATCCGGCCCAAAATGGCTTTGAACATTGGTTGTTCCTCCCGGTTTGAAGTGGTGGCCCCGTCGCTATCGCGCCGGTAGCGTACCGGTACATTAACCGTGTCGCCCGGACTTGTCAAGGGGTGCAGGTTGCGGCCGTCGTCCCTTGACAAATTTCGGTGACCCGTATACGTTCCTCCCCGTTCGGCAATCGCGCCGGGCGGCACTTCACACGACTGGGGGGAAAGCGAGGAAGCATGGTTGTTCGCTACGCGGTGGCGAACGTGGCACCGGAGACGGTAGCGGCGCGCGGACAGGCGGCCGGGCTGGCGGGGTCAGTCTCGCAGGGGTTCGGGTTCGGCACGTGGGGGATGGAGCCGACGACGTTCCTTGAGTTCGGCGGGGTGCCTCTGGAGACGGCGGATGCGTTCGTAAGAGCGCTTCTGCGGGAGCACAGCGAAGTATGCGCCTACCGGACGGTAAACGGCGCCGCGCCCTCGCTGGTGTACGCGGAAGAGGGTCACGTGGAAGAACTGGCGTAAACTGAATGCCCACGGGGTGGACACACCAAACGGGGCGGGGCCGTGAAATCGGCTCCGCCCCTTTTCGCGCCCGTGAAATCTGGCTGGCGCGCCGTATGAAGCTGGCGGTATGAAGCTGGCGGCCACGAACCGAGCCGCTGGCTATGAAGCTGGCTACGAATCCGTATGAAGCTGGCGGTATGAAGCTAGGAACGGGGCGCCGCTCTATGAAGCTGGCGCCCCTGTTGTATGAAGCTGGCTCAGGTCTCGGAGCCGAGATGTAGTAGCCGCTGCGCGCGGTACCACAGTTCGTCGGCTTCCCGCATGGCTTCGGCGGCTCGCTGCGTCAGGCTTTCGGCCTCTTGGCGCTTGCGGTCCGCGTCGTCCGTGAGACGTGCCACGCGGGCCGCGCGGATGTGCTCCTGCGTGACGAGGGCGAACGCCGCGTCTGCGAGGTCCTGCGTTACCGCCTTCCGCACACCCTCCGGAATCTCGTTGCGGCGGTCCGTGCGCACTACGCCGTAGCCTGCGTACCGTAGGTACCACGCGTGCGGGACAACGGGTTGCCCGGTCTCGGGGTCACGCTGAGGGTAGCGGGTGAACGAGGCGTCCACCCGTAGCGGGACGCGGTTGATGGTGGCCTTACCGCTGATGATGAACAGCCGCTCTTCCCGCGCGTGCACCCCGTTGCGACGCTGCTCTTCCTCACTGGGCGTCGGGTCCAACACCGTCACGGTGAACGGGCCGTACTTGGTATCGAGAGTAAAGGTCGGGTAGTCGGCCATGATCGCCCCCAGGTTGGTAAAGGTCCGGGCGGTGAAGTGCCGCCCGGCTTGTACATGGCCTAATCTAAAGGGGTCAGTGGTGTTTGTCAAGGGGCGGGGTTCATCCCCCTCCCGACACCGCGTAACCCACGGGGGCGCTGGTGAAGTCGTACACGCTCGTAGGCGGCCCGTCCACGTCGCGCGGAGTACTCGTATCCTTGGCCTTTCACCAGTCGCCGTGCTTGCGCCTCGCTATGGGCGAGGGCGAAGGCGATTCCACACGAGTAGTCGCAGAACACGTTTTCCCACACGTAGAGCCGCAGGCGTGTCCGCTGCTGCTTGCTCCCGCGTTCCTTTGGTGCGGTCCTTCGGAGAGACAGCATGGTGCGTCCTTTCCAGTACGTGGGCGCGGGCTACAGCCCGGCCGGGGAAAAGCTGGCGCATCCGCTTCCGGGCGGCGGTACGCGCGCCGTCAGGGGTGGGGGCGTGAACCACCACAGTCGTCCGCACCCCGTTCGTGAACATCACTGCCACTTCGTACCGGCGAGGGGCGGCCACTACTCGGCCACCGGGGCGAACGCCGCACACACCTTCTCCGCGTGCGCGCGGGCCTCGGCCAGCGCCTCGGCCTTGAGGTAATCGTAATGGCCGCTGGACCGGATGAAGTCGCGCTCGTTCTTGTACGAGCAGCCGCCCAGCGAGGAGCGTCCCAGCACGAGCCCGTCCACCACACATTCCACGGTTACGAGCGCCCAGGCCCACACGTCACCCGCGTCCAGTCGCCGGAGAATCCCGTTCTCTACGCGCCGGTCGTACGCGGGGTCCCCGGAGTCGATGATGTTGCCCCGTACCGGGATGTCTTCCTGCTCCACGCGGATGCGGTACTCGATCATGGCGGCGGCTCCCTCGTGTTAGTGTTGTTTGTGAACACGTAGGGAATTTAATCGGGTCGGGGTGATTTGTCAAGGGGTAAAGAACGAGCGCCCGGCCGGGTAGACGGGGCGCTCGAAAGTTCAGTTCGGATTGTGCACCCAGTATACCGCGATTCCGCTGATTCGCGGGTCCAGCACCGGGTGCACGAAGGTCAGGTCATCTCGGAGCTGGCCGAATGCGTCGTTGGCGTCCTCGCCGTACGCGGTCACACCGTAGATGTAGTCCGGCCCGTCCACCACGTACGCTTCGTACCGCTCGTCCGGCAGGTCGGTACGCGGGTTGAACTCCGCGTTCTCTCGGGTCTCGATGACGACGCGCATGGCTCAGTCCTCCACACGGGGGAACACCTCGAAATCGCCGTAGAAGCACCCGTTATAGGGCAGAAGGTCTTCCACGAAGTCCAGTCGCTCCGTGCGGCCGTCCGGGTGCGTCAAGGTCACGCCCTGTGGGTCGATGAAGACCGCGCGGAGAGCGACCGGCAGTCCGGACTCGCCCCAGTCCTCCATGTCCTCTTCCACCGTGGCCCGGCCGTGCAGCGGCAGGAAGGTCAGGTCGCCGTCGATGCTGTAGTGCGTCGGGACGAAGCCGAGGCCGAGCTTTTCCCGGTCCGCCGGGAAGGCCAAGTCATACGCAGTGTTGGCGCTCCCGAGCCAGAACGCCGAGTTGTAGGTGACGTGCAGGTAGATGCCGTCCAGCTCGGCGGTCTGCGGGGCAGTGATGTGCAGCTTCATCGGTCGTGCCTTTCTGATCGGGTGTGCTTCCCTTGTTTCAACCTGCCCTGAACTTAATAGGGTCAGACTGGTTTGTCAAGGGGCCGAGAAGAGGACTCCCCGGCCGCCAGACTAAATCGCGTGGTCCGGTCTATCTCTTCCCTGGCCCCGTGCGCGGGCTTCCTTCGTATGAATCCTGCGCTGCGTATGAAGCTGGCGCGTGCTATGAAGCTGAGGCGGCCTCCAGTTCGTCCACGTCGTTGACCGCCGGGCCCTCGTGGAAGACCAGCCACGCACCGTTGTCAAATCGAACGTGGTACTCGGCGCAGACTCCGTCCTGTGCGCCCGGCGGGACGTGGCCGTAGGTGATACGGTGCTCCACCATGCCCAACGTGCCTGCCGGGGTCACGCGGCGCACGTCGTTCTCGTCGTGGTCCACCTGCTCCACCCGCGTCTGTACGCGGTCGCCCTCGTTGAAGCGATGCACTGTGCAGCCTTTCGTTTGTGGGTGACCGCGCGCGGTCCACTTGCTTTGCTACGCGTGCTGCGCAGGGTATTTGCCCGTCGTGCGGATGACCAGCATCCGGCATCTGCTGCACGTCACCTCGCCCAGTACCAGAGTCAGACGCGGCTTGAGTCCCTCCGTCGCGCAGGCGGGGACCACAAGGGCCGTCCCGTTCAGCAGGACGGAGGTGTCGTACTCCTTCGTGGCCGCGTTGAATGGGAGCGCGGCGGCGAGGTGAACCCTCTTCTCGGCGGCGGCCATCACTTCCCCTCCGCGTACAGGTACTCTTCGCCGTTGACGAGGTCCAGCTCCTTGGCAAGGGGCAGGGCTTCGGGGGAGTCGTCCGGCAGGGCCAGCAGCCGCCCCGCCTTGCGCAGGTAGTCCTGCTCCGCCTGCGTCAGGTCGCCGTAGTAACGGCCGCCAGTGAACGTCGCGATGGTGTCCAGCAGGCGGTCTTTCGCAACTACCACAGTGAGGTCGGCCATGTGCGTCCTTTCGTCGTGCGTGATCGGTTCAACGTGCCTTGAACATAATAGGGTCATGGTGATTTGTCAAGGGCACGACGAAGACGGCCCCCGGCCGGGCCGTTTTCTCAGGGGCGCCGGGTGAAGTCGAAGTCCGTGTCGTTCAGCTCCAGCCAAGCCTCGAATGCGGCGTCCTCGGTCTCTTCCTGCGTCCATGCGCTGATGAAGTTGGACCACGCGTCTTCGATACTGTCTCCCCCACCGGAAATGAGACTGTCGAAACACGGGCTGCTCAAGAAGCCTTCGGCGTCGTCGGCGGTGTCGTTGCTCACCTCTACGCGCCCGCCCGGCTTCACGTCGATGCGAAGAGGGCACCGGTTCCGCGTCACCCAGTCCTGAATCTCTTTCATACCCGTCCCTTTCTTACGATGGGTTGTAGGTGCGTATGAAGCTGGCGCTACTCGAAGACCCGCCAGCCCTCGTCAGGCTGGAGGTGAGCGAGGGCCGCCATCAGGTCCTCGCAGTCGAGGTGCAGCACCGTGGGCCGCGCCGGGACTGGGCGTAGGCTCGGGATGTACACGGCCAGCACGAAGCGCGCACCCCGGCGGCGGTTCTTACGCACGCTCGCCTCTCGCCCGTCCCGGAGGTTCACGGCGTGAAGGAGGGCGTCGGCGCTCATCCCAGGTCTCCGAACGGGCTGGAGAACTCGCCGGGGACGGAGGCCAGAGGAGAGTTGGCGGGCAGGCGCAAGACGTGGGTCTTGCGGTACTCCTCGTCCCACCCGCCGATGAAGTCGCGGACGGGTTCGGGAATAGGCACGTCGCCGCTCGAATCAATCAGCAGGACTTCCACGCTACCGACCGTCATGATGTGCGCGTCGGCGGTAGGTACTTGCTCGCACAGGTAGTGGTAGACCGGGCAGTTGGAGCCGGAGTTGGTGCCGCGCAGGAAGCCACCCTGCTCCAGCGCGACCCGGATGTCGGCGGGGGTGCCGTAGGCGGACAGCTCGTTCAAGGCGCGCTCGATGCCGCTGCGGACGGTCTGCTCGTTAGTCGCCGTCTCGTAAGTGGTCGTCATGCCGGGATGCCTTTCTGCGGCCGGGCCGCTCGGCGGTTCTGAATGACTTCTTCATCCCATCCGCGCACGAAGTCTGTGACGTTATTCGGTAGAGGCAACACAGTGTACCACGGCTGTCCTTGTCTCTCCAGTTCGTAGCGCGTGAGTTGAACTCCGGCGTGGGCATTGACAAGCACGTCCACCCGGCGGTCGTTAATCACCGCCCGAAGGTAGTGCGCCAGCGGGCAATTTCTCTGGTGCGCTCTACCGTAGAGGTAGCCACCGGCCTCCATCTTGGCCCGGATATCCGCTGCCGTACCGGTTAGGCGAGACAGAGCTTCTTCCGCGACGCTCTTTGCGTGTTCAAGCGTTGTGTCCACTGCGGTCGTGCCTTTCTGCGGTTCGTCAGGTCAACGTGTGCTTAATTTAATAGGGTCGTTGACGCTTGTCAAGGGTGCTGTGCCGTGCACCACACCGTGTCCCACGTCTTCCCTGCCCCGGCGGCGAGCTTGCGGGCGATGCTGACCGCGTGCTCTTCGCTCAAGGCGAAGTGAGAGGAGGACCAGACCTCCACTCCCAGTCGCGTGAGCCGGACCGCGTAGCGGTCCATGCAGGCGGCGGGCATCAGCAGCGCACCTTCGTCGGATACTGGTTGTAGAAAGCCACCTCCGCGCGGCCGAGGTCGGTCAAGGTGACGCGCCCGTTCTTGGCTACGTGCAGGAGACCTTCTCCTTCCAAGCGGTCGAGAAGACGCTGCGGCGGCCTCGTGCTGTTCTTCGCCACGGCGCGCAGCGCGGCAAGCCTGTCGTGAGGAATACCGAGAATGGGCTTCGCCTGCGGGCGGAAGTGTCTGCCGCGTTCGTAATTTCTCATCCGTGTTCGTCAGCTCGGGTGCGTCGGTGAACAGGCACCTAACATAATGGGGTCATAAGAATTTGTCAAGGGCGGTCTTACAGCTCCAGCAGGGTGCTCTCCACAAGCGATACCACGTGCGCTATGCCATCATCCGTCTCGCCGCCCGACTCCATCATCTGGTCGGCCTCGAATTCCGTCAGCAGCTTCAACAGCAACGTGTAACGCCCGACCGTGTCGGTTGGCAGCGTCTCGGGCGCGGTCGGGTTCTCCGGCGACAGTTCCTCGTTCACGCCCGGCAGACGCAGGGCGATGGCCTGTAACAGGTTGAACGCCTCGTCGCTTTTGCTTGCTTGCACCCGGAGGTGAAGCCAGACGGTATCCCACCCTGCGAACGGGTTGTTGGGGCCTGCCTCACTTGCGGGGTCGTCTGGACGAAAGAGGTCGATAGAGCCCAGCTTGTCCCCGAACATATCCGGAATGACCTGCTCGCGTACGATGGGCATAAGCAGTGAGGGCCGGGTGTTCGCCCGGCCCCGTGAAGGTGATTCTTACGAACCGGCGGAGATGGCCTCGGCCGCCCGCTCCAGCGTGGCTTGCTGCGTGTCGTGGTCGGTGCTCGCCGTGTCCGGCAGCGCGTCCGGCGCCTCGGCGGGGGACGTACCTCTCGGCAGCTTCGTCACCTTCTCCGCGCCGCGCGGCCCCGGCTCGTTCTCGGACCCCTTGCGGGAGACCTCCAGCACCTTGTCCAGCGGGGTGTTCACCGGCACCTGCACCATCTTCGCCGTGCAGTTGCCGTATCGGTCGGTTACCGCCGGGCCCCGTCCCCACTTCTGAACGACCTTGGCGTCCCCCGTCTTGCGGTCGCGGCGCTGCACCAGCAGCACGAGGTTCTGGCTCCCGAAGGTGTACCCGGCGCGGATGGACTGCTCTGCTTCTGCCTCGGTCAGGAACGAACGGGCGCCCTGCCGCAGGATATCGTACCCCGTGCCCCAAAACGGGTCACCGCCGTCTAGGGCCATCACGTCGTACACGTACTTGCCGTTCAGGTCCAAACCCCGCAGCACCTCTTCGAAGTAGGCGACGAACTCCTCCATCTTCGCCCCGCGCTCGCGCAACGCGTCAGGCACGGCGCGGGCACCGGGAACGACGCGGGTACCTCCATTGTTGGCGTGCTCCAGCAGTTGGTACGAGACTCGGAACTGCCCCGGAATCCCGTCCACCACCACCTCGAAGGGGTAGTGCTGCTTCCGCCCCGCCACGGCCCGCACGGGCGGGTACTGCGACACCACGTAGCCGGGCAGTCCGTCGTGGGCGGGCACGCTGCGGGCGTTCGTCTGGTTGAGCTGGTCCTCGTCGGAGATGGCGATGAGAACGGCCTCGTGAAGCTCGTTGTACGCCTGAATCCGTGCGACCCACGTCTCGTACGTGGTCACCGCCGTGTGCCACGTTGCGCGCGCGGCGACCACGTCCGGATGCTCCTCCGGCTCCTCAGCATCCTTGTCGCTGCACGGGGAGCCCGGTGCGGGCTTGGGGTGGTTCACCCGGTGTGCTTCCTGCGCGGCGTAGTACGCGCGCCGCGCCGCGTCTACCGCGTGGGACGCCTCGGAGGCTCCCCCTCTCTTGGGAAGGCGCTCGACCTCTGCCGCGAACTCGTCGCGCAGGGTCTCCAGCGACTCGCCCAGGTCCACGCGCGTCTGCACCTCGGAGAAGATGCGCAGTCGCGTGCCCTCTTCGACGGAAGGCACGCCTGCGCGCGCCGTGATGTGGCGACGCGTCTGCGCCACCAACTTCTTCACCTTGTCCTTGAAGTAGTCCCGCCCGAGCTTCGGACCCTTGCGCGTCGTCGCCATCGTACAGCCTTTCGTCGTCGTGGTCGTTCCGAGTGATCGCTCTCGAATGTAACCGGGTCACAACGTTTTGTCAAGGGAGACCAGAGAGAGGGGCGGAAGTTACTCTCCCGCCCCTCTCTTCCCCGGTCACACCGCGTCGGTCACGACTTCGTAGTCGGCTTCCTGCGCATCCTCGCTCGGCTCCGGCGCGGCCACCAGCAGTCCCGTCACCGTGGTCTCGGGCGCCGCGAGGCGCGCCACGACCGCGTCCCACGCGTCACTGCGGAAGACCTTCTCCAGCACCGCCACTTCCTCCAGCGTGGTCCGGATGGCCTCTTCGATGCTCCGGACCAGCTCGACCGGGTAGCCGCTCTTCATAAGGCTACTGCTGATGTTGAGCAGGTAGCGCAGGCCGGAGATGCTCTCCCGGCCATTCCGCGACCCGTAGCCCGAGGTCTTCCCGGTCAGGTCCAGTACAGAGCGCCAGTAGGCGGGGTGGGTCAGCGGGGAGAAGTCAAAGCCGTCGAAGTTGGACAGCATGCGCTGCCGCTCCTCGGCTTCGGCCTGCGCCTGCGCCAGACGCTCGGCTTGCTGCTTGGCGAGCTTGAGGCGTTCGCGCACGGCCTCCACCAGCCCTCGGATGCCGCCGACCACGTAGAGGTTGACGCGTTCCTGCGCGTTGGCGCGCGTGGCGATGACCACGTGGTTCCCGATGCCCTCCTTGCGGCCCACGTCCAGAACCAGTCCGAGGCCCCACAGCGCGTCCTCGTACGGGGTCTTCACCTTCTTGCCCTCGTGGGGTTCGATGGCCGCGAGCACGCTGGTCAGCCACTCCACGTCCGCGTTCTTGCCGGAGAGCAGCTGTCCCCGGCCGTCATAGGCACCGGGATTCTGCCGCTGCGCGTCGGCACGCAGGGCGGGCAGCGTCTCGAAGAAGAAGACGTACAGGGGCACGTCGAGGCCGTTGTGCGGAACGGTGGGGAGGGTCAGCTCGGTCGTCATGCGTGGAGCCTTTCGTTGCGTGGTCGTCAGGGTTGTTCGTCTCAGCCGTTCTTGGCGAATTCTCGCCACGTCTCGGCCTCGCGGAAGCCGATGTCCAGCAGGCGGCCGTTCTCGTACACGCCTTCGTCGCGGACGAAGTTCCAGACGCCGTGGGCGCGGACGTACACGGCACCGGTGGCGGTGTGGCGTGCGAAGGAGAACTGCGGCACGCCCCCGATGGAGATGGGGGAGGTGTACCCGGCCGCCACGGCGGCCGTGGTGCGCTCGGTCGTCGGCGCGGCGCTCACCAGCTTGCCGGGGTACGGGCTGGCGGCCGTCACCGGCGTGCTCAGGCCGACGTACTCGGTCGAGCGCTCGGCGGACGCAGCGCGGCCGTAGGGCAGACCGAAGTTGGTGGGCTTGGCGAACGTCCGCTGCGAGGCGGTACGAAGCTCGGGGTCGTTGAAGCCGCGCGAGTTGGTCGAGTCGATGCACATGGTCTTGCCTTTCGTCGTCGTCGTGGTCAGCGGGCGAACGTTCGTAAGATAATCGGGTCTTACGAATTTGTCAAGGGTTCATACGACGATGCGCCGAGGCTTCTTGCGGCCGAACAGGTACTCCCGCCAGCTCATCCCCGAAGGTTTCGGCAACGCGCGGAGCTTCACCCGGTTGGTGCCGTGGACGTGGTGCCGCTTCACGTAGGCGCCAGAGCACATGGTGCAGAGGTGCTTGGTCTCCACCAGCTTACCTGCGTTGAAGAGGCAAGCCTCCATCGTGGCCTCGCCGCCGGGGCACCCGCCGAGCGGTCGAAAGCGTCCTGTGAACGGTTGGTCGTTATCACACCTCACGCGCGGCCTCCGAGAGTGGGTCATACGGGTTCACGAGGTTAGCCACCGGTCGGGGGCCCACCATTGCCCCAGTTCATAGCACCGGTACACTTCTTTCCAAGTGGCCCACTCCAACCACCTTGTTTGGGCGCCGATGGTTTTCGGCCACCAGAGGAAGCGCTTGACGTACCGCGTAGCTCCGCAGTGTGGTCTCGTCCACCTCATGCGCCCTCCTCTGCAAGAAGGCTCAGTACATCGTCATCCGAGATGAGCCCGTCGCGGAGGGTCGTGCGCAGGACCAGCAGCACGTCCTCCCGGTCCAGCGTGCAGGGGTTTCCGAAGCTGTTCTCCAGCCGGATGAAGTCTGCATTCGATTGTTCTACGGTCACTTGGCCTCCGGGGTGACGGTCAGGTCGTTGGGTGCGGCCAGCGTGAAATCGCCACAGATGCGCTCCACGTCCCCCAGCGCGTCGTGGATAAGCGCCAGCCCCGGCGTCGTCGGCAGCGGGAGGTTGAGGGCATGCCCGAGCTTCCCCTCCCATTGAGCGTACCAGTCGCCGCGCCTGACTTCCCACCCGCTAAAGTCCTCCCGCTGCCAGAACTGGACGGGACGACCGTCGAGGTCCACGTAGTAGGAGCCCATGCCGAATAAGATGCGCAGGCGGCGCTTCGGGTAGTGCTTGCGGAATTCGGCCGCCATAAGCGCCAGCCGCTCGTCAGCCAAGGCGCCCAGTTGCTCGGCCTGCCGCCGGTTGAACTCCTCCTGCAATCGCTCCGCTCGGTCTACCAACGCGGCGGCGGTGGGGAGGGAACGGCGCTTGCCGGGTTCGGCACGGGAATCACCCACCGGACCGTCGTACAGCACGCGCGAGGCCCCCGCGCCCTCCCACGGTTCCAGCGACACCCGCGCCACATCCAGACCGGTCGCCTTGTCGTGTGTTAGACGTACCTGCACCGACCCCTGCGCGCTGGCCGCGTTCGTGACAAGACCGGAGGCGGCCGTCCCGGTGGCGGTCTGCTCCTTCTTACCGCCGCCCTGCACGGTGCCGAAAAATTGCGCCATGTTACTCCTCGTCCACGTAGCAGTAGAAGCAGCGGCACCACGGGTCGTGTTTCTCGTCGTAAGCAGCAGCGTCCCAGTAGTCGAAGCCGTATTCGTCAACCGCCAAACCCAGGGTGGCTTCGTCGTATCCGCGTCGGTAAAAACCGAAGTCCATCTCCGCCGGGTCGTACGAGCAGTACAGCGGGCGGCGGAACTCCTTGTCGTCCTTGCCCGCTTCGTAGCCGCTGCGCTGCGGGTCGTACGTCAGGTCGTAATTCATTCTATTCACCCTTCCGGAGGCTCCAGAGCGTCCCACGCGTCCCCTGCTCCGTACGCGCGGAAGTGCAGGAAGTGCTTCTGGTCGCGTGGACGGAAGTAGACCGTATGGACTGTCTTCCACTCATCCCCGCAACGGTACACCTCCACCATCTCTGAGATGTCCGGCGTCTCGGTGGTCGCGGTGTCCGTAAGGCGTTGCAGCGGCTGGTTCATGCGGCCCTCGCGTACACGTCGTGGCGCAGCGTGCGGTGCGCGTCCTTCGCCTCGTTGACGTACACGGTCGCCAGCTTGCCGTCCTTCGTGAACGACACGCACAGGTCGTGGAGACTGTCGCCCGAGGGGAACCGGAGCAGCGCCTTCTCGAACACGCCGTCGTCGGTGGTCGTCACCTCGATGACCTCGGCCTGCTGGAACGGGATGCGCTCCGGCAGAGTCACGCCCCACCCGAACTCGACGCCACGCAGGCGCTCCTCGGCATGCTTCGTCAGGGTGTACCGGCCGTTCGTACGAACCACCGCCGACAGCGCTGCGTCGCGCAGCTTCGCGGGCAGGTGGATGTCCTTGTGGAACTTGACCTCGGCCCTCTTCGGAATGATCGTGCGCATCGTCGTGTCTCCCCGGTTGCGAAGTGTCCCGGTACTGTACCGGTAGCGGTGGTCCGAGAAGAGCCGCCCGCGCGACCGGGCGGCTCCCCTCCTCTTTTGGTCCCTCTGTCGCCCTATCGTCGTCTCTAGCGGGTGCGTCTCATCGTTTTGCTCCTCTCCTCGGTGGCCGGTTCAGTCGCCCCTGATTTGCTCGACCTGTCTAACCTAATAGCATCAGGCCGTTTTGTCAAGGGGTGTCGGTGTCAGCCCGCCTGCACCTCGGCCAGCAGGTCGTGAGCCTGCTGCTGGAGCTTCCTGGCCTCGTCGAACAGCGCGGCGGCCTTCTGGCGCTTCTGCTCGGCCAGCACGTCGCCCACGCTCTCCAGCAGCAGGCTCTCGTTGGCGCTGATGATGCTGGAGAGCAGCGCGGCCGGGCTCTGGCCCGCCATCTTCGCGGACTCGACGGTGCGGGCGGCGAGTTCGCCCTTCACGGTCACGCTCACGCTGCCCGAGGTAGGGCTGTACTTGAGTCCGGCCCCGCTCAGGGCCAGGTTGAGCGCGGCCAGCGTGTCGCCGTATACGCGTTTGATGTCCTTCACCTCCTCCTTCGTGAAGCTCGTCAGGTCTCCGAGCGTGAAGATGCCCACCTTCGCCAGCGAGCTGAGGGAGACCTTACCGAGCGACCGATAGCTGCCGTAGTAGTAGTGCCTGACGCGGAGGTCCGTGAGGCGGGTCTCGGCAGTCGGTGTGCCCTCGGCTACGAGCGCCGTGGGAGAGAGGGACAGCTTCACCAGCGTGGTGTTCTTCGCCATCGTGTTGCCTTTCATCGGCTGTGCGATGCGCCGCGCGGCCTCCGTGCACGCGGGCGCGGGGTGTGTCGTCCTACTGCGAGACCAGCCGCACCTCGGCGGTTACGGGCTGCACCCGCGTCTGGTAGGTAAGTCCGCCTCCGTTGAAGATGCTCTGCACGGTCCCGTTGTTGAGGTCCACGGCGAAGTGGTACAGTTCGCCGCCGGTGATGCCCACGCGGTATCCTTTCATGTGGAACGTGCCGTTCGCCTTGAGGTAGACCCTACCCTCGTACTCGAACGTGCCGTTGACGGGGATGCTGTCCAGCGGCACGCCAGTGCTCGCCCTCTCGTCTACTACCCTCATCGCCATCCTTTCGCCGTAGGTCACTCTCTTCTGCCGGACCTCAACCTAATAGGGTCCGTTAGTTTTGTCAAGGGGCGAACGCCGGGCCGTTCCAGAGTAGCTTGCCCGTCGTGTCCGCGACGGCGATGTGTGAATGACCGGTCTTGGAGGCGAGCGCTCTCGCGCGGCGCTTCGCCTTCTCCAGCACGGCGGGTCCGGCCGTAACGGAGTAGGTCTCCGTGGTCTCCCGCTGCGTTCCGCCGAACTTGGGCGTGTACGCGATGTACTCCACCGTGGTCGCCATCAGCGCCCCTTTCGCGCGGCCCTGCGCCCGGCCTTCTGCTGCTGGCGAGCTTTCTTCTTCGCGGCGCGCGTCTTGGCCGCGTCCGGCTTCTGGCGCGGGAGCAGGTGGGGCCCCGTCCGGGCGTGGCCGTTCTTGTCGTACTGCATGGCAAGGGCGGCGGCCAGGGGGAGGGCCATGCCGGGCAGCGTGCGGGTGTTCTGGTTCATCGGGTAATCCTCGTGTCTCTTGGGTGTGTTGATAGGGTTCGGCCGGGCCAACCCTCGACATCTTCGATGGCCCACATCCGGTCGGTATTCTTACGAACGTCGTCCATGCTCTCCCCGTCCGGCCCGTCGAGCGTGAACCAGCCGTACGCGAACGGGTCCTGCGCGCGGGCGATGAGACCCGCGCACTCCGTGCAGTAGTATGCCCGCATGTGGCGGTTCCACCAGCGCGCACCGCGTTGCTGGCATGCTTTGCGGTTGCAGGCGTGCTCGTTCATGTTCATCGCTTGGGATAGAAGCGCACCGTGTCCTTGGTCTCCGAGCCGACGATGTGGCACCCGCACCGGTTGGTGACTTTCACCGGGGTGCTCCACGTCTCCACCATCGTACGAATCGGGGCCCCGTCGCCGCCCAGGCACCCGTTAGGGCACGTGGCGAACTTCATGGACTTGGAGTACGGGTGGGGCGTCAGCTTCACCTCCGTTCCGTAGCTCATGCCGCCTCCTCCTCCTCCTCCCGCAGGCTCGCTTCGACGCGACGCCGGTTCGGCCCGGCGAAGGTGATGCAGAACGCTCCCTCGCCTGCGGCGGCGGCGATACGCTTCGTGCTGCCCTTCCGCACGTCTCCCGCCGCGTACACGCCGGGCATGGAGGTCTCCAGCATGTCCGGAGCGCGGTCATGGAAGACCTCGTAGGCGCTGCGGAAGTGGTCGGGCAGGTCGCCCCCGGTGAGGACGTAACCCTGCTCGTCGCACACGATGCCGTACGGGAGCCAGTCGGTGCGCGGCGCCGCGCCGATGAAGACCGACAGGGCGGCGGCCGGTTCCACCGTGACGAGGAGCCCGCCGTGCGTCGCGTAGTGCACGTGCGTCAGGTGGCGGTTCTCGTCGTACCCGCACCCGACCACCTCCGCCCCGACCACGACTTCGATGCGGGGGTTCTCGCGCACGCGCTTGTCGAGGTACGCAGCCAGCGTCGTGTTGCTCCGCACCAGCATCGTGACCTTCCCGGCGAACTGGGCGAGATGGCACGCTGCCTGTCCCGCCGAGTTGGCGCCGCCCACGATGAAGACGTGGTCTTCGCGGGTGAACGGCCGTTCGGGCATGGACCCGTAGTACACGCCGCGCCCGATGCAGTGGTCGAGGTCCGGCACGCCGAGCCGCTTGTACTCCACGCCGCAGGCGAGCACCACCGACGCGCAGGAGACCGACCGGCCGCCGGAGAGGGAGACTACGCGTACCCCGTTGGAGAGGGCGACGATGTCCGTCACGGTTTCGTTCACGAACTCGGTACCGAAGCGCGTGGCCTGCTGGTAGCCGTAGGTGGCGAGCTGCTCGCCCGAGATGCCGTGCGGGAACCCGAGGTAGTTCTCGATGAGAGCCGACTCCCCAGCCTGCCCGCCCACCTTCCCGCCGTTCACCACCAGTGTGCGGTGTCCCTCGGTGCTGCCGTACACGGCCGCCGAGAGGCCCGCCGGTCCTGCGCCCACGATGACGAGGTCGAAGTCGAGAGTCATCGTCTGGTGCCTTTCGTTCCAAGGATGCGTGACGTGTCGTACCTTCAACGTACCGGTAATGTAATGGGGTCACCGACTCTTGTCAAGGGGTCGTAAGAAGGAGGCGGGCTTGACCCGCCTCCTCGGTACGGCTCCCGGCGTTCTTACGCCTTGCCCGCAAGAACCAGCCGCTTGCCCTCGCGCAGCACCTTCACCAGCTCGTCGGCCACACGGGCGCGGATGTCGGTGATGTTGTTGACGTGCACCGACCGCGTGAAGTACTTGGACACGTCCGCCTTGATGCCGACGCCGACCACTTCGATGCCCGCCCTCTCCGCGCGTTCCAACAGGGTGAAAATGTACTCCTCGTGCACCTGCTTGGGTCCGTTTACCGACATCTCGGGGCGGCCGTCCGTCAGGAAGAAGAGCACCTTGCGCTTCTCCGGTCGCGCGCCCAGCCGCTCCAGCGCCACCCGCAGCCCCTCGGCCGTGGGCGTAGAGCCAGAAGCCGCCATCTTCCCGAGGCGCGCCAACACCTTGGGGTCGGTGTAGGCGTCCTTGAACTCCTTGTAGATGCGGTGTCGGGCCGTGTTGCGGCGGTACACGTTCGGGTTTGCCACGTAGCCGCCAGTCGTCCATCCCAGCATCTCGGTCGGAATGCCGAGGCGTCCCAGCGCTTCGTTAAAGACATAGGCCAGAGTTTTTACCACGTCGATGGACCCTGGCCCGAAGACGCCGCCCATCGACCCCGACTCGTCCCACGACAGACTGGCCGCCACGGAATCCGCCTCCTGTACGATGCGCCGCCGGAAGACGGACGACACGCCCGCCGGGACCTTGTGCAGCACCCTCTCGTCCACCTCGCCGCGCTCCCGGCCGCGCGTCATGCGCGGGGCGGGCATGGTCAGCGCCTGCCGGAGCTTCGTCTCCAGCACCTGTGCCGGGGCCTTGTAGGAGCTTGGCGAAAGCGGCTTGCCATCGCGGTGGTTCACCACGGAGACCGAGTCGCCGGTCGGGTCCCACGTGTACGTCGTGGCCTCTGAGCCATAGTGTTCGTGAAACTGCTGCCCGTCGAAGAGCGCGTCCACGATGTCGTCCAGCATGGACTGCTCGGTGTCGTGGTCGGTGTCCGCCTCATCGTCCAACGGCGGTTCACCGGGTTCTCCGAGTTCGTGCGAGTGCTCGCCGGACTGCCCGCTGGCCGGTCCCCTATCGTCGTGCGCACCGCCCCCGGCGTTGCCACCACCAGAGGCGTTGCTGCCCCCTTCGTTGGACGAATTACCGTCCTCCTCGAAGTCGTCCAGTCCGTCGTCCCACTCGTCCGAAAATTCGTCAGCCTCGTCGTCCTCTTCCCCTTCGTCTTCCTCTTCCCCGCCGCTGCCGCCACCACCGGACCTTTCGGGCACGTCGCTGTCGTCCTCACCGTCGAGCCCGTCGTGCTCTTCGGTGTCGTCCTCTCCCTCGTCCGCCTCGTCGTTGTTCTGCCCCTTGCCCTGCTTGCCCTTCTCGTCGGCGTTGGGACTCTCGCTCTTGGCGTCCGGCTCGCGACCGTGCTCGGGTTTGTTTTTCGAGTTCTTGGACTGCTGCTGCGCCGCCTCCGACTGGTCCTGAGACTCGCCCGCGTCGTCCCCCTCGCCATCCTCCTGCTCCGGCGGCTGCTGGTCCTGTGTACCCTTCGAGGGCTGCGGCTGTGGCTTGGGCGTCTCGCCCGGCTTCTTAAGAAGCCTGTAGATGGCGATGGCCTGCTCGATGATGCGGTCCTCACTCGTCAGGTCCAGCGCCCGCAGGAGGTGCTGCACCTTGTCGAGGTGCTTCCTCAGTTGGGGGAACTCTCGGTACAGGTCGTCCACGGTGAGGAGACCTTCCCCCACGTAGCGCGAGAGGGTGGCGACGAGGTTGACGCTCGGCTTGAGCGGCTCCGCCGCGTTCTTCACCAGCAGCTCGTCAATGTCCCGCTGCACGGCCCACCGGATGTTTAGGTACGCGCCGGGGAAGTCGTGCTCGTACGAGAGGTCGATACGCGCGTCGTTGATGGCGTTGACCAGCTTCTTGAGCCCCGGCTTCCGCTTGCTCGGGTCCTTGTTGAACCAACGGGGGTCGCGGGGGTCCCACGTCGAGCGCCCGCGCTCGGCGGCTTCGTGTTGGAGATACGCCCGCAGCAGCTTGAGCGCGTCCTCGGGAAGGTCGTCGCCGGGGATGCCCGGAAGGTACAGGGTGTTCGTGTGCGGGTTGTAGCCCGGCTTCCCGATGGCGAGCTTCAACTCGCCCATGTCGCCGGACATCACCTTCGCCAGCGCGGTGGCCGCGAATACGCCCTTGCCGGAGTGGCGCCCTGCTCTCTGCATGTTGATCGGTTCCCGGTTGCGAGTCGTCGTGCGAACGAGGTAGAAGCTAATAGGGTCAGTCCCGTTTGTCAAGGACTGACCCTCGCGTTAAGCGAGCACTCTACGAATCTCACGCACCACGTCGGAGGCGTATTCTTCGTCGGCCTTGCGCAGCATGTCCACCGCGTGCTCGAACTGGTTCTCCCCTCCGAAGCCGATTGCCATGTCCGCCTGCGCGCCGTCCACCACGGTCATCTGGTGAAGCTGGGTGCGGTCACTGTCGGCGTCGTGCTCGATGAAGAAGAGAACCTGTGCGTCCCCCGTCTCCACAATCTTGGCGAAGCGTTCCATCAGCGTCCTCTCGTCAGGTGGGCGGCTGGAGGGGGCCGGTGAACGACCCGCACAGCTCCTCGATGTGTGTCTCTCCGTCTTCTCCGGGGAAGTACACCCACGGCCCCGCGTCCTCCGTGGGGTCGGTCGAGGTTTCGACTCTCACGACTGTGCGGTCTTTACCGCGCTGTGTGTACCAGTAGAATCCGTCCTGCATCGTCGGCCTTTCGTCAGAGGTCGTTGTACATGTCCACCGCGTCTTGCAGGTGCGTGCTGGCGCCCTCGTCCTCCGTTCCGACTTTTACCACGAACACCGTCACGGCATAGCCTTCGTCGTGGAAGACGGTGCGGGCAACCAGATGCTTGCGTCCTCGCTTGCTGTGCCCGCTTGCCAGCGTCGTCTCGAAGGAGAAGTCTTGCAGGTCTCCAACGGAGACGGTGTGGGTGGGGCGCATCGTCAACCTTTCGTCAGTCGTTGCCGTGAAGTTCGCCGTTGGGGTACTCCAGCACGATGTCCGGCCGCCGCGCCTGCAACCAGCGCAGCCACTCGACGGTGGTCGGACCGTGCGGGTGGAGGAGCGGCTGGTCCACCGCTCCCCACACCAGCGTGGTGTTCGTCCACTCGCGTAGCGCCATCAGGCCACCGCCCACCCGCGCGGGTTGAAGAACGCCTCCAGTTCGCTTTTCAGGGCCCGCTTCTCCATCGCGTCAGGCATGTAGCCGTACTCGATGAAGAAGAAGCGGTCGCGGAACGCCTCGTTCATCACGTTGGTCCCGACGTAGGCCGGGGCCTCCCCGAGGCCGAGCGTGTTGTCGGCCGCCACCACCGCGAAGCCGGGGGCAGGGAGAATCTCCTCACCCCGGTTCTTCGTAAGAACCAGCGGCTTGCCCTCCAGCACCGCCTGCAACTCGAAGAGCACCTCGGCCGGGAGGGTCGTGATTTCGTCAATGTTCAGCAGGGACCCCTCCATCATCGCCTTCGGAAGCGGGCCGTACTGGAACTCCGTCACCGACGCGCCGTTCTCGCTCTTGAGCCCGAAGCCACCCACAAAGTCGTCCGTGGTCGCGTCCCCCTTGCCCTGAAAGCGGACCACCTTGCGGTTGAGGCGCGCGGCGATGTCGAACACCGAGTGCGTCTTCCCCGCCCCGGTCGGTCCGTGCAGCCAGACGTGCATGCCCTCACGCACCAGCGGCTCGATGAGGTAGGACATCGGGTGGCGCCCCTCGGACAGCGCCACGCGAGAGTTCTCGCGCGGCGGCTTGCTCTCGAAGCCGAACTTGGCCTGAAACAGGTTCTTGAGGAACGTGCGGTCCTCGCCGTAGGTCTTGCCCTCGGCGGCGAGGTGGAACGCCCCGGACAGCGCCTCCTTCGGGTCGTAGCCCTCCTGCTGGAGCAGGTAGTACGCGCGACCCCACGCCACCAGCTTGCGCAGCGAGAACGTGGTCGTCACGTCACCCTTCCGCTCGGCCGTGCGCACGCCCGCCGCCAGCTCGTGCGCCTTATCCATCGGGAAAGGCTGGAGCGCCTTGACCGCGACGGTGTGCGTCTGCGTGGTCGGCGCCTGCGGCACCACCGTGGCGTCCGGCGAGAGTGGCGCTCCCCCTCCCACGGCGGATAGCGTCTGCGCGAAGGCCGGGGCGCCCGCCGTGCGCGGTACCGGGATGTTCTGGAACGTGGGCGACGCGGTGTTTACGCGACCGGTCTGTAGGGCCTTCTGTCGCTCCTGCTCCGCCTGCTCCAGCATCGCGGTCGTCAGGACGCCCGCCGTCTTGGGGTCCACGAGGTCCGCTGTGGTGAGGCCCGAGACCTGCGGCGTGGGGACGGGCGCGCTCATCAGCGGGCTCTTCGTCGCCATCGACTGCGCCTCGGCGGGCGTGAAGGTCGCCTCCAGCAACGACACTACGGCGTCGTGCATCGGGACCTTGCCGAGGAAATAGTTGCTGACCGAGGTCTGGTGCAGGGCGCGCTTGTCCGGCGTGTAGTTGGCGGTCAGCGCGGCGATGTCTTCCTGACGCAGCTTCTTGTCCCCGCGCAGGGCGCGCCGCACTTCCAGCAGGGGGACGACGACACCGTGGAACTCCACGTCGATGAACTGCGGCTCGTCCTGACCCGTCCTCGGGTTCGGAACCTTCATTACGTTCTGCTTCGCCATGCGCGTCGTCTCCCCAGGTGTCGAAGTTGGCTCGGGTGAAGTGGCCGAGTCAGCTACGTCCGTTAAGCTAATAGGGTCACCGGCATTTGTCAATGCCTCCGGCTGCAAGAGGCCGGGGGCGATGTACACCGTGCCGAAATCGTAAACGTCCTTGGGATTCAGGACGAGGCTTCCGTTAAGCTGGAACGACATGCCGCGCGGTACAGCGGGGTTCAGGACTAGAGGCACTCCAGTCGGCGTCAGCATGTCTCGCGCAACGTGATCGGAGCCGGTCCGCCCGTATGAAGCGGACCGGTGTCCTGTATGTACAGTACCGTTATCCACGGTACGAAGTAGGGGACGCTTAAGATGAAGCGGGCGCGTCCCATGAAGTCGCACAACGCCGGTAATATACCGGTACAGTACGATTCTGTCAACCCGGCGGGTCGTACGAAGTCGTCAGTTAGGCTGGTCAGGGTAGTACACCGCGATGACGGTATCAGACCCGTGGATGCCGAAGAAGTTGACCAGTCGCTCGTCCGCGAGAGCGCGCACCACACTGCGCACCTGCGGCGCGGCTACTCCCGTCGCCTCAACGCGTGCGATGACCTCTTCGCGCGTGAGCGGGTGCATCTGGTCCACCGGCAGCGGAAGCATCATTCGTGGTCCTTCTCCTTCATACGAAGTTCAGCCGCCCGGACCCACGCGTTCTGGAGGCCGTGGTTGTGGCGCTCTTGCACGGGCGCGGGGCTCTGCGGGAACAGTGCCTTGAACTCCGGGTACGCCGCGTGAAACTGTCGGAACATCTCGGTGACTCGGCCAATCATCTCCTTTTGCTCGGGGGTGTTGTCTCCCGGCGGCAGGTGGTCGCTGCTGTAGTCCAACAGGAGCAGGTCGTTCATGCGCTGCTGCCCCATGCCGTACGCGATGCCGAGCCACGCTGGATGACGCTGGAGAGCCTGCCTCTCTTCGCGCGTGAGGTCGGCCAGCGGCTTGCCGGTCATCTCCCGCGAGAAGGCGTCCAGCGGATTCTCGGTGGACTGGCCGCTCATGCGTTCTCCGTGGTGTACTGGGGCGCCTCCTGCTCCAGCGTCTTCCACGCCTCCTCGGCCAGGAAGACTGCATCCGGCGTCTGATACCGGGTCTCGTTCGCCCGGTGCGAGCGGTTCTGGTTGAATTCCTCCACCGCTAGACCGGCGAGAAACGCCGCCACGTACTGGCGGATGAACTCCCCCTTCATACGGTCTCCTCCGTCACGGGTCGCCAGTACTTCTTGAACACGTCACTCCGGTGGAAGTCGTAGCCGTTGCATGCGACGTATGCCTCCGCGAAAGGAACCTCGCTCGCGGCTAACTCTTCGGCTGTCGCAAGGCGGGCCTTCATGCGCCAGTGCGGGAAGCGCACGTTTTCGTACAGCATCCAGCCGTCGCTCATTTGCACCTCGCGCGTAGGTAGTCTCGCCACCAGAACCCGAGGCCGAGGTAGCGCCAGCGCTCGCGGGTATGGCACACGGCGAGGAACCCCGCGAAGGGCCCGCCACGTAACACGGCCCCGTTGACCTCGGTGCGGTATGACCCGTACCCAAGTCGCCCAAGGCGAAAGCGAAAGCCCATCTCGCGCGCTTCGCCCTCCGCTGTTATCAGGCGCACGGGGCCTCTTCGTCCTCGTAGTCGTCCTCGTCGCCGTAGCTGTGCTCGACGGACCACCCGGCGGCACGCGCGAGCGTCTCGGCGGTCTCTCGCACCGCTGCCAAACCGCTCCAACCGACAAGGTCGTAGTCGGTGCGGATAACGTCGGTGTCGCGGCCGTCCCCGGACTCCAGCACGATGTGGAGTGTCTCCTCGTCCCCCGAGTGGTAGAATATGAGCTTCATGGCGCCGTTACCCCTTTCTCCCGGTGTCCTTCTTCCCCGGTGTGAAATCCTGCTTCACCGGCCGAACCGCCTCCAACATCACCATTCGGCCGTGGCCGGAGACGGTCGGGTATGCGTTGTCGAATAGGGCCGCCCCGATGGTCCACGCGGTCTCGTCGTCAGGTGCGTCGAAGTAGAACTCTCCGCGCACCGCGTTCCCGATGCGATACTTTGCCATCGTCTTACCTTTCGTCGGTGAGTCGTCTCCAGAACGGTCCCGAATCTAATCGGGTCGTACGAATTTGTCAAGGGGCATAAGAATGGCGGGGTGCCGAGGAGCACCCCGCCGGGAGCGGTCAGACCTGCGGCGGGCAGGCGACGGTGTACTGGCGGCGCAGGTCGAGATACAGGCGCAGTTCCGGCGCCTCCTTCATTCGTACGAACGGGTACCCCTCGCCATCGGTCTCCGGGTACACTGCCACCGTGCGGAACAGGGCGTGTTCGCCGGGCTTCTGGAGAAGGACGCGGTCGCCGGGCTCCATCTCGCGCAGGGTCTTCTTCGTGGTCGAAATCACGGGCGTGCGGCCTTTCGTTGGGTTGGGTTGGGTGGTGCTCCTACTCCTGCATCGCGTCTGCCATCTCCGCCCAGGAGGCGTAGACAGGGGAGTTCATGTCCAGCTTCTCCGGGTTGTAGAAGCCGATGCGCTCTCCGATGCGCATGAGCTGGGACGGGCGGCCTTCCTTCTCCATGAGGATGAGCGCACCCGCACAGTGCTGCTCGGTTCCGTCGTGGGTGTAGTCGGCGGGCTCGCCGTCCTCTCCGCTCTCCTCGTCCCACCGGTCGTAGTCCACCGTCTTGTGGCAGGCGAAGGTGCCCCGTTCCATCCCCTCCTCCAGCTCTTCCACGCGCTCGCGCCGCAGGTAGCCCGGCTTGTCGTTACGGAAGGGGCAATTGGCGCACGGCCGAATCAGGTCGAAGTTCATCCCATGCCTCCGACCTGCTCTCCGCTTTCTTCCATCAGCACCACGCGGTGTTTATTTCCGCAGTCGCAGTCGAAGGACGCAGTCACGCCGTGGTTGAGGTTGGCATAAAAGTGTACGTCGCTGCGCCGCAGAGGCACTGGCCCGTGTGTGGGGCACAGGAACGTCAGGGTTCCGAGCTTCGCGGGCGTGGGCGGGGGCATTGCTGTTCCTTCGCTGGTGAGTCGTCAGGCGAACGCGACTAACATATACGGGGCACGTTGTTTTGTCAAGGGGCAACAGAAAGACCCGGCTCTCGAATGAGTGCCGGGTCTTCGTACGAACCGCGCCGGACTTACGCCTCGGGCGCCGGGTAGGCGGGCTGGCCGGTCGGGACCTGCTGGTCCACGGCCACGTCCAGGTTGTTGCGGAAGTCGGTGGGCGTGCCCTGCGGACGATGGAAGGTCTGGTCGCCGGGGACGTGGTCGCTCTTGGTCGAGTCGCGCCGCACGGTATTGATGGCCGTGGTCGGACCCTCCTTGCGCTTCTCCGCCGCGACGGCGGCCGAAACGGGGCTCTTGTTCGCCATGCTGTGGTTTCCTTTGCAAAGGGATGAAGATGGTAGAGTGGGCGCCCTGCCACACCGGTAAACTACCGGTACGACGCCTTCATGTCAACCCGCTGCGCACGAGAGGCCGCCCGGTGTTTCGGACGGCCCTCGACGCGTCTCGGGGGCGATTAGAACCCGGTGCTGCGGAAGCCGCTCAGGTACTGCTCCGTGCGACTGTAGGCGTCGAAGTCCACGTCGATGGGCCCCGCGAAGTCCAGGTTCTCCGCCTCTTCCGGTGCAGGCACCGGCAGCGCGCCGAAGCGCGAGGCCACCATCGCCGCCATGTTCGCCACGTCGGCCGCCTCACGCTGGATGCGGTCGCGAACCCGCTCGTCCAGCAGCACGTCGATGGGGTCGCCGTACAGGTCGGCGTAAGTCCCGGCGAGTTCGGCCAACTCGTTGACCTCCTCCGACAGGTGGGCCAGCAGCCCGTGCACGTTGTCCGTGTCCCACGTCGCGCCCTTGCGGCGGTTGGCGTTCAGCGCGTCGAACATCGCGCTCGCCATGCCGTCCGAGAGGTCCGCGTACTGGTTGTCCAGGTCGTCGTTGTACTCCTGTACCTCGCTCTGGAGGAACGGGTACGTGTGGAAGATGCGGTCCACGGTGTGGTGTGCGAACTGCTCAGCGGCCACGTGAACCACGTCCAGCCCCGGCGCGCCGCGCGCCATGCTCATCTGCACCGCGCGCCGGAAGCCCTCCGCGTAGTTGGCCGTGGCCGAGTCCACCAGCACTCCGTCCACGGTCGTGCCGAACAGGCTGTTGCCGCGCTCGTCCGCGACGGGCACGAACTCGATGGTGCGGGAGGGGACGTGGTCGCGCACGTGCTCCAGGATGGCGTCCTTGAACTCGCAGAACGACCGGATGTTGCTCTTCATCAGCTTCCTTTCAACAGGTGACTCGGGAGTAGTCGTCAGACAGACGACAGAACTTAAACGCGTCCTACGGTTTTGTCAAGGGGGCACGCTGCACGCGGAATTGGTGCAGCGGAACCACGCGCCCGTGCAGCCGGAGTAGGCGGTCTCCATCGGCGCGCCGCAGCGTGTGCAGCGGCCGGTGAACCAGCGCCACGCGATTCGTAAGAATTTCATGACGCGTCATCCCAGTTGAGAGGATTCACTGTCACCAGCACGACGAAGTTGAGCACCGAGACTGCGGCGAACGCGGCGGGGGTGGGCGTCACCCCGACGAACCATGTAGCCGCCCCGGCCACACCGGTCGTGAACACGGAGAACAGCGCATACTTCGTCGCGTACCAGATGTACGGAAGCATCAGTGCACCCCGTTCTTGTAGGTACCCGCTTCGATGGCGGACATCTTCCGATTGGTGGCGGCCATCGCGGCGTCGAGCGTGATACCGTTCCCCTTCATCATCGACAGGATGACAAACAGCACGTCGCCTGCCTCGTCGGCGGGGTCCCCTCCTTTGCCGCGCAGGGATTCGATGAACTCGCTGGCTTCGAGGTGGAGCGCCACCCCGCCCTCTACCCAGTCCCGTCTCCATCCCTTCGCTTCGCAGATAGCGTAGGCGCGGTCCATCGTCGCTTGCACGTCCATCAGCTCACCTTCCAGTCCGAGGCCATCAGCGCATCGAGGTGCGCCCACATCTCCTCGTTCTCGCCCGGCACATGCAGCATGGCGCGGAAGAAGGGGTACTCCTTGCGGTACATGCCGAAGAAGCTCTTCCCCTCGGCGGCGAGACTGGTCTCTACGTTGGCGATGCGGTCCGCCAGCTTAACCGTGCGAGCGTCCCGCTTGATGAACTCCACGTACAGCCCCTCGTCGCCCTTCGCCAGGCGCTCGTACGTGAGGCGGTGCCGCTCTGCCCGGTTCTTACCCGGCTGGTCGGTAACGTAGTTTACCGTGTCGGCGGTCTGCGTATCGAACACCTCGACCAGCTCTTCCCGCGTAGTGTCTGTGTCTTCCAGCACGTCGTGCAGCATCGCCGGAACGGTGACGTTCTCGGCACAGCGACCGAACCGCAGCAGTACCATGACCACCCCATCGAGGTGATGGACATACGGGCGCTCGTTGTACGTCTGTCTGGCGTGCTTCTCTTGCGCGAACTGGCGCGCGCGTTCCAATTTTGTCATTCCGGTGCCTTTAAGCGTTTGGTGAACATCTCGACCCACAGGTTGTACGCCTTGGCGTGCTCAATCATGTCGAGCGTGCCGTTCGACTCGCCGTCCCAAAGGGCGATGAGGCCGCCCTGTCCGTACGGGTCGTCGGCGGCGTACTTTGCCATGTCACGGTTGCGCTCGAAGCCCGCGTTGGCGTTGTATTTCTTGCCCCACGCATTCGTACGAATCTTCGCACCCGGTCGGGTGAGGTCGTCCCACGGAGCAGGCATCTCCTTCACCGGGATGCTGTTCTTCTTTGCCCACCACTCCCCGAGAGTGTCCGCCCCTCGCGCCTTGCCGGACACCACCTCGGTGATGCTGAGACCCGGATGCCGCTCCAGCGTAAGCTTCACCGCCAGTTTCACGTAACGAATGTCGGTGAAGCTCCGCGAGCCCGCGATGATGACCCGCGCCACGAGTTTAGGCGTCCTCGACTTCGGTTACGTTGGGGCCCCACTCCTCGAACGTGATGCCGAAGTCGTTCGGGTCACCGTATCCCTCAATCCACCCGGCGAAGTTTCCGCCGTTTTCCACGTACAGCGTGGCGAGGTACTCCATGTGGTCCTGCACGGTGTCGAAGTCGAAGAAGTTCTTACGGAACGCCTCCATGAACTCCGGCGTGAACTTTGACTCATCCACCCCGACCGTGATGGGACTGGAGACAGTGATGGCCTTGCGCATCGTCTTGACCTTTCGTTAGAACTCGCTGCCGTAGCGGTCACGCTCGGGAGTACAGTCGAGCGCGCGGTGTAGTGCCTCGAAGAAAGCCTCTCCCGCGCTCTGTCCGAACGTGGGCCATTCCTGGCCGACGAGGTGTAGCGCCACCATGTCGCACACCTCATCCATCGTCGCTGTGTCGGCCCCAACGCGATTCAGCTTCTCCAGCACGTCGCGGTGCTGGTTGAGAAGGCGGACGACCAGTGCTTCCGGCACAGCGCATCCCGCGCGCTTGTTCAGCTCAGCCGTCACCCCGGTCTTCTCTTCCGCACTCAGGTCCCACCAGAAGAACCCGGTACGGTCTCCACCAGCGCACGTGAGGCATAGCTCGTCGTCTCCGTGCAGGCGGTAACTCGGTCGTCCGCACCGGCGGCAGGGGAAGGTGGGGCCCTGCCACATCGGGTACTGCACCGGTCCGTTGTAGGGCATCGCTCAGTCTTTGTACGGGTCGAATTCGTTGGCTCCGGCCATGACCACGACCAGCGGCGACAGCGTGTGCAACACTTCCACCGTGCCGCGCTGCTGTGGCAGCACCTCGTGCAGGCGACGGTACGCCTGCGGTGCCTCGTCTAGCCCACCACCGCGCAGGATGACACCCTTCTTGGCGAGCCACGTCTTCATCATCTCCGGAGAGATGGCGCCGGGTACCTTCACCTGCCCGGTCTTGCGGTCGCGCTTCCCGGCGGCGGCCGTGCGGCTCATCACGCGGCCCGCACCGTGAACGGTGGAGAAGAGCGCGGCCTCCTGCGCGGCCCACACCGCGTCGTTCGCCTCTTCCTCCCACGGGGTCATGGGCTCCTCCGAGTCGGCGCCCCGGAGGATGACCGAGTCGTCGCCCATGCTGCCGCCGACGAAGCCCTTCTGGCCAGGGAAGGCGGGAGTCGCACCCTTGCGGACCACGACCACCTCACGCACCGAGGAGGTGCCACCGTGGAATTGTGTTCCGTTGGGCGGTTCCCGCAGGGCGTGAAACTCCTTCCAGGCGAAGTTGTGGTGGTTGTGCACCAGCTCCAGCTCGGCGCCGCCCAGCAGCTCCACCACCTTGCGCGCCACCCACTCGCGGCCAATGTAGGCATACGCCCCCGCGAGGTTCATCAGGCTCCAGTAGTCGTGCCCCATCGGCGTGTCGAGGTCCAGCAGTACCTCCACTTCCTTCGCCCGGTCTCCCCACGTTCCGCCCTGCGAGATGGCGATGAAGTTCGTGGCGATGGTGTGACCGAGCCCTCGCGAGCCGAAGTGCACGCCTACCCAAATGCGGCCCTGCTCGTCGTAGAATACGTCCACGTAGTGGTTGCCCGAGCCGACCGTGCCGAGCTGGCGCCGCGCCTTCTCGATGAGGTCCTGGCGGAAGCTCCCGGTGTTCGGTACCGCGTACCAGCGCGGGTCCAGGAACAACGGATGGTCCACGGGGGCGTCGTCGTTCTGGTTCTTACGACCGATGCCGAACGAAATGGTGCTTTGGATGGTGTCGGCCAGCTCGTTCAGCACGCGGTTCGCCGCCACACGGTGCGGGTTGCTCCTCGCTTCCTCGGCGGTGATGCCGGTGAGCCCCTCCAGCGTCAGGTTGGTACGAATGGCAGCGTTCCCGCACGCGATATCCATCCCGACCCCCACCACGCTCACCTTATTGTCGTACGCCGCCACACCGCCGATAGGCATGACGTAGCCGAGGTGCCCGTCCGACATGAGTGCAGCGCGCAGCGCGCGGCTCTGCACGTCCTCGAACTGCGCGAGGGTGTTGGCATCGTGCGTACCGAAGATGTTACTCGTCATCGTGTTCCATTCGTCAGGCGTCGTTAGCAAGAACGCCCTGAACCTAATGGGGTCAGGGCGTTTTGTCAAGGGTATTTGTCCCTCTTACGTGTCGCTTGGCGCAAGCCCCGTGCGTGGGACCGCAGAGTCATCAGTCGATGCCGCCCGCCGCATCTACCCCGGCCTCCCACGCAACCTGCGTCTCGCTGTCGATGAACGGAAGCAGGTCCTTCACCAGGGCGTCGATATGGTGTGGCATCAGCTTACGTTGCGTACCGGGCCGCGACAGGCTGTCGTAGCGGTGCTTCACGAGCAAGTCGCGAAGTTTGTGCTCCAGCAACGGGGCTTCGATGGGCTTCTCGCCACCGAACAAGTCGGGTGCCGTCACTCTGCCACCTCCTCGAACTCGATGGTGTTGGCGTCCGCGAGCTTCACCCAAAAGCGGGCGCCGTAGAACTTCTTGTCCAGCGCGGCGCCGCTCTCCTTCTTCACGTAGAAGGTCATCGAGTCGAAGTCCCCGCTGCCCTTCTTGATGTAGATGCGGTCCACCTTGAGGACGGTCCCCGCCGGGAGTGTCATTGTCTCGTGCGGAAGGTCCGGGCCCTCGTTGTAGTAGCCGGTGAACAGCGGCTCTCCGTTCGGGCGCGTGTACGCCGGAGACCCGTAGCCGTGGACTTTTGCCCCGATGGCCGCCAGGAGCTTGCTGTTGCGGTACTCGTAGTGCAGCCGGAAGGTCCAGTCCTTCGTCAGGCGAAGCTGGTCCCCGATGCTCGGCACGTAGAGCCGGGGCATCAGAGCACCCCGAGCCAGAAGTGCAGCACCCACACGATGGCGAGAACCGCGATGACCCACGGCAGGGCGCTGACCAGTGCGTTCCACACCGTGACGACCACCACCCACAGGAAGACCAGCAGCCCGGCCGCGACGTAGATGAGCGCCGCGAGCAGTCGGTCCAGGATACGGTGGCTCCGGGAGGTCTTGCGTTCGGGCTGCTTGACGTACGGTTTGAATGACATCTGTTGTCTTTCGTTTTGCAGGGAGGGCGGGTCACGCCCTCCCTTTGTTCGTCAGAAGAAGCGCCACTCAGAGAGCACGGCGCTCACGTGGTCCATTCGTAGCCCGCTCAGCGCGCGTGGTCTGTACGGCTCCGGAGGGTCCGTCCACGTGAGTCGGGACAGGTTGTGCGTCACCTCGTACCGCGTCACCCGCACCGTCTCGACGTGTCCGCTCTTGAACACGATGCGGAGATACAGGCGCCGCTGTAGCAGCTTGCGTAGCCAGTTCATGCGGCGGCCTCCATCGCCTCGGCCTCCAGCCGTGCCTTGTACCACTGCGGCAGGCCGGACGTGATGCCGCGCAGGATGTGCGGCCACGCGTAGGCGAAGAGTGCGTCCTTGATGGCGTCCTCTTCCTCCTTCCGCACGTCCCTCGGCACCTCCTTTATCAGCGCGCCGATGTCCTTCACCGTGCCGGTTAGCACGTCGGCGTCGCGAAGGTGCTGCACGGCCTTCTCCCACCGGGCCTCGACCTTGTACGTCTCGATGAGGCGCTGGATGATGTCCTTCTGGCCGGGGTTGCTCTCGCCCCACGCCTTCTTGTGGACCTCGCGGAACGCCTCGGTCACGAACTTGACCATCAGCGTCTTCTTCTCCGGGTCCAGCTTGGCGTAGTTCTTCACGACCACGCCCTCGGGCTTCACGCCGCCCAGGATGCTCTCCTCGGGGAGCAGCGCCCGCGCCTCGGCGGGACCGGCGAGCACGCCGTAGTACAGCAGCGGCACCACTTCCAGCCCCAGGCGAACGCCCTCCGCGAACGTCTCCTCGGGGGACAGGTAGTCCTGGTGGCCCCGGTCGATGTCGTACAGGATGATGTGGTCCTTGGGGACCCGGCTGTACGCCAGCGCGTTGTGCTTCGGCTTCTCCAGGTACTCGCCTCGGTACGTCCAGCCGGGCACCAGGCGCGGGGCCAGCCGGAGCACCGTGTCCACGGCCTTCTTGAACATCTTCGGCGGCGCGTCGAGGATGATTTGCTGCCCCTTCGAGCGCACGGCGACCTCGCCGTCGTACACGCCGAACGAGAACTGCGAGCCGTCCACCTTCTCCTGCACGGCGACCGGTCCGTCGAAGATGTCGGCCGCGACGCGGTGGTCGATGTTGTAGATGCTGGAGTACGAGCGCACCTCGGGCATCACACCACCTCCTTCTCACGCGGCGCGCCCGGCAGGGCGGCCAGCACATGCCGGGCCTCCTCCATCTTCGCGTCGAGCACGCCGTTCTCCTGCGCCTTGGCGTGCGCGAAGGCCGCGTGCCGTTGGCGGCTGGTCTCGACCTCGTTGTCGTTCGCGTTGCGCGCGTTCGTCAGGTGCTCGATACCGCTCTCCAGACTCTCCCGCATCTTGCGGAACTGGGCGATGGTGCCGTCGATGAGCGCGGTGCCGGTGGCGGCCGAGAACTTGGAGCGGAAATTCTTCGTCATCGGTCTTCGTGCGCTGTTGGTACTGTACCGGTAGTTCCGGCACTTCGTACGAGAGTCCCACGTGCTGAGGACCCAAACGTAATAGGGTCGTGCTGTTTTGTCAAGGGGTTACGCCGCGCGAGCGGGCCTGTTGCTTTGCTGCACGACGAGGAGTTTGCCTTGGGCGAGAAGACCTCGGCGGAGGATTTCTTCCAACTCCGCCCACGTCTTCTTACGAAGATGCAGCGTGCCCAGGTGCGTGCCGCTTAAACCTTCTTCAAACAGCTTCACGTTCACGGTGTCGTGAAGCTTTTCGCTGACCCTCACGAACAAGACCTGCACCGGTCCTCCGGAATGAGAAGTACCCCCAGTGGGACTCGAACCCACACAGCCTTTCGGCCCCCGGATTTTGAGTCCGGTCCGTCTACCAATTCCAGCACGGGGGCAAGACGGCCGCACGCCCCGAAGGACGCACGGCCGGATGTTGCGTTCTACAGCGCCCAAGCCGATTCGACGCCCAGCGCGAGGTAATCCCGCTCGCTGGCGTTGAGCGCTCGCTTGTAGCCGACCACAGCCGCCACGTCCCCGGAGAGGGGCAGGCTTCCGGACGGCCCCGCGCCCAGGAAGAACTCCCCCGAGCGGTCCTGCGTGAGCGGGTTCGGCATCGCTCCGGAGGCGACCAGCGCCCCGCCCACTCGAAGCTCGGCCACGGAGCCGTTGCGCCAGTACTCCACCCACCGCCAGTTGTTCAGCAGGTCGTTGGGCGCGTCTCCCGCGATGCCCGAGGCGCTGACGAACAGCGTCGGGTCCCCACCGTGCTGGAAGTACAGCGTGCCGCCGGAGGCGACCGGGCGGATGCGCCCGTACTTGGTGCCGTCCTCGTCCGGGTACTGCTCCCACCCGAGCGGCATGAACTCGTAGCTCGTCAGGCGCACCAGCGCGTAGAACGTCATCTGGTCCGAGAGCGACAGCGCCGTAGCGGGCGTGTTGGGCCGCGATAGGGTCTGCGCGCCGTCGAAGTGCAGAATCGGGTGCCCGCCTAGGCCGTTGGCGCCTGTCCGGAGGATGGGCCGCTTGAGCGGGTCGCTCTGCGTCACCGAGAGGCCCGAGGTAGACCCGTCCGCGAAGGACGAGAGGTTGGACCCGTCCGCGCCCGAGAGCATGCGCCCGTCGTACACGAACGCGGCGTTCGCCACGCTCAGGAACGAGAACGGCCCCTCGGCGGGCTCGTGCTGGTGGCTCGGGTCCCCGCCGACGCCGAGCAGCAGGATGCGGTGGCTCATCGCTTCGTCATCACGGTGAAGGCGCGCGCGCTCGACTGCGGCTGTGGCGCCGCCTGCGTACCCGAGCGCAGCTTGAGGTAGCGGAGAGCGGCCAGCTTCCCGGCGACCTTGTCCACACCCACGATGCGGTCCGGGGCCACCGTCACCTTGACCTCCGCGCCCTCGTCGTCGTAGACGGAGAAGAAGTCGCCGTCCGGCTCGACGGCGGCCAGGAAGGTCACGGTCGTGCCTTCCCACGCGGGTGGCACGCGCATCGCCATGAGGCGCGAGCCCCCCATGTCCACGGCGTTGGACAGGGTTGCGTTGTCCTCGAAGGCGAACTCGTGGACGCCGTTGAACTGGCTGTACGGAGGCATGGCTTCTAGTCCGGTTGGTAGTTCTTACGAATGAGAGGCGGCTAGTCAACCGCCTCGATGTATCCCCTCACGCGCTCGTAGAGGCAGTCGTCGGTCTTGGGCAGGTCCATCCAGATTGCCTCTACGTCGTCCGAGTAAGCGTCCCAGGCTCCCTCTGCCTGCTGGTACGTCGCGTCCCACCCCCGTTCGCGCAGCACTCGCTGGATGCGCACCACGTCGTCGTGGTAGGGCGAGCGCTCGTACCGGTCTTCGGGCACGCCGAAGAAACGAATGGAGACAGTGGTCACACGCGCCTCCCCGTGAACACGCCCCGAACGGAGTGCGAGAAGACGCTCCCCGCCGACTCCGCCCGCAGCAGGGCGTCGTGCGTCTCCCACGGCACGTCGTCGTACTGGTAGACCGCGCCGTTCTTGAACTCGACTTCCAGGGTTCCCATCCCCACGGTATCCGGGTTACGGGTGTACCCCACCGACGCGATGTTGCTGCTGTTTACCGGGGTGCGCTCCATACTGCCTCCTGAGTTGTCGTTGCCGTCGTGCACCGTGACTTAAGCTAATCGGGTCACAGCGGTTTGTCAATACAGGAAGACACGACCGGGCGGCCCGTAAGAACCGCCCGGCGTAGAGCGTCAGTTGCCGCCGAGCGTCGTGCCCCCGGTCCGGCCGGTGGTGTCCGTCGCGGTGACGGGCGTGCTGTTGGTGCCGTTCGTGGCGGCGGTGCTGTCGGTGCGGTTGCCGCCCACGAGCACGCCGCTGCCGTGACGAATGCTGGCAGGGGTCTCGGGCGCGGCGGGAGTGCTGCACGCGTACGCGGTCATCGAGACCACGGCCGCCAGCACCGCCAGCAGGAGCATCTTGGTCGTGCGAGCCATACGATTCGCCTTTCGCGAAGGAGGGGAGGGAGCCGGTATTCGCCTACTGGCAGGAACCGGTAAACCTCCACGCGCGCTTACCCGTCCTCGCCGCGTGGCGTGAGTGCTTTTCAAGTCTGGACACCGTCCCCGGCAAGCCGGGCCGTCCAGCACAGTCAACGGGGCACCTTCTACGAGGCGGGAAGGTGGGACTTCTCCTTCCGCTTTAAGGCGAAGCTGTGACTCCGCCCCACGCCACCTCGCTCCAGAATCACGAAGTAGGGTATCCCCTGAGCCGTACGCTCTCAGGCTGGCCGTTGCAATCGACAGGTCGGCGGCACCGTTGTTATCGGCCGCGTTCATCCCCGCCCTACTTCGCTTAATGCCGCGTGGAGGGTTCGAACCTCCGACCTTGGGATTAAGAGTCCCCTGCTCTACCAACTGAGCTAACGCGGCGCAACGGTTTCCCTGCCACAACAGGTACTTCCGGCCCTCATTCAAAAGTCAGGCGGTCGCTTGCGCGACCCGTGGAGCCTACCACGCAGCCGTGTCCACGCTACGGCTACCGGCCCTTCTTTACAAACCCACTTCTTATCACGTACTCGCCAGGCTTTCGCCCCAAAGCGGCGCCTGCCTCTATCGCGGGCGCTACGGCTTTCCTGCGTTGCGTGGAGTGGGTAAGGGACTGAGGGGACTCGAACCCCGGAAGCACCTTGAGCGGTGCACCGGACGGCCTTGCCGTCCACCGGGCTACCTACTTCACCCGGCCACCATCGTCCCACCCGGTTACGTCACTTGTTTTACGTGGGTTGGCGCAGAGCACCGGTAACTTGCCAGCCGACTATTGCCCACGGGGCGTGCTTCGCAGAGGCGTCACGCCCGAGCCTCGTTTGGGGACAACCGGTTACGGTCGTCTTCTCCACCACCCGCAGAATTACTGCACCCGCTGCGGGGCGGGCGGGTCCTTCTGGTACTGCGGCCCCGCGAAGTTCTCGTCAGTCGCGTACGCGAAGAACCACTGGATGTCGCTGATGCCCTTCGTCGGGATGCTGGTGTCGAAGTGCGCGGCGCTGTCCCCGGTCATCGAGGTACGCACGCGCAAGATAGCGTCCCTCGCCCAGGCGCTCTCGACGTAGTTGCGCGGATTGCTGTAGCTCGCGTACGGAAGGAGCAGACCGACACGCTTCCCGTTCTCGTACTCGATGGCCGCGTATTCCCCGACGCAGTGCCACGCCGCGTCCTCCGCCCAACCTGCGGGCGAAGTGTAACCCCCGCCACAGGTGTCATGCAGTCCGAAGAAGTGGTTCTCCTTGAACTGCTCCTCCTGTTGTGCGCTTCCGAACAGCATGGTCGTGCCTTTCGAGTGAAGTGGTTGATTGCAGTCCCGCAGAGACTTCTACCCGCTGCGGGCCGGGTTCCAGGTCAGTCTCCCAGCTCCACCGGGGGAGGCGGGTCTCCCCCACCGCTCGGGTCCCCGATGCCGCCCCCGCCCTGCTCCGCACTGCCGGGAATCAGCAGCGTGCTCGACTCGCCGGGCAGCGGAGGACGTTCGGTGTTGTCGGTCTCCGTGATGGAGACCGCAGGTGCGCTGAAAATACTCATCCCCACTCCTTGAGGGCGTCGGTCAGCCCGGCAGAGGGAACAGCGCGCCCGGAGTCTGCGCGGGGCCGTTGGGGTCGTCCTCCAGCGGCGGCAGCACGGGGTACTCGGTCGGGTCGCCGGTGGTCGGGTACGGATTCTCCATGAGCGGGTCCATTGCGGTTCCTTTCTTTGAGGTGGTGAAGCTCCCGCAGAAACCGCTGCGGTTCGGTACGGCCTAACAGGAGGAGCCAGGGGTGGGCTACCGGATATTTCCTCGGGGCAAGTTGCCGCCTACCCGTGCACAGGGTCATCAGCGGTTCTCACCTCCCTCCGGTGGCGGTGCGCGTCCCGTCCCACCTACCAGTATCGGACCTGACTCCTCTTAGTGGACTCGGCGGGAATCGAACCCGCGTCCAAGCACAAAGCCTGTTTCGGACTATTCAGCGTGCGTAGCGTAGTGTGACCCATTCGTTGGGCGGTCGGGCGTACGCGGCCCGCTGGAGGTCTGACCCCCTTCCCTGCCGTGTTTTAGGTGCACAGGCCGTCCACCCCAGTCTTTCCCGGTGTCCTCCGATGCAGTACGGCCGCCCCTATCGGAGTCGGTTTGGCCGGTGCCTACCGCAGGGTTTTACGCCTGGGCGTACGCGGGAATCGCGTTCACGGCAACCACGTCGTTACGAGTGGCATTTGAAGTTTCTTCCGTGTGTTCAAAGAGACCGGAAGACGCCCCTTGCACGCATACCCTCCACCTGCGTCTGCACCTGTCGAAGCCTGGCGAGCCCGTAGGTGCCGGTCTTTCCCGGCTGTCAGCCTGAATCCTTTATCCCACCGGCAGGTCTCTCGGCCAGTCAAGGCTCCGTGGGCTTTCTCCGTCGTGTGCCGGAGTCGGATATGCTCCTCCGAGGACTTGAACCTCGACTGCCGCTGAACACGGGGTGCTGCTTACACCAGAGGAGCAGAGTGCGGGGTGAGGTGACGGCGTGTCCCCCTCCAGGGAGGGGTGAGCCCTTTTCCTCACGTGCCGCCCCGCGCGGCTGTCTTAACAAGGAGTCTTCTCGCGTGTGCTATACAGGCGGGATATCTCCTCCGACTAAACCGCATCCTTCGCTCGTCGTTTTCGGCCGTGGCCTACCAACGGGTCAACACGAAAGAGCGGGGTGTTACGCCGAGGAAGAGATTGCGCGGCCTCGGCACGGCGTGGTACACGGGAGTCGGTCTCTCTTCTGGCGCTCGTAAGGAGACTTGCTTCCTCCACAACCCACTCTCCGGGGTTGCCGGGTCAACGTGGGGCCGACTCGCGGTGGTCGCGGCCGTGTACCTTCGTCACAGAACGTCGGTTGTCAATCAGCCTCGGCGCGCTGCGCCAACTGCATGGAGCCCACACTGCGGGACGAACGGCGTATCCCCATCGAAGGAGGCTGGCTACTGCTTAACGCCGTATCCTTCACCAGCCCTGAGTTGCACCGCAATGTGCGAGGCGTTCATTCGCGGCCCCGTTGTTCGTCTCAGGACTTCTGCGTCTCGTCTTGCTGCGCGTCCGCATTCCCTGTGTCGCCACTGGCTCTAGGGCCTGGCCTGTCGGGCGGGAAGCGCGCTGCGTGGCGTCGCGTTAGTCGTCCGTCGTCGTGCCACTAGTATAACAGCGTGGTACCGGTATGTCAAGGGCAGACTATGTTTACTTTACCGTTCCCGTTCCTCGGCGCCCAGCGTACGAGCCTCGGCTGCTAGTTGTTCTCAAGCTCGAAGCGTACATCTCCAAGCGTTTGTCGGCCGAGTGCCCAGTGCGCCGCGTAGACGAGGTTCAGCCAAAGGTGCTCCAGGTACGGCTCCGGGTAGTGCCGCTCTTCCTCGTAGACCCACCACGGTATGATGCCGAACCACAGGGCGCAGAGGATGGCCCGCAGCCTCACGGCTCGGCGGCCGGAGGCGGTGCCTTGGGGCATGGCTTCGCCAGCTCTCCCCACCCGTTCCCGGTCTCGTCGGTCGCGCCGCAGTAGACGCAGACGTAGTCGAAGCGGGAAGCGTCGGAGAAGCGGGTCTTGTGGCTCGGGTGCATCTCAGTCCTTTCGTACGAGGGTCGCGGGGTTCGGCACGCGGTTCCAGTCTTCTCGCCGCAGGCGCTTCTGGACCAGGAGGCGGCCGTTGTAAATCTCGCGGTCGCGGTCCTCGTTGGTTTCAGCGGCCAAGAAGCGTTCGTAAGAAGCCTGCCAGAGCGCCAGGAACTCCGAGTCTGTAGGGCGCAGCAGCTTCGGGATGCGCTGCTCGTACGTCCGCGTGCAGCACGCCATGAAGTGCGTGGTGCCTGGCTCGTCGTGACAGGTGCAGGAGCACATTCCAGCGTTGTGCTTGGCGGGCACCAACCGCTGCACCTTGATGCCGGGCAAACCCCTGAGATGCTCGTACGGGATGCCGTAGCCCGTGTACGCCTTGACTTCAAGAGTACGGGCACGCATCGCTCGCTCCCGCTCCGGGCTCCACGGTTCGTCAGTACCCATCAGCCTACCTCATGCGCGAGAATCAAGTGTACCGCGAAACCGGGATTGGCCTGCAACGCCTCTTGTACCACGCTTCCCCGAGCAGCGTCTTCGGCATCCGGGCCGCTGGCCACCGTGCGGACCCCGAGGAAGTTGTGGATGCTGATACTCGCGGTGTTCATCCGCGTCAGCACCACCGACACCGCGTATGTTTTTGTCTTCATCGGCTTAGCTCTCTAGGCGCAGGATAGTCGTGACGTTCAAGGTCGCGTCCATCAGCGCCGCAAAACCCTCCGGGATATACCTCCCTGCGTGGTAGATGTGGTGCACGTTCAGGATACGATGCTCGGCATCGGCCTCACGCTGGGCGCGGGCGTAGTCCAACTCGCTCAGCCAAACGTGACGAGCCGCGCCCTTCCGCAACGTGCGCACCTCCATTTCCACGGCGGCACGGTAGACCTGGTCTTCGATGGTCATGGTCAGTGTCCGAGCCGCTTCACGTTCTCCGCGCGACGCACCCACGTCACCTCCACGTCCACGCCCAGCCCAGTGATAAGGAACTCGGCGCCGCGATGGGCGGCCGTGCACAGCTCTCGAAGCAGCGGGTCGTTGATGGTCCACTTCCCGTTGAACTGGTTCACGATGAGCTGCGAGTCAGAGTGGATAACCACCCGTTCGATGGCTTCCTGGCCGGAGAGCGTCGTCGCATGCCGCAGGGCGTCGATGAGAGCCAGGTATTCCGCGTGGTTGTTAGACGTGTAGCTCGCGCTCTCCTGGCGCTCCGTCAGCAGCTCGACGGAGCCGTCCGCGTGCTCACGCCCCACGCTCCAGTACACGCCCAGCGGGCTGGGATTGGCGCCCAGGTTTCCGCCGTCCACGTAGAGCTTCACCGTCATTCGGCCCCCGCAAACCCAAGCGCCTCACGCTCCTCGGGGGTAAGCTTGGCGAGCGCCCGGCTGCGGACAGCGTTGTCGTTATGTTGCTGCCACTCCTCGAATGAGTTCCACACCTCCAAGGGCTCGCGCGCAACCTCACCGTGGCCGAAGCCATACACTCTCTTGAGGTTCGCTGCCGCGCGCTCCGCGTCCTCCTTGCAAAAAAACGCACCCTTCGTGACCATCGGCCCCCGGCCCTCCGTAAGGTCCGCGTTCTCTTGTGCAAGCCACACGGTTCTCATAGTACGTGCTTCTGGTTACAGGTTCTTGCTTCGGCGGCCTTGACTGCATCGACCAGGTTGTCGCCACGCCCGAGGACCTCGGCGTCCATGCCCTCGAACCAGCGCACGAAGACCTCCCAACCCGTAGCGGTGTGCCGGAAGTCCCATCCGTGTTGGCCCAAGCGGTACACCGCCTCGATGGTCGTCTTCATTACCACACACTGCGTCCGGGTTCCGTAAGAACAACGTGAGACTAACTTAAACGTTTCATGTGCGCTTGTCAAGGGTCAGAAGAAGGCGCCCCGTTAGGGGCGCACGTTCTTACTCAGCCGAGGACGGGCGTCAGCGTTTCGGCAACGGAGGCCAGCACTGCCGCCGCCGAGGTGGCGAGGCTTGCGGCGCTGGGCAGCGCGCGCAGGTGGGTGGAACGGTTGCGCACGCTCTTCGGCTGCTCGGCCGCGTCCTCCGCGCGCGGTGCGTTGCGCCGGTCGGCCATCGGGTTACCCTGGACGACGATGAGCTTCCGCTCCTTCGTCGTGTTGTCCGGGCAGAAGCTCACCAGGTCCTCGCTCACGATGCGAAGAACCGGGTAGCCCTCGGGGCTCTCGTCCATGCGAGCACGAACCTTCACGGTGAACTCCCCCTCGACGGCCCCGTCCGGGTTGCCGTGCAGGATTTCCTTCATCGCGGCCAGCGACCCGAGTAAGCCGTTAGGCCCGTCTACTCGCTTGCCGCCCACGTAGAACTCGAACGCATGTCGGGCGTCGAGCAGGTCCATCACTTCGGCGTTATTGGCCTGCATGGAGTGTGTTGCTCCCTTCAAAGTCAACATGGGTGAGTCGTCTGTAAACCGGTACAACCCGTCTCTACCGCTGGTTCCTCACGCCGCAGCGTCACCGGTAGAGTGCAAGGACAGTAACGGCACACTCGGATGTTTGTCAACTCCCCTCCGCGAAGGAGAGGACCCTACTGCGCGTTGAATCTCGCGCAGAGCTTCGTCAGGCGGTTCTTGTCCGGGCCGGTGGACCGCACCTGGTTGCGGAACCTCACCTGGTACCACCCCGGTCGCGTTTCCACCACTCGGTACGGCCCTGCTTCGGCGTCTCGCATCTCCGACTCGGTCGGCGGCTCGCTGCTCAGGACCACCAGCGGCGCCGGGATGACGATACCGTCCGTCCCCCTCGAACGCTTCGCCTTCTTGGCGGGCACGGTAGGCGGCTCTTCGTCCAGCGAGTCATCCACGGAGCAGGCAGCGCAGTAGGTAATCTCCCCTCCGGCGCCCGGCAACCGTGTAACACCCTTCGTCTCGAAGGGATTCACCTGACATCCACAGCCCGCGCAGAACGGGGAGCGGCTGAACTTTACCGCGCAGCCGTTGGTGGAGCAGTACGCGCGGTCGAAGACCGGGTCGTAGTGGCACTTGTCTGTCCACCGCCCGATGTGCGTGCCGCAGTGGTCGCACTTACGTCCGGTAGCGGACAGACGGGCCAACGCTTTCTTGCTGTTGTCCTCGGTCACACACCCTCCTCAGCAGACAGAGGCCCAACCTCCAGAGGGAAAGGGTTCACCCCTGGCGGTAGAAGCTCCCCTCCTTTGTGTCCCTTGAGCGGGGATGCGGCGCTTTTGTGTCCCTTCGCGCACGGAGGTTGACGGCATCCGCCGCATTCCGGCTTCGAGTCCTGGGTCACGGGTACGTCCCGCACGTACTCGTAGTGCGAGTTCAGCTGGGTGGCGTGCATCCCAACCGGGATGGACCGTTCCCTGCCCTGCACCGCCAGGATACGGACGTTCTCCCCATCCGAAGAGAGAACCTCCATTTCCCGGCCGAGGTGCCGGTGCTTCCATACTTGCCCCTTCCGAGGCGTCACGTAGTCGTCCATGTGTCTTTCTGGTGCGGGTGAAGTGCGAGTAAAGTAATCGTTACAACACGTTTTGTCAAGGGCATACGAAGAAGGCCCGCCGAAGCGGGCCATTCTTATGAGAGCAACGATACCAGGGTCTCGGTGTTGATGAGCTTGCCGAACTGCGAGCCGCGCCGCTCGCCGGTGTCGGCGTCCACGACCACGGCGGTCGGGGTGAACTTCACCCGGTAGCGTTGGACCAGCTCCGCCGCCTGCGGGTGCTGTTGCTCTCCGGGCGTCAGGTCGATGTAGTGGACAGCGAGCCCACGCAGCAGGAGTGCCGCAATCTTGGGCTTGGCCTCTTCGCAGGGCGGGCAGTTAGCCTGATGGAAGAACAGCAGCTTCTTGCTCATTCGTAAGAATCCTCGTCGAGTAGTGGGGAGCCCGCCTACCGGGCTCCCGGTACAGTACTGGTAGCCTTGGTCAAATGATGGGGCAGGCCCCGCCCAGGCAGCGGAGGTCGTCGTCGGTCAACGTCTCCGCCATTTGCGTGATGACCGCCATGTACTCCTCGTACTCCTCGGCCGTGATGGGCTGCTCGGGGCTGTAGCCGAACGTCGCCACCGTCTCGGCGTAATCGCTCGTGGCGAGCACCGAGATGGCCTTCACCTTCGGCATCCAGGTCTGGATGGCCCGCGTGTACTCCTCGTACGACGTGACGCGCTTGTCGAACTTCGCGGTGTACGAGACCTGGTTGCCCTTCTCTGCTCCGAGCCAGAATCGCTCGATGAGCGAGACCCACTTGAAGTGGTCCGCGAACGTCACGTCGCTGGCCGTGGTAAACCGCTCCTCGGGGATGCCGAGAGTGCGAATCAGCGGGCGCGTCGGGAAGCCCACGATGGCCACGCTCGGGTATACGTTCACGCCCTGCGCGTTCACGATGTCCCACACGACTGGGTAGCCCTTCGCCTCGTACTCCGCGACGAGGTCCGACTGCGACGCCTTGTTGAACTGCGTCCACCGCAGGTACTCGCGGAAGGCGGACGGATGCGCGCCCTCGGTAACGCCCCACAGCTTCGAGATGGTGCCACTTGGCTTCACCGTCAGCACCGTGTGCGGCACGGCCACGCCGAGTTCGGACGCGTACTTCTTCGTCGCTTCGATGACGACTTGCGAGGTCTCCCACATCCAGCGCCAGAAGAGTTGCGACCGCATCACCTTCCAGTGGTCGGTCGGGTTCCACGGACGCATCAGCAGGTCGTAGTCCGCGATGAGGTCCTGGAAGGTCAGGCCGAAGAACTTCCAGGCGAACTCGAAGATGCCCGTGAATCCCACCCCGATGCGGTTCGTACGATGGACCTCCTTCGAGTACATGCTCTCCATCGTGTTCACCCGCATCAGCGCCCTGGCCGCCAGCACGAACGCCTGCCGAGCCTCGTCCAGCGTATCGGCGTGGAACGGCACCACGTCCGCGATGACGCAGAACCCGCCGAGGGCAAAGAGCGAAATCTCGCCGCACGGGTTCACGATGTACTTGTACGGCAGCGCCTTCACGGCCGCGACCAGCGCCGCCGACAGCGCCTTCGTGAGGGGCATCGGCGTGTAGCGGTCGGACTGCGCGAAGATGCCGTCGTCGTAGACCTCCATACCCTCGTCGTTCTGCGCCAGCTTGTCGAGGTTGAGCCAGCCGGGCTCCCCGTTGCCGTGCTCGTACGCGGCGCGACTCGCCGCCTCGAAGATACGCCACGCCTTCGTTTCCTCACGCGTGAGCGTCGTGGCTGCTGAAACACCGTAGACGTTGATGAACTTCGCCTGCGCCGCTCCGACAAGACGCCAGAACTCCGCATCCACGCCCACCGAATTGTTGCTCGACCACAGGCCGTCGCCGCCCGCCTGGCTGTCGTTCTGCTTGACGTGGATGAACTCCAGCACGTCCTCGACCGGGTCCGTCCACGGCTTCACCGCGATGCGAGCCGCACGACGGGCGCCGCCGACCTGCACGGTACGGGCGAGGTAGTGGTCCACGTGCATCGCCTGCTTCCACGGACGCATGTCTCCGTGCTTGAGCGCCGCCAGGTCGCGCAGCGCTTCCATGAGCGGGAGCGGTCCACTGGCGGGACGGTCCTGCATTCCGCCGATGGGGGCACCCTCGGGGCGTACCTCGGAGAAGTCCAGAATGACGAGGGTGTTCCTATACGACCCGGCGTACGCCATCGACTCCAGCATCTCGACCGCCTGCGCCCACCCCTCGCGGGAGTCCGGCACCGGGAAGAGGAAGTGCTTCCGCCCCCGGGTGTTGAGGTCGCGCAGAAATGCGTCACGGTTCTGGAATCCGGCGGCCCACGCCTTCTTGGCCTCGGGGTGCAGGTGGCCGGACTTGAGGTGCGTGCCCTTGTACGTCTGCGGCACCGAGCCGATGACGAGGGCCACGTCCGGCATCTGGCGCCAGTCTACCGGCGTCAACCCGTCCGCGTAGAAGCGTCCGACGCCGGAACCGTTCAGGAGCAGGTAGAACTTCCCCCACGACCACGGGGCCGTCGAGCAGTTGGTGAAGACCTCCATCGGCCGGGTCTTCTGGAGGGCATCGCCCTGCTGGAGATGGCGGCCACTCATCGCCAGCACGCCCCGGCGCATGGCCTGGCGCATCTGGTGGTACTCGATGTTCGTCTCGGGCTCGGGGTCCACCAGGGAGACGTTGCCGTAGCTTGTGCGGTCCGAGGCGTTACCCCAGTCTTCCGCGACGCCGTGCTTGTCGAATCGCATGTACGTGCGGCCGAAGACGGCTTCGCCCATGCCGGGGTCGAGCGGGCGATAAGTAGAGAGGTCAGACATCTTGCGTGGGTCTTCCAGAACTAGGTGTGGCCGGACACGACGGCCCCGCAGGGGTGAGTTGCGGGGCCGTTAACCTGCCCGTAATGTACCGGTAGCCGAAGCCACAGGAAAGGGGTCATCAACGTTTGTTAAGGGGCCATCCACTAGTGGTAGCGTACACGTCACCGTACTGAAACACCATGTTGGGGTGGTGCTTTCCCTCGACTTCGGACACCTCTATCTTCTCGGCTCCGCACTTGCAACGACGCACGTAGTCGAACAGCGGCTTGCCGTCCTTCTCGTATAGGTTTCCGGGCACGGGCTCTCCGTACCGGTGGTGCCAGAAGAGCCCGCACATGTTGCGCAAGTTCACGGCCGCGCTCCGAGGGACCGCCGAATGTGCAGCCGCAGAGCGGCCTGGGCCCCTTGCAGGCGAGCGAGTGTCTCCCGATGCCTGGGGCAGTAAGTCTTGCCGTTCACACACGCGGAACACTGGCTCCAGGTGCGGAATTCGTCGCCTGCGCGATTGCGTGCTTCACGCAGCTCTTCCCTGACCCGGAGGTGCTCTTCCCGTGCTGTCACGCGACCTCCAATTCCACAATTTCCCACTCGTCCTCGATGAATTTGAACTGCACCACTTTGTCGAAATCCAGGGGGAGTTTCTGCCCCCAAGGCCGTGCGTCGGCCGCTGCCCGTTCCGCGTCTGTCATTGGCCGGTAGAGTCCTGAGAGCCACCCGAACGAGGGGCGTGTATGGTACACCTTTCCCTGCGCCGATAGGTTGCTCTTGCTGCGGTGCTTCGAGGGCTTGTAATACAAGCCTGTGGGCTTGTGTCGCAGCTTGTAAAGCTTCATGCCTTGTCATCCTTTCGTATGAGGCCGAGCGCCCGCGTCGGCTCCGCCTGTTCGGCGGTACTCGTTGCGTCGCCCAACAGCAAAAGCTTTCCTTCGTTGAACGCCAAGCGCCGCTCCTGTTCGGTTCTCCTTACAGGCTGAATCCAGGAGGAGTCAAACACGAAGCCCGAAGCAGCTTCGGCAAACAGACTTACTGCTGCCTCGACATTCTCTTCGTACGCCTCCAGTCTGCGCTGAATCGACTTGAGCGTCAGGTAGGCGCCTGCGCGATGCTTGTCGGCGGTGGGGTCGCCGCACTCACGCGCCATGAACATGGAGGCCGTATATAGCGGGCGGTCCACAGCCAATAGACCTTCTACGTGTTGCAAGCGCTCCCGAATGCGAGCCAGCGGAGCCGCATCTCTCACCGCCGGTTGCGGTCGGCTCTCAATTACCTCCAGGATGTCGCGTAGCGCGTCGAACGCATTGGAGCTGTCGTTGCTCTCCTGCGCCTCCCGAGCAAGCACCGCAATACGCTCCAGGGTCGCGTCGTTGGTCACGGGGCCTCCCCCAGCACCTCACGCACGGCGTCTTGGAGATAGGACGGCACCCGCTCATCAATCACCGCCTCAGCCAACGAGCGCTCAGCGGACCATAAGGTACGCAACAGCAGCCCGAGGGAGACCGGCTCCTGGAGCATGGCCTCCACTACTTCGCGGTCGTCACCGGCGTTGTACGCCATCGCCACCGGCCGCCCGTCGAGGTAGATGATGCGGTGCGTGGTGCTGTCCGCGTGGGTCCCTTGGCTGTAGTGGCTCATGCTATCACCGCAGGGTAGTAGGCACCGCATACCGGGCAAATCCACGCGGCGTTGTTCGGACGAGGGAGACCCTCTCCTTCGCACCAGGGACAATCGGCGGGATGCATCATACCAGCACCCCGTTCGCCTTGAGGAAGAGCGCGCGGTTCTCGAACGCCACGGCGAGCGTGCCGTACCCGCCCTGCCGCAGAATGCGCGCGCGGGACTCGCACTTGGTCAGGTGCTCGATTTTCTCCGCGTCACGCACGGCCTTGTCGATACCTGCCGCGAGCCCGTGGGTGCGGGTATACGCCTTGAGCGTCTCCATCCGCTCGTAGTCTTTGCTCGTCGCCATCTCTACACACTCTCCATGTCACAGGTCGTGACCGCAACGCGGAGGGGCACAGCGCTAACAGTTCCGCCATCAGGCCGGATATAGTAGAAACCTCCGCTGGCGTACTCGTGTATGTCACCCACGTTCAAGCTGTATCGCAGCCACGAGTCTTCGTCCGACGAGCGCTGCCCCTCTAGCCAGGTCCGCGCCACTTCCCCGTTCGCGACTATGCCTTCGATAGAAGAAGGGTCATAGGCGTGTTCGACACGACACAGCCACACGATTTGCGGCTCAGTCGTCGGCAGTTCCACCGCAGTATGCATCAGTGTGCCTTTCGCTGGCTGGTCCACCACGCGCGGTCTTCCCCGCGCAAGCGCCACTCTTCCTTCACCTCGGCATCGAGACAATTCCACTCGTCCAACGCGTGAGGAGAGAACACGCTGGTGCGCCCGAGGCACCACGCGGCGTAGCCGTAGAACTCTCGCAGCTCCTCCTTCGTCACCACGAACATCAGTCCCTCCCCACGCCTGCGGGAGGCAGGAAGACGTGCGCGACGTACTGGTGCTCTGCCCCGAGCACGACGGTGCCGACGTAATCCTCCGGCCGCACGTTTACACGGGACTGGCCGCCGTCGAAGATGACCACGCGGCGCCGCTGTATCGGGCGGCCAGGGTCCGCTAGGGCGAAGAGGCAGACGGGTCGCTCGCTCACCCCGCTGTTGTGCGCCAGCACGGTCAGGGGAGTGGCACCCTCGGGAAGTTCGACTTCCTGCGCGGGTTCGAGCGTCAACGGGCAATCCCATACCGTCGTGCTCATCGTCTTGCCTTTCGCTTCCGGTTCACCGTCGCCGCGACCGGGGGAGGGCGCGCCGCGAACTTCGTGCCGCCGTCAGGTGCAGGGGTAGTCGATGGCCACCCCGTGCTTCTTCGCCAAGGAGCAGAGTACTTCTCGCGCCCGCTCCCACGGAGGAGAGTGGTCGATAAAACCCGCGAGGTCGGCAGCGGCCTGTAGCGCCTTGTCCAGGTCTTCGGTAGGTGAGGCGTAACCGGCTCGCACGAGGGTATCCGCCAACAGCCGCGTGTTCTCCAGCCCGACGCTCACTTGCTCTTCCTGAGCCCGGCCAACCCACAGACCCTCTTCCGCGTCTAGGCTTAGCGCCAGTCCGTCGTCTGTGTTCACGACCGCGCCGGTAAGTGCCTGCTCGATGAGCTTGTCTCGCGTCACGAGGCCACCGCCCACTCGAAGACGCGCATGTACGCGTGGTCAGGGTCGTCCTCCGTAGCGCGGTCCAGCACACCCACACGGCCGCGTCGCGAATCGAAATAGCGCTGCGCGAAATCCCGCGCGTCGTGCGCGTTATTCGGCAGGCTAACGACGGTCGCGGCAACCGGCGACCCGAGCGGGGAAATCACGCTGGGAAGCGTGAAGACCGAGACGTAGGTCAGGTCCACGCCCAAGTCGCGCAGCTCTTGCACTCCGAGAACCATCGTAGTTCCCTTTCGTTGTCGGTCATCTTCTGCTTGTGCGTAGTATAATCAGGTCAGAGAGTTTTGTCAAGGGGTATGAAGAAGGCGCCCGCCGAAGCGAGCGCCTTTCGTACGAATCACGCAGCCTTCAACTGGTGCGGGCAGGCACCGTAGAAGCCCTTCGCCATGTTGCAGTTGTGGCAGAGGAGCTGGTACCGGTCCCTCGGGAAACCCTCCTTAATGAGCCGCCGGTAAAGCGTTGTACTCGGTACTGTTTTCCTCTCCTGAGTACCGCCTCCACAGATGTGGTCGATAGACAGAAATTTCGGCTCGTCCTCGCCGCAACAAGCACACGCACCCCCATAGCCCTCTATGACGGACGTACGGAGGTGCTGGTTCTTCCTACGAGCATGCGTACGCACCCGTTCAGGGTTCGCTGCGCGCCACTCGGCCGCCTTCGTCAGGATGTGCTCTCGCTTCTCCGCATACCTGCGCTTCCCTTCCTCGCGGCGGCACTCCTTGCACTCAGGCCGGTGGCCGTCTACGGACCACTTCGCCTGGTGGAACTCGCCCGTTGACTTCGACACCCCGCACCGCGCACAGGTTTTCTCAGTCACCGAAGACTGCATCCATTTCTACGTCGGCTTCGGCCTTCGCTGCATCGAACGCCTTCTGCACGGCGCTCTTGTCCTGGAGAAGCTTCGTAAGAACGCTGTTGAAATCCAGTTTCTCTACGAAGCATTGTGAGGACGCAAGGTCCATCGCCGTCTTCGTCTCCCTGGTCATCGGAATCCAGTAGTTGGTCTTACCCGAAAAATCGAAGACCATGTAGCCGAAGGGGAGGGTGTCCCCGTGCTTGGAGAACAGCTCGTTCAGCACGCGGGCGAGGTCGTCGGTGTTCTTCACCTCCTCGTCGTCCACCTGGTCGGCCAACGACTTCGGCAGGTTCTCCTTCACGCCCTTGATGAGGTGCTTGAACGCCTTCTCCTCCACCAGCCCCATCTGCGCCTTGAGAGCCTCCTCCTGATAGCCCTTGCCCTTCATCTCCTCGAAGAGCTTCACGAACTTCTCAGGGCGGATGCGACCCTTGAGCATGTTGAGCCGCATGTTACGCAGCTTCACCATGTCCTCGTCCCAGTCCACCTTCACGATGACGGGCACCTCGGCCATGCCGAGCATCACCGCCGCGTCCTTGCGGTGTGCGCCGCCGACGATGAGCCAGTACTCTCCGTTGTCGTGGCTCTCGTTCAGGTAGGTGGCCCGCATCGCGGCGGTGATAGGCGCGACCTGCACGGGCTCCAGGAAGCCGTCGTCTTGGATGCTCTGCACGAGGCCCTTGAAGACCTTGTCGCTCTGTTCGTTCGGATTCCACGAGGCAGTGATGAGCCGCTCGATGGGGAACATGAGGGACCCCGTGGGAATCCAGACGCCGGAGGCGCTCTCGCGGAAGCCGTACTTGTCGGTGCTCATGGTACTGGGAGTTTGGTGGTTCATACGAACGCCCCTGGAACCGGAGTCCCAAGGGCGTCGGAGAGAGCGTAGCGTCTACCGGTATTTGTGCAGGTCAGTCCGCGTCGGGGGCAGGCAGCGTACCGGGTACCGGCACCGTGATGCGAACCCCGTCCTCGCCGGGGTCTTCCCCGAAGTAGATGATGTCGTTGCCCATCACACGTGCAGGGTCACGACGGCCTGGATGACCGTGATGTCTTCGGTCCCCTCGCGCTTCGTGTCGAACCCGAACACGTAGCTCATGCCCTTCGCCTGGGCCGCGAGCTGCGACTGCGCGATGATGAGTCCCTTCACCATCTGGTTCACGGGCTCGGGGCCCATCGCCCGCACGCGCAGAGTGCCGCTGGAACGCTCCTGGAGTGTCATCACGATGCTCTTGGCGAGCGAGCCGGGGTTGGTGTCGCGACCCACCTTGAGCGGCGTCTCGGCCACCGTCGCGCCGTAGCGCGCCAGGTTGTCGGAGGTCTGGTACATTGGTCCGGTCGTTGAACGGCTACTTGATAATACGGCGGACCTGGATGGCCCGCTCGCGTGCTCTCTCCCGCTGCGCCTTTCCTTCCGGCGTTCGTGCGTCAGGCTTCGGCTCGCGGAGGTCGCGAATCTCGACCAGCCCTTGACCCTTCACATAGAGCCACAACTCCTTAGTGGTGTTGTGCGCTACGGGCAGGTCGCGGAGCAGGGCGCAGTTCGCGTCCTCCGAGAAATCACCGGTGCTGGTCAGCTTCGACTGGACGAGCCGCGTGCCGTCTGCACGGACACACGACACGTCCCAAAGCCCCTGCGAGGAGGCGGACCGGGTGCACGTGTAGCCCATCGCCTCAAGCGTGGACTTGACCTCGTACTCCTTGGCCCGCCCCCGCACGTAGTTTGTCGCCATTACTGCCTTCGGGTGTGCGCTGTTGTTCCGGTAATCTAACAGTACAGTACCGGTACGCGCAAGTACACCGCTAGGCGACTTCGACCAGGTCCTCCCCCGTCGCGACCTTGTACACCAGGGCGGTCTTGCTGAAACCCCGCCCGGAGGTGAACGCCTCCATCAGCCGCATCGACTTCACCCCCGACACGAGAGCCCGCGCCTTGGTCTTGTCGAGCCGTGACAGATTCTTGTTGGCGAAGGTACGCTCTTCCGTCACCTCGCGCAGCAGGTTCAGCCCTACCGGTACCGGCGGGAACTCCGCGTCGGCGGTCGCCACCTCGGCCTCCGCGAGGATGAGCCCCGCCAGGGGTCCGTGGAAGATGTCCACATCCCAGCCACCGCGCGAGTACCGCGTCTTCGACAGCCAGTTCGACACGAGCACCGAGAGCGTCTTCCAGGCCCATCCCGGAATCTCCCACTCGTACTCCTTGCGCACGAAGCCGTTGCCGAACTTGAACGCCGTGTGGAACCGCAGCCCCTTGGCGGGGATGTGGTAGTCTGTCGCGCGGAGGCGCCACTCCATGAACGACAGGGCCACAATGTACCCCTGCTTCACGGTCAGGTCCTTCTCCATCTCGCCGTTGAAAAACGCGAGCTGGTAGGACGCCAAGTACTTACGCTCGATTTCGTTCATGTGTTCTCGTTGTCGTCGGTGGGCCCCCGCAGGCAGCGAGGGCAGACTTCGACCGCCACGTACGGGCCGTCCCACCCCAGCTTCTCTGGCGGGGCATAGATGCCCTCGCCCTCGTATATGCCCTGGTTACAGAAGTGGCACCACGACAGCACGTTGCCTTTGAAATCTCGAATCGGGCCGCGCAGCGTGCCGCGCAAGTCCCGCAGCTTCCAGCCACTCCGCAGCGCACGAATGCCCTCGTACGCAGCGAGGAAGTACTCAGTCATCACTTTTCTCACTCCGCACCCGGATGGTAGGTGAAGCCGCCGCGCGGTCCGCAACAGCGTCGTTCCACCGCCCCTCGTCGGTACAGCCGAAGGAGAAGGCTGGAGACGGTGGCGGGGTCTTCGTCCAGACGCGAGGCCCACTGGCTCGCGGTCATGCCGGGCACTGCCTCCACACTGTACAGCAGGGCCCCAGTGAGAGTCGGTCGCTCTTTGTTCATCGTAGCATCCATTTCGCCCGTTGACGGAGGAGGTTACGCGCCGCGTCCACGTCGCCCTTCGCTTCCGTAAGAGCCACCTGTGCATGCAGGCGGCCCACACCTTCCTCCTCGGCCAGGGCCACCGCCTCGGCCTCCTCGCCGGTGACGGTCTTCTTAGCCGCTGCCGCGACGCGGTCCTGGTGCTCCATCGTTCGTACGAAGGGCTCCAGCTGCTTGCGATGCTCGGGGTGAGCAAGGCACGCTGCTAGGATGTGTTTACACGGTCGGCCGCTCTCCTCGCCGGACCGGGCCTCGTCGCCCTCACCACGCGCGCCACCCGGCAGGAGGAAGTCCTCGCAGTAACAGCGCGTGGTGGCGGCGCCGTCGTCCAGGTTCACGAACTCCCCCGGAAGCGCGTCCTCGGGTACCCCTTCCCGACCCTTCGGGTCGTAGACGTGGTAACCGCCGTCGAAGGGCGTCACCGTACAGCGCAGAGCACGCCGCAGGCGGCCGAACTCGATTTCCGTGACGCCCCGCAGGGGCCCGTACAGCCCCGCCGTGTCCACCTGCGCGGCGGTGGCAGCAAACTCCTCGTTCCATCGCCCGAAGCCGAGCCAGTTGTCGTTCAGCGTCATTTGAACTCCCACCCGTCAAGTGGGTTCTTAGCGAACCGGTTGAAGGCATCCTCGGGACGGACTGCGCCCCACTTGGCGAACGCCTGCTCGAAGAGCGTATCTACCGCAGCAGTTTTCTTCGTAGCTGCCCAGTAGTCCTGTTCGCGCAGTATCTCCGCGTCGAGGTGCGCCTGTATCTCCCGAACGAGGGCCGCCTCGACGTTCGGGTCCGGAGCCGCCTCTGGCGGGCTAGTGGCTTCCCGGTCTACGAAGTATTCCAGTACCGCCACGCCTCTACGCCGCGCTTCGTCCATCACCCCCGTGTCACTCGGGTCGTCGTAGATGTAGACCAGAGCACTCTCCGGGTCCGCCGCTACCCATTTCACGGCCTCAGTAACGGAGTAGAACACCCTCTCGGGGTGGCCCCTTGCCTGTACCCACTCACCTGCCGCGAGGGACACCCCCCACAGTGTGTCGAAATAGCCCACCGTATCGAGGGGGAATCCCATCAGCTCGACAACCGTGTCGAGGATGGTTGACACCGCCTCGGGGTTGACGATGTGGCGACTTCCAGACACCAGGAGGCGCGCCATATCACGCCGCCTTTCGCTGATGGGGCCGGTGCGCCTCGACAGCGTGCCGCAGCAAGTCCAGCCCTCGGCCGAGCGACGTAGTGTACTGGTCGGGCTGCACGAAGAAGGCAACCCACTCCATGCCCCTCGTCTCAAGCTGGTTCACCAGGATGAGCGTGGGCGCAGAGCCGGTCATCGCGCGCCGCTTTCCGGCGATGTACCCAAACTCGGCGGCAAGTCCGATGGGGACCGTATTCGCCACCTCGACGTAACCAAATACGATGTCCGCGCGGTCGAGCCACTCCCGCTCTACCTGCGCGGCGAGGAACAGCATCCCTCCCCCGTCCGGACTCACTTCTCGTGGGTCCAGGAACTCGACCTCGCGGTCATCCGCGAAAGCGTCGATGACGTTCTGCTGCCAGTCCGTCTTGAGACCGCCCGCCAGGTAGACTCGAATCATCAGCGTACCGTCAGTGTACCGTTAGCGTGGCTTTAAGAAGAAGCGTCACCCAAGATAATAGGGTCACGCCGTTTTGTCAAGGCGAGGCGACGAGCTTGTTGAACAAGTTGGCGAAGCGGTTCGGGTCGGGGAACGCCTTGCACAGCGGCGACTCCTTCCCCACGTCGCACGTGCACGCCGGGTGCTCCCCGGACCGCTCGAACTCCAGTGCCTCATCCATCAGCAGCAAGCGGCTCTGCATGAACGCCTCGACCTGCTGCGCGTCGAAGGGCACGACGTACTCCTTCAACTCCTGCGTGCCCTTGTTCTCATACAGGACGATAAAGCCGCGTAGGGGCAATGCGTCGAATGCGTCCCGGTGCTTCTTGCCGGAGGCCGTGCGCTCCCACTCCAGCGCGTGCTCGTAAATGAGCACCTGATTCGTATGAACCACCCTCGGCTTGTCCTGGAGCCAGCGGTAGCCGTCCGGGTTGATGCTCTTGATTTCGAGGCCCCACTTCTCGCCGTCGATGTGCAGCAGCCCGTCCGTGCTCCCGAGGATGCGGTGCGGCTCGTGCCGCAGCTTCACCTCGGCATAGGTCCATCCGTTGCCGCTCGGCCGGAACCCCTTGTGGGTCTCCAGCACCGGGCGGTCATTCTGCTTGTCCCAATCGACCCGGCGGACCCACAGCCCCCACAGGTGGGCGCCGAGGTACGACTGGATGCGGGCGTGCACGTCGTGGCCATTCCCGAAGATGCGGCCGAGGCGCGGGTCTACCGAACCCTCGCGGATGGTGTACCCCTCGGGGTGATAGTTATAGAGCGACCACTCGCGTGGACAAAAGCCACCCGCCAGGGAAGACGGGTGGAACATCTTGTCGCGGCGGTCCTCGCTCAAGTCGGTGAGTAGTAAGTGCTCTTCGATGAGCGGGACCGCGTAGCCGGTGCGCTTCTTGGCGTTGTTCTTGGCGATGGCCTTGAGGAATGCGCTCACGCGCCTATGCCCTTTCTACGGTTCCGCCAGTCCCGCCAGGGCTGGAGGACGTTGACATTGAACCCCTCCAGCGCCATCGCCCCGAAGGAGATGGCCGTGAAGATGGGGCTCGCCGCCACGATGATGGACTTGCCGAGGAGGGTCAGCTTGAGCCCTCCCTTGAGTTCGTGCCACGCCGCCCAGCCGAGGCCGCCCTGAAACCAGAGGTAGGCGGCGAGGAGGAGGAGCAGCAGATTCGTAGTCGTCATGGTCATCACTTCACTCCGGTAGAGCCGAAGGCGCCGTTTCCGCGCTCGGTCTCGTCCAGCGCGTCGGCGTCCTCGAAGAACGGGTGTTCGACCCGGAGGAAGACCACCTGGGCGATGCGCTCGCCGTGCTCGATAAACAGCATCGCGGAGGTTGCGTTCTTCACGATGATGCCCACCTCGCCCCGGTAGTCCTCGTCAATCGTGCCGGGGGCGTTCACGATTTCCAGCCCCTTCCGCAGGCTCGTGCCGCTGCGCGGGCGCACGTCCATCACCACGCTCTCGGGCAGCGCTACGCGCAGACCGGTGGGGATGACAGCACGCTGCCCCGGCATCAGCGCGATGAACGGCGTCTCCGCCTCCGTGTCCGCATGCCGCGTGAACAGCTCGGGACCCTGCGTCATCTGCACCGGCGAGCCGAGTAGGTACGCCTTGAGGTCGTACCCGGCGGCGTGCGGGGTGCCGCGCGCCGGAAGCTCGGCGTCCGCGTGCAGCCGGTGCCAGCGGGCGACGTGCGCGGGGTGCGCGAAACGGGCGCGCTCACTCACGGCGGCGGCCCTTTCGAGGCGGCGGTCGCTTACGGGCATTCCGCTTGGCAGGGTGCTTCTTTCGTCGGTCGGGTTCATCCGCCTTCCAGTTCATCGTCAGGGTGTACCCCTCGGGGAGCATGTCCGTCAGGTCCCGCTCCAGGTGCTTGGGGGAGGGCAACGCCTCGCTCGCCTTCATGGAAATGAGCACCTCACACCGGCGTCCGAGCCGCGTCCGCACCTCCACGTCCGCGACCGCGCGGCTCTCCCAGGCGATGTAGTCGCGTAGCCCTATAGCTACCCGCTCAGGCGTCGATGTGAGCATCGTTAGGCCGTCCTCAGTAGTCTCCGAAGGTTGTAGTCCGTCTCCAGGCACGCCCGCATCTGCCGCTGCAAGTCCTCCAGCGTGGTGCTGTTCGCCAGCATGCTGTCGAAGCCGCGTCCGCCGTCCGGGCTCTGCCAGCTCCAGCCGTTCAGGGCGGTCTCGCTCTCGTGCCCCTCAGTCATCTCGGGCTTGCGACCGAACACGCGGTAGACCTTCCCTCCGAGGCTCTGCACCCACCGCACCTCGTTCGGAAACCGCACGTCGGGCACGACGATGAGCTTCACCCCGTGCTCGGCCAGGTCGAACATATGCGCCTCGGCGTGCCGCAGCCACACGTCCTCGCCGTAGACCATCCGCCCCTCCTCCGTCCCGCGCTTCTGCAACACGTCCCGGTCCTCCGGGTCCTTGTGCGGACCGAAGATGCTTGCGGGGTTACGGCCGTCCTTCGCGACGGCGTCCACCTTGAAGTGGCGCGCGAGAGACTGCGGGACGAACCCGTACTCCTCGACCGCCACCTGCGTCAACGTGCTCTTGCCGTTCCCCATCTGCCCGGAGATTCCGAGCACGGTAACGTCGCCCGGCTTCAAGTAGTACATCGTCTTACTCGTAGTGGAATGTAATCGCATCAAGGAGAGTTGTCAACCCCGCATGGCGGAGCCGGTACTCTACCGGTACTAGGGTTCGTGCGAAGAGCCGGAGGCGCGGCGCTGGCTGGCCTCCTGTTCGAGCAACTCCAGGTAGCGGTTCTTCGGGATGACCGCCCAGTCCTGATAGTTGGACGAGCCCAGGCTGTCGAACCGCAGGAACAGCGCGGGCTCCATTCTCGCGTCGAACGCCTCGTTGACCAACTTCTCCAGCCAGTCCAGCTTGAGCGCGATCTGGCGGGCCTGGGTGCTCTTGGCCTCAGCCATGATGCGCTGCCCTGCGTCCCGGTCGCCGCCGTGTACGTCGCCCTTCATACCCTTGTTGCCGGACCCGACCGTCGTGACGCCCCCGAGGTCCTTGGCGAGCTTCTTCTCGTGTCGGGTGAAGCCTTTCTTGCGCCGCTCGTTCGGGTCCTCGCCCAGGAAGCGCGGCTCCCGCCTACTCCCGAGGGGCACGCGCCACCTCCGCGTCGTACTCCGTCTCGGGCAAGAACACCCCGCAAGTGGCACACCATACGTCCCAGTGTACCGTTCCGGTCACGGCTACGGGCGCCAGGGTAGTCGGCAGCGAGAGGTACAGCCGGTGATTATGGTGCCCGCGCGCCGTAATGTTCAGGTTCGCCACGGCTCCACCTCGTCTTCCTGGACCACGTAGTCCTCACCTTCGATGAGGCGCACGCCGCAGACGACGCACGTCACCTTCGCCTCCTGGGCCACCGCGAGTGGGAGGACGATGCCGCCCGCTCCGGTGTCGTCGTCTTCCCGAATGACCGGCGGCTTGGTGTGCGTATGCTCGATGTTGAGCGGGTGCCCTGAGTGTTCCTCGGCCGTGATGTAGATGATGCCGTTCATACGATGCTGGCCTTGAGTGCGCGCTTCTGCTGCCCGTTCGGGCAACCGCAGTAGTTCTTACGACCGACCGGCACCCCGGCGGCCGTAGTCACGCCGGTCGTGTCAATGACGCCGCTGTTGCCGCAGAGGGTGCAGTGCTTGTCGATGTAGTTCTCGAACCAGTAGTCCGCGACCGCCTCGTTCATGCGCTCTTCTTTCGCGCGTCCCCGCGCGTCAGCGTCCAGTACCCCAGCGGCAGAAACGTTTGCACTCGGTGTCCGCTGAACTCCTTCTGGAAGCTCTTCGGACCGATGACCGTCTCCATCTTCGCGCGGTACGTGCCGCGCGCGGTCGGGATTTCGACGTACTGGATGCCGTGGTTCTCGTGCAACTGCCGCATCGCGGACAGGTCCAAGCCCCACGCCGCCGTGCCGTTCTCCCTCGCGTCCTGCGCGGTCTCCGAGCCTCCCCGGAAGAGGTGGCGCTCCTCGTCCCGCCGGAACGCCACGAACGTTTCTCCCTGCACGTGACCGATTTGTCGCACCTGCCCCGACCGCTCCGTCACCTCAATGGTGGTGCCGTTCTTGAGCCGCTTCATCAGGCGTGCTCCGGCTGGTCTCCTGCGGTAAAGAGAAGGAGGTATTCCTGCTCCTCCTGGTCCGCGTCCATCGTCACGGCACCCAGGTCGAGGGCTTCCGCGAACTCCTGAATGCCCCGCAGTGCGCGGGCCTTCTGCGCGCCACTCGGCCACAGCTCGTTCTTGCCGTAGCGCACCTCGATGCGTAGTCCGTTGCTCATCATCCCGTGTAGTTGAAGTCCAGGTAGAACACCGCTGCCGCCGCCTCGCGCGGGGTGCTCATGCCGCGCTCCCCTCCAGCCAGGGGACCCCTACGCCGAGGCGCTTCATCTTCACCTCGAACTCGCTGCGCTCGCGCACCGTCTTCCACGACCCGTCCGGAAGCGTGACGAGCCAGCCAAACTTCTCGGCCGCCTGCATCGCGCTCTCTGCGTCCGACCAAGCGAGATGCTGCATCACCTCGATGTCCAGCCGCGTGAGGGTCATCGACTCCAGGCGGTAGTCCACGAACGCCTCCCACGCGTGCGGCACCCAGGCCGTAACGAAGGCCGCGACCGCTTCCGCGAATTCACGAATCTCCTCCTGCGCGTGCTCGTCCAGCCGCAGCCGCAGGAAGTTGAGCAGGTTGTGGAGGTCCACCTTCCACACGAACTCGGTGTACTGCGCCATCGGGAGGACCTTGCGGGCCTGCTCGCGCGCAACCCCCGCCTCCAGTAATTCCGCGTACGCCGTCCGGCTCTCCTCGAATGCCGAGGCTTCTGTAAGGTCCGCGTTCTTTTGCTCTCCCAGGATGCCGCCCGAGCCCTGCTTGTTCGCCGTGCTCTGGAGGCGGAAGTTTCCTTCCCCGGTCTCCTCGATGTACGGCAGCGCCTCGCTGTACCGGAAGCTGTACTCGTTGAACGAGCCGGTCCGGTGCCGGAACCACTGCCGCACCACATACAGCGGCGCGCGCACGTGGAACTTGATGACGGCCATCTCGAACGGCGTCGTGTGCCAGTGCCGCATCAGGTAGCGCAGCAGGTGCCGGTCGTCGGCCAGGCGCTTCCCCGCCAGTTGGTAGTACGACTGCCGCGCTGCTTCCACGACGGCCGCGTCACTTCCCATGTAGTCGAGCGCGCGCACCCACCCGTAGGGTCCCACGTGAGCCGCCTTGCCGAGCAAGTCATCCAGGGCGGGCACCGAAGCTCGCGTGAGCGGCAGGTCCTGGTACTCGGGGCCCTTCGTAGTCATACGGTGCTCCTCTCGCGTACGACCGCGTGGCGCGCGGTCTGGTACTGCTCCATGACCTGGTCGTAGTAGTCCCGCGCCTCAGTAAGGCGGGCGATGTACGTGTCCACCGTGCTCCGCAGCTTCGGCTCCTCCTGGTGCGCGCGCTGGTACTCGGGAAGGCCGTTGTAGGAAGAAAACCGCTCGTTGTACTCCTTGAGCCCCTCGCCCAGCGCTGTGCGCAGCTTGCCCTGGGCCGCTTTCACCTCGCGCTCTAGCGCGGCCATCAGGATTTCGTTCGTCGTCGCCACTGCTCGTCCTTTGCTCGTCTCTGTTCGTACGAAAGGAGGAGCGGCCGTTAAGCCGCCGCCTCGTCCGGCACCAGGTCTACCACCTCGGGCTCGTCTCCGCTCGACGGCAGCGCACCCCGATTCTGCATCTTCACCTCGGCCAGGATGCGGTCGCTGACCGTCTTCACCTTGGCCTTGTCCTGCTGGAGGAAGGAGACCACCGAGTCGAGGCCCTGGAACGTGCCGTTCTTCGAGAGAGGGTTCTTGAACGCGTCCCCGAACGTGGAAGTCAGGTCGTACCACGCCCCGCTCTGCTTGATGACGCCGAGCTTCACCGCGTACCCCATCATCTGCTCGAAGTTGTTCACCGACCCCTTGCGCACGCCGAGCGCGGGCACGTCGGTGCTGTACAGCTTGAACGACCCCTTCTTGAGGGGCGGGAAGACCTTGTTCTTCTCGGTCTTGAAGAAGAACTCACTCCCGACCTTCGTATCATCCTTGCCCCCGACGTTTCCGTTCTGGTCGATGGCCTTCCCGCGCCGCATCGAGATGATGATGCTCGACGCGAAGTTCTGCCCCTTGCCGCCCGGCCAGGTCGTCGGGTCGCCGTACATCACGCCGACCTTCTCACGGAACTGGTTCACCATGTAGATGGCGGGCTTGTTCGGGTTGTTCATCCCGAGCGAGTTGAGGCTCGCCTGGAAAGTGCGCATAGCCTTGTTCCAGATGCGGGCCATGCTGCCCACCGTCATCTTCTCGGCGCTCTCCTCCACCTCGACGCCGGGCGTCATCATCGCCACGGAGTCGATGCCGACGAGGTCCAGCTCCCCGGTCCGCAGGAGCTTGTTGACCACGTCCACGCCCTGCTCCGCATGCTGCGGCTGGATGACGATGAGCGTGGGAACGTCCACGCCGAGGCTCGCCGCCCACATCGGGTCGAAGTGCCCCTCGGAGTCGAACAGTGCGACGGTGTGCGGCTCGTTCGCGCCGCAGGCGCACGCCTCCGTCACGACCATGTCCTGCTTGAGGATTTCGCCCGTCGCCGGGTCTACCTCCTCGTCGGTGTACCACTGGAACGGCGAGAGGCACTTCCGGCAAGTGTGCTGGAAGTTTGCCGCGATGAAGAGGAAGAGCGTGGTCTTCGCGGTCGCCTCCTCGCCCACGACCATCGTGAAGCGTCCCTTCGGCAGGCCGCCCCCGATTTCCATGTCGAGGGAGAAGATGCCGGTCGGGATGCGCGTCAGGTGCGCGAAGGCGACCTGAGAGGCGAGCGCGATGGTGCCCGCCCCGTACGCCTTGTTGACCGCGCCGAGCGCCGCCATGAGGTTCTTCTTCTGCTGAACTGCGTTTGCCATGTGTCGCTCATTCCTTGGGATGGACGCGGGAGGGTCAGGTGCCGCCGGGACCCTGTAGCGCCTGGTAGATGGCGTCCTTCTCGGCCTCCAGGAAATTCGAGGCGATGTAGGACGCCTCGTGCAGCCCCGCCGCGACCTCTTCGAGGTAGCACGGAAGCTCGACGCCCACCGCGATGCGGATGGACTCGAAGTTCCCCATGTTGATGGTGCGGGAGACCTCGGCGGTGACGCGCGCCGGGACGGAAGCGAAGGTCCGGGCTTCGAGGTGAGTTTCCTCGTAGGTCTGGCCCTGGCCCTGCGGGAAGGTCCGCTCGACCCAAATCTTCGGGGTCTGCGCGGTGGGCGGAGTGGGGGGCATCTAGGTTCTCGTCGTTCGGGTTCGTCGGGTGTACCGGTAGAGTATAGGCGTAGCACCGGCACTTGTCAAGGGGCAGAAAGCGACCGAGGGGCTCGTAAGAACCCCTCGGAGTGCGTCTTCTTACGAACGCTTACGCGTTCGGGACCTGGTAGAGACCCTGGTCCATCTTCTCGAACTCCTCCGTCAGCCTGTCCGAGAACAGCGCGTGGCTGCTCCCCCGGCTGGGGAGGTTGAGCATCTCCTTCACGTTGTCGATGGCCCGCATCTCGTCCAGAGTGAACAGGCGCGGGTTGCGCCCCTTCACCATGTTCTCCGGGACCATCGAACCCCGGTGGTACGGCTCGGGAATCTGCTTGCGCTTCCACCAGAGGCGAAGCACCTCCGGCGCCCGGCCGAGCAGCTCGGCCACCGCGCCGGTCGAGAAGACGGGCACCGAGACGGTCTGACCGTGGCGGGCGTCGTGGCGGTCCTTCACCTTCACCTCGATGGAGCCCTTCGGCTCCAGCTCGGCCAGGATACCGAAGGGCGGGAACTCCTTCTGTTCCGGCCTCTCCTCCAGCCACCGCTTGCGCTTTGCCCGCACCTTGATGCCGCGCCGGTACTCGGGGTCACCCTGGTACCGCTCCTTCTTCTTCTTGAGGAGTTCGTCGCGGTTGGCGGCGTAGTACTCCTTCTGGTACTCGATGTTACGCGCAAGCTCCCGCTCGGACTTCTTGCGCTTTCGTGGGGTCATAGTCAGGGGGGTCATGGGGTTGAGCCTTGCGTCACATCGTACAGAGCATAGGTGGTGGTCGTCGTGTAGCACGCCGCCGCCTCTTGAGGGTCCAACTTGCCCGCCTTAGCGAGCTTCTCCACCTTCTTCTCGTTGACGGTCTTCGTGATGGTCAGGTTCGCGGTGAGCGCGTTGTTCAGCATCCGCGCCGCCGTGTCCAGACCCTTACTATCGAGGAAGTCCGTCACCATCCTCATGGCGTCGAGGAGCCCAGCCACGTTCACCGCCACGGTCTCGTCGGTCGCCTCGTCGTACAGCCCCCTCGTCTGGAGCAGGGCCGTCATCGCGGCCTCGTCCATCTTTGCGGCCGTACGGGGTCGAGCCTCGATGCGGGCCGTAGAACCTTGAAAGGCGACCGTGCCCTTCGCGTCCTCTTTCCCTGCGCCCAGCCGGGCGAGCAATTCGACTCGAATGCGGCCCTTCGCTTCGCTGGCGTACTTCTCCGCGTAGTGCGCGTGACGGTACGCGTCCGCTATGGCCGCCGTACTCATCGGTAGCGACTCCCCGACCACGTCCTTGTCCATCCGGGAGAGTAGGCTCTCCAGTTCGGAAGCTGTCAGGTCGAGGTCTTGAAGAACGCTCTGTTCGTACAGGTTAAGACTTACGGCAGGTGCGGTCATGCTGCCCACCCGAGTTTACGGTATTCGTCGTCCCGCTTGTCGTAGCGCTTCTTGAGCGGCGGGATATGGTTGTCCACCGGGTCCACGACCACCGGCGTCTTCTTGCCTTCCTTGATGCGCTGGATGCGCCCTACGGCCTGCTCGATGCCGGTGCGCGGAGTCGCCATCAACAGCGTGTCCAAGCTGGCGATGTCCAGCCCCTCCTCCGCCATCTGCCAGGTGGCGAAGAGAACCTGCATCTGCTCGGCCCGCGTCCGCGCCGTGAGGTCCATCCCGCCGACGTAGAAGTCGGTCGAATACGGAGCCTCCTGCGCCTGCGCGGCCGTCACGAACTCTTCTTTGAGCAGTTCCAGGTGCGCCCGCCGCTCGGAGAGTACCAGAATCTTGCGGCCCTTGCTCGCCGCCTGGAGAAGCAGCTGCACCAGCTTCGCGTTCCGGGAGGGGTGGGTTGTGATGTAGTCGATGACCCGCACGTTGTCCCACTTCCCGAACCGCTTCATCTTCTTCTCTTCCTCCGGCGTCGGCGCCACCGGCATCTTCACCACCTGGATGCGCGGCGTGACCCGAGGGACCTTGCCCCGCGCCGAGATGGAGCCAATGTGGTAGAAGAAGATGTCCTCCAACCCGTCCTTCCTCTTCGGCGTCGCCGTCACCCCCAGCCGCTTCGCCGCCGGGAACAGCGTGATAGCCTTTTGGAATGTCGGGGCCGCCGCGCGGTGCGTCTCGTCGGTGATGATGAGCCCGAAGCTCTCGTAGAACTCTGCTTCGTATTCGCGCGCCGCGAGACTCTGCACCATCGCCACCACGATTTTCTTTCCGCGCCACTCGACGCGGTCCTGCTGCACGATGCCCACCTCATCGGGGTCCAACCCGAGAGCGGGACCGAGCACCTCTTTCGGCTTCGCCTTGACCCCGAGCTTCTTACGACCCGCCTCGGTCCCCAGGATTCGCTCGACCCACTGGGTCATCAGGAACTCCTTGTGGACCATGATGAGTGTCTTCCGCCCGAGCTTCGACGCCAGAATGAGCGACCCGATGGTCTTGCCCCACCCAGCTTCTGCCTGCATCACGGTGCCGTAGTTGGCGCGGAGCGCCGTCTCCACGGTGTCGAGCACGCCGACCTGGTAGTCACGCGGGGACACCAGCACCGGCATGTCCACTGCCTCTCCCACGACCGTCCGGTCTACTACGGGAAACCGGTCGCGTAGCTTGTGGACCAGTGCACGCGGGAAGCGGTAGTACACCCCGACCTTCTCGTACAGGACGATTTCCTTCTCCACGCCGTCCGGCACACGCCGCCCCGCCCGCTGGGCGTTCTCGTAAACCGGATTCGCGAAAACCATCCGCTTGCGGATACTCGCCGCGAGCGGGTGGTTCTCATGCACCCAAAGGTGCCGGTCTACGATAAGAGTCTGTTCATCCATGACAAGCTCGAATGTAACGTTTCACCGGCTGTTTGTCAAGGGGTACATTCTTACCGGTCCCCTGTCGCGTCTACTCGCCGTCCGGCGTCTTGGGGAGAAAGCACGATGACTGTGCTCGCGCGCCGCTTGTACTTCTTCCCGCCCGGCTTAAGTACGATATACGCGTCCCCGGTAAACAGGCCGTGTCGATGCTCCCACACCGACTGAGACAGGCTGACAACCGTTCCCCGCTTTACCTCCGCGTCCGCGAAGTAGAAGGCCACGTCCGCCCCGATGTTGAGAGCGGTGCCTTCCGCGTCTGCGAGCGTCATACGTGCCTCGTCGGCCAGCTTTCCCCGACGCAGCCGCCATACGTCCGCGCGTTGTCCACCGACCACGGTACGTCATCCATCCACACGTCCACCGCGTAGCCGTGAAGACGCGCGGCGGCCTCCTTACTCATCCCGGACGCGAACACGATGGGAAGGGTCTGGCCAACGACCTTCCGCATGTCCGCCTCGTACTTCTCGCACCGCTGCGACGTGATGATGACTTCGTGCCCCCGGTTCCGGAGGACGTTCGCGATGTCCGTGAACGCGTCCGGGTCCGAGGTGAAGGTGTCGTCGTAGTCGATGCTGTAGGTCTTCTTGCGCATGGCCTTCTTACGAACAGGAAGGGATGAGCGCCGCGACGGCGACCAGGAGCAGCAGCCACGGGAATCCGCCTACCGGCGCACCGTAGTCCCGCACATCTACCAGCCCCGGCGGCTTCGGTTTGGGCGGCACTGGCCGCGCCGCACACGGTCCGTCGTGGTCGGGCTCGCGGGAGCACCACCAGCCCGGTGGCGGGCGGTTGCACCCCTGGTTGTTGTGCGCGAGCCCTTCGTAGTAGTCGTGGTCGTACGGGTGGACGGTCACTCGCCCTCCAGGCGGTCCGCGAGGTCCTGGGCGTAGCGCGCCAGGTGGCCGTTCGTGAACTCGAAGGCGTGGATGCCCCGCGCCTCGGCGTCCGACAGGCCGCGCATCATCTTCTCGATGTCGCCCGGCAGCACGTGGTCACGGAGCAGCATGTACAGGAACACCACCAGGGGCCGTCCGTCGTTCACGCTGCCTGTGCGCTCCCGCAACTCTTCGGAGACGCGGTCCCGGTCGCTCGGGTGATGCTTGGGATGGTTCAGCATCTCCCGCACGCGCGCGGTCTTAGAGGCGGAAGCCATCACCCTACCTCCAGAGTGACCTTGTCCTTGTTCTGCCGCTCCAGCACGTCCGCCAGCGGCGCGTAGAAATACGCGGGGAGCGCCTGCCCCTTGGCGCCGGTACGCGGCACCTCCACGATGTACCGGTCCACCGCCGAAGTGAGTCCGTCGAACCGGCGCCGGGGCGTGTGCTGCGGCAGCGCGGCGAACTCCGCGCTCGCGAGGTACCGAGCGTTCACCCACGCCGGGACGAACCCCAGCACAGTCCCCGTCTTCTCCTTCTGGTGGCTTCCTCCTTGGGAAGTCCACGTCACCGTGGTGCCCGGCTGGATGCGCGGCACCACAGTCTCCCCCGCACCCCCATCCATACGCTTCACCATCGTCTTACTCCTTCGTCAGGAACCAATCGGTACCGAGGGCGGCGTCCACGTGAATCGGGACGCGTAGCGACATACCCCCGGCGTTCTCCATCAGCTCCACCGACTCCGTCGCAACCCAGTTCGCGACGGCGGGGTGGGCCTCCTGCACCAGCTCGTCGTGCACCTGGAGGAGGGAGCGCACCCAGTTGCCCCACAGCTCGTCCGGCCCCGCGCCCCAGTGCGTCAGGCCAGGAAGCGTCACCGGCATCGGCGTAGGCTGCTCGCCGTTCGCTCCCACCAGCATCTCCGAGGCGAGGTCCTGAATCACCAGGCTCTTGAACCGCCGCCGGAGGTCACGCATCGCGAGCGCGACCAGGTCCGCCGCGAGTCCCTGAATGGGAGTATTCTGCGCCTGCCGCTTCGCCTTCGAGATGAGCATGGAGTTCTTGTACCCCAACGTCTCACCGTCTCTCGGCAACTGCGCGGCAGGCAGGTGCCGCTTCCTCCCCACTGCCGTCGTCACGAACCCGTTCGCAACGGCGAAGGTGTGCATCTTCTGAATCCACCGCGCCACGCCGACGTAGAAGCTCATGTAGCGGTTCTCGATGATGTCCTTCGCCTCCTCCACCGAGATGCCGAGCGTCCCCGCAAGCTTCTGCGGCCCCATCCCGTACAGGATGCCGAAGTTGATGGGCTTCGCCTTCTTGCGCAGGTCAGGGAAGTTCTTCTTCACGTCCTCCAGAGACATCGTCTTCGGGATGGCGTCGAACACCGCCTGCGCCGTCAGCGCGTGGATGTCCTGCCCCTCCTTCACGGCCGTCACCAGCTTCTCGTCAGAGGACTCGTGCGCGAGCAGGCAGATTTCCAGCTGCGAGTAGTCGCCCACGAACAGCACGTACGGGGGACGCGTGCCCCACCAGCGGACGACCTGCTTCTCCCGGATTTCGTAGCCGCCGTCGAGCACGACACCAGTGCGCGCGGTCCACGCCTGATGCTTCGGGTCGTCCGGGGCAAGCGCCTGCACCGTTAGGTGCTTCGGCTTCGTCTTCTTCCCCTTGTCATCCAGGTACCAGTCGTGAATCGTCACGGCGGAAGCCGTGAGCCCCATCGCCACGAACGACTGGCGGATGGGGAACTCCTTATTGTTCGGCTGGTTCTGGAGGTTCGGGTCGGACATCGAGAGCCGCCCGGTCCGCGTCCCGCCCTGGTTCATGCGCCCGCGCAGGCGCCGGTCGGCCGAGAGCAGCGCCACCATGCCGACGAGGTACGTGCCGCGCAGCTTGTCGATTTCCCGGAGACGGTCCAGCTCCTTCGCCAGCGGGTCGCCGTAGTTCTTCCAGACCTCGACGTACTCGGCCTTCGTGGAGAACAGGCCATTCGCGCCGCGCTCTCCGATGGGCGCCAACCCCTGCTCCTGGAACAGGACCTTGTTCAGCTCGTTGACCGAGCTGGGGTTGAAGATTTTGTGCGCGAGGTGCGGGAACATCTTCACCTCGGGGCGCAACTTGTCATCCCGGACCTTGTCCACGACCGGGTGCCCCTGGAGACCGAACGCGTCGATAAGGTTCTTACGAACGGTTGCCTTCGACGCGGGCTCCAGCGACGTGGTCTTGTTGCCGCGCGGACCCTTCTCCACCACCTTCTTCGGGTAGTTGGGGTGGTCCTTTCCGAGCGTGAACCGCGCCTCGTACTCGTCCCACTGCTCCACGAACTTCTTGACGAGGGCCGCGTCCGCGAAAGCGGGGAAGTCCTCGCCCCGGCGCTGGCGGTACATGCTCTCCTTCACCAGGACCAGCTCCGCCTCGATGCGCACGCGCATGTCGGCCAGCAGGTCTTCGTCCAGCTCGACGCCGAAGGACTCCATGTCCACCAGCACGAAGATGAACTCCCGCTGGATGGCGTAGTACACGCGCCGCGTCCTCGGGTCCTCGTCCAACTGTGGCTTGAAGAGTTCGCGCAGGTCGAGCACCCGCTCGGCGTCGTCACCCGCGTAGTTCGCGATGCCCTTCTTCACCAGCGCACCGCTCACCGGGTCGTACTGGTCTTCGATGGGGACCAGGTCCACGCGCAGCGTCTCGAACTCGACGCCGCCCCGCGTATACTTCTCCCTCGGCGCAAGCTCAGTAAGCTCCGTCATCTCCTTCTTGAGGAGGTGCTTCGACAGGGCCTTCAACCCGTGCTCCCCCTCCCCCAGCAACACCTGGAGCTTCGAGCCGACACCGTTAGTGTTCAGCAGCCACGACGCGATAAGGGTATCGAACACGTTCTCGGTAAGTTCGATGCCGAGCAGGCGCACCACCTTCGCGTCGTACTTGAGGTTCTGCCCCGTGACCTCGACGGAACCATCCTCCAGCAACGCCTTAAGCCCCGGCACCACCTCCACGAGTGTAATCTGCAACTCGCCGGTGGCGTGGCCGACCGGCACGTACGCGCGATTCTTGTCCAGGATGCCGAACTGGTTCCACTCGTACCACGCGGCCGAGAAGCCGACGATTTGCACGTCAGGGAATCCCCTGTCCAGCGTCTCGGTGTCGAACCCGATGACGTGAAGTCCATCCTTGTCCCGGCTGTTCCAGAGCTTGTACAGCAGGTCCTTCCACCCCGGAAGCGTCCTCACTACGCGCATCGTTTACCGTTCGTAAGGGTGTAGTACCCGTAGTGGGTACGTTACACCAGCACTTGTCAAGGGGCCTAAGAAGGCGGGCGCGTGCCGCACGCGCCCGTCCGTTCTTACGTCACCTGTCCGAGCCTTCGGGGCTCAGTCGTCGAAGTTCACGTTGTCGTCCTCGTCCGACTCGTCGGCCTTCTGGCCGAGCAGCGCGCGGATGGCCGACGCCTCCTTCGGCGCCAGGTACTCGCGCCAGTCGGGCACCACGTCCGCCAGCGAGGCGATGGGCTTGAGCGGCGTGCCGTCCTGCGTCTTCACCTTCGCGCGCTGCTTGTTGATGAGCGCCACCATCTCGTCGGTGTCGAACACCCCTTCGGGGATGAACGTGTCGCCCGTCGAGGGCGCCTTGTCGCTGGAGCGCGACACCTCGAACTCGCGGCCGACCAGCCCGCCGGTCTTCTCGTACTTGAGCGCGAACTTCTTCAACTGCGCGAGCACCTTGTACTTCGCGGGGAAGACCTTCACGCTGTCGGCGCGCTTCACGCCGTTCTTGTCCGTGAACTCCGTGCGGTCGATGATGGAGAAGAAGCCCACATCACTCGGCCGGTCGCCGGAATCGCACAGAGGGCACGCCTGACCCATCTGCGCGAGGCAGGTGAAGGTGTTCCCCCACTTGCCGTTCAGCTTGATGTTGTGCTCCTTGATGACCGGCGGGTTCGAGGTGAGGAAGATGACCTTCTTCTCCTCGCCCGACCTCATGAAGAAGCGGTACTGGCCGCCATTGCTCTGCTGCGCCTTGCGCGCCTCGATTTCGAGACCGATGCGGTCCACCTGGTCGAAGCCGCTCTGGATGACGAAGCTCATACGGTGTTGTCTCCTGTGTGAGTGCCGTAGCGGTCACTCTGTTGGGTTGCTCGATGTCTGGCCTTTGCTCAGACACCGGGAATGTACCGGTATGCTACCGGTTTGTCAAGTACGGAGCGCGGCGGTGATGCGTTTCTGGAACCAGTCCATGCGCGTCTCGATGGACCGCCGCGCGTCAGCCTTGACCACATCGCGGGAGAGCTTCCCGCCGTTCCCGTCGTCGTCATCGGACGGGTCCTTCCGCTCCCACTCGATTTCCGACACACGGGGTACACGCTTCCGCAGCGCGTCCACCAGTTTCCGCGTGGCGAGTCGCCCAGCGTGGTCGGCGTCCATGCCGACCGCGACCTCACCCTGCGCCGTCAGGGCCTCGACCATCTTCTGCACCTGCCGCGCAGTGAACTCGCCGCCCGCCGTGGACACCGCGAGCGCACCGTCCGTGGCCTGCCCGAACGGGAACGCGTCACGGAACGCAGGGTCGAGGAACCACTCGTTCAGCAGGATGGCGTCCGCCTCCGACTCCACAACCACCAGGAAGTCCACCGGCTTCGTGAGCAGGTGCTCCCCGACAAGGTAGTCGCCGGAGGGGAAGCTCGCCGGGAAGAGCCGGTACTTGGCCGAGCGCGCCTTCCCCGTGCCGGGCATTTCGTCGTACTCCTCGCCCGGCAGCAGGCGGCCCTTCACGGCGACGACCTGTCCCTGACGGTCGATGAGCGGGATGAACGCACGGCCCTTCCCCTCCCCGAGCTTCCACAAGTCCGCCGTCACCAGGCCGACGCCCCGCTCCGTCCAGTAGGGGGAGCCGCCGCCGACCAGGGCGAGTACGTCCTGTGGGATGGGCTCCACGACGGCCGCGCCGCGACCGCCGGAGAGGTCCACCTCGTCGGTCTCCTCCGCGAGCATTACGAATGCCTTGAGGTTAGAGACCTCGTCGCCGCCGAGTTCCCAGTCTCCGTCTGTGATTTTCTTCGTCGCGACGGCGTCCACCAACTCCAGCAGCGTGCCGTGGAAGCAGCCGGGGTAGAAGCAGTTCGCCGGGCTCATCCCCTGCGTGACGAGCACGCCGAGCTTCATGGAGGCGTCACTCCCCGACCCGTGGTTCCACGGAGCCAGCGGACAGGACGCCTGCACGTTCTTGCCGAGGTTCTTCACGCGCGGGGAGCCCAGCTCCTCCAGTACATAGACGATGCTGTCCGCGTTCATAGAACCCCCAGCATGCGCTGTATCTGACGGAGCTTCTCCCGGCTCCCTTCGGCCTTGCCCATTACGAACACCCACTTCACAAAGCCTGCGGGGCTCCGCGCGGCGTTCATGTCGAACTCCAGGCCGAGTTCGCGGTGGTAGTAGAAGCCCGGCACTTTCCCGTGCGCCTCGAACCCGAAAGCCTCCCACCCTTCGCGGGTGAGATATCCCTTAGCGTCTACCAACATGCTTGTCTCCGTTCGTAAGCACACCGTACCAGCAACGTGCCAGTAAGTTAATAGAGTCATGTACATTTGTCAAGGGGTACAGCAAAGCGCCGTACAGGGTAAGGCCACTTCGCGGACCTGGGGAGGACCGCCCCGCCGCCTCTCAACGGCAGGAGCCTTTCTGCACGGCGCCTTGATAAAACGAATCTAACCCTCAGTCCTTGAAGGTCAACACGTCGTCGTCATCCTTGTCGTTCGCCATCCCGGCCACGCTCGACGGATAGCCGTAGTCCGGCGACTCCATCGTGTCGAAGTCCCAGCCCACGATGATGGGCTTGCCCTCGGCCTCGCGGACGGCAAGCGGAGTAATCTGGAGCTGTCGGTTCATCCGCTGGTCGTCCGACTGCTCCAGGCCGATGAGCAGGTCCACGTCCTGCGCGAAGGCGTCAGAGCCGTACACGTTCGACATGGTCAACTGCGTCTTGCTCTTCTTCTGGTCTCCGTCCCGGTTCAACTGGATGGAAATGATGACCGGCAGCTTCGTCTTCTGTGCGAGGCGCTTGATGTTTCGCGACAGGTTCTTCTGCTGCTCACGTTCCGTCCGGCCGCCCATCTCGTCTTCGAGCAGGTACGCGCCGTCGATGAACACGATGTCCGGCTTGTACTCCTCCACCTTCGCCCGGATGGCCGAGACGTTCGACACGTCGTGCAGCCACCACCAGTCGGACGGCGGGTTCGCCTCAAGGTCCTTGAGGTACTGCTCCAGCCGCTGCTCCTCGAACATCGTGAGGGCGCCGGTGCGGAGCTTCTCATACGGGAGCTTCGCCCCGATGGCGTCGGAGCGGTTCTCCATCATCTCGTCCGGCAACTCCTTGTTGACGAACAGGACCTTGTACCCCGCCTGCCACGCGGCCAACGCCACACGGAGCATCCAGAACGTCTTACCTGTCTTGGGCCGCGCCGCCACGCCGACGTACATCTCGGGAAGCCACCCCTGCGTCAGGTCGTCCAGCGACGACCACGGGGTCGGAATACCGAGCAGGCCCACGCGATTCTTGCGGTTCAAGTACCGCGCGAAGCGCCCGCTCGCGTGCTCGTTGTACAGCTTAACCCGGTTCCCCTCCGTGAGAGAGGAGAGCCGCGCGAGCTTCGTCTGGAGTCCCGCTGCGACCTGGAGTGGGTCTCCGTGCTGGAAGAGCTTCACGTCGTGAAGAATCTCCTCCTGCGCCCGCACGCGGACGTGCTGCTTCACGATGGCGTCCACGTACGCCGTCGCGGGGTCCGGCGCGTACCCGAGAGCGTAGCCGGGGAACTGCGTCTCGACCGTCCGGGGCGCGGGCACCGCCTGGTGCTGCCGGAAGAAGTCGAGAATGAACTTGAGCACCGCCCCGTCCTCCGGGGTCGGCATCATATCCGGGCGCACGTCCCGGTCGAGGAACGCTCCGACACTCTGGTCGGTCAGCGCCCTCGCAATGGCCAACTTGCCGTAATCCATGTTCTTACGAATCCCCGTCGTACAGGCGGTCCATGAGGTCCGTGGCGGCGTCCCGGCGCCACAACTTCCCGCCCCGGTCGGGGCCGACCACTTCGATGTGTCCCACGCTCTCGCGAAGTACGTCCGCGAGGTCCACCGTGAACAGCCCGTTATCCGCGAGCTTGCGCGGCGGAATGTTCGCCGTGTAGAGCGTCACCTTGCGCCGCTGGACGCGTTCGCGCACCAGGTCCTCGATGGCGCTCTCGGTGAACATACTGCCGTTCTGCGAGCGGTACTCCTTGCCGAAGTCGTCCAACACCAGCACGTCCACCGCGCGGAGACGCTGCTCCACCGTGGTCGCCTCATCGAATAGCACGCGCTCAGGCACCTGCATCGCCCGCTTCGCCGCCTCGGACCGCGTGTAGTAGCCGGTGTACCCCAGCCGCAGCGCGCGGCGCAGGATGAGCGTCGCGAGCGCCGTCTTGCCGGTTCCGTTCTCGACGGACCAGAGGTAGAGTCCCTCCCCGTTGTCGAGGAAGGACTCCAGGTCCGTCAGGTAGGTCTTCACCGGGCCCCAGTGCTCGGCCCCCTTCGGTACGTCCTTGAACGTCGCGCTCCAGTACCTCTCGGGGATGTTCGCCCGCTGGAGGTCGGCCGGGGTCAGGTCACGCAGTGTTCGGCTCATACGTGCAGTCATCGGTGCTCTTGTCATCGCGCATCCGCACGAAGTGGGAGTGGCGGAGTCGCCCCGTCTTCGGCCAGCGGCCGTTCTCCTGGTAGGAGACCTCCATCGCCTTGCCGATGAAATCCCCCGGCGCCGCGCGGAACGCCTGCTCCTGCTCCTGCGTGAAGCCGCCGGTGGTGCCCATGTAAACCAGCATGTGCGTCCGGAACAGGCCGGACCGGGAAGCGTCGTCGTAGAGTGCGCTGACGTTGTTGTGCAGGCCGAAACCGTTCGCTGCCACGTACTCGTTCTTCGCCATCTCCGCCGTCACCCGGTCGCGCGGTACCCACTGCGCGACGTGAATGGCGCCGTACTTGTCGGTGTTGAACTGCCCCTTCCCTTCCTCGAAACCCACCACGATGACATCGGTCTCCGCGAACGGCTTCACCTTGAGCAGGTCCGCCGACCGCTGGCCGGAGACCGTCGTATCGGTGTACCGCCCACGGGCGTGCTTGAGCATTATGCCCTCACCTCCCGCGTCGAGCACCGTTTCAAGGAGATGCTGCTTCTCGTCCGCCGTCCACTTGAGTGGCGAAAGGGACACGTGCTCCGCGAACAGGGCGTGCGTCATCGGGTAGTTCGCCTGGAGCCACGTCCACGACTCCCGGAACCATGTCTCCAGCACCACCCGCCGCTGTTTGAACTCCATCCCCCGCAGGTCGTTGCCGCCAAACCAGAGGATGTCGAACAGACGCACGCCGACGAAGCCCAGGTCGCGCTGCTTCTCGACAGCGAGCGCAGGGTCGCTCCCCATGATGCTCCGGAGAGCTTGAAAGCCGTTCTCGTGCATCAGCTCGCCATCGAAGACCGTAGTGCCCTCCTCGGGCACCGGGAATAGCCCTTTGAGATGCGGCAAACGAGCCGTGTTCTCTCCGAGCGTGCCAGTATTCTTACCGACTACGCGCGTCGTTGCGCGGAAGGACTGGCCGGTCAGGTTCACCGCGAGGATGGTCCGTTCGCCGTCGTACTTCTCCTCGGCGCCCCACGAGTCATCCTGGAGCAACTGGTCGAGAGAGAGGCTCTTGTAGTCGTCCAGGTTCTTCGCCAGCATCGGGTGAATCTGGTCCAACGGGTCCGCCGGGAGTACGGAGACCGCCCCCGCAGGCACCGTTAAAGGCTGCGTGTTGCCGTCGAAAAGGACCAGCAACTCCTTGGACGCATTTATCTTCCCAAGAATGCGGCCGTGCATCGTCTGGCCGTGCAGGTTCACCTCTTGCACGCGCATGCCCGGCTTCATCTGCGGGAAGGCGAGCTTAAAAGGTCCGTTCTCGCTATCTACGGTAGTCACGCGGGGTGTGTTCTCCTCGGCAGGTGTCACTGGGTGTAGCGGCTTGAGTTCACTAAGGGACCGCACGCCGCGCCGCCCCGACGCGTACTGCACAATTGCACGGGTAGGCGGCAAATCTGCGAAGTCACCAAACACACGAACGACTTTAGCCTCTTCGCGGGGCAGCGCACCTTGGACCGCCACTTGGTCCCCCTCTCGAAACGTCTGCGTCATACGAACAGTTTAATAGGGTCAGCTACTTTTGTCAAGGGGTCAAGCGCCGGTGCTCTGCGTGTAGAGCACCGGTAGCTGGTCAGAACGTCGAGCGACCCTTCGCGTCGGTCGTAGCGCGGTCGTAAACCTCGGCTCCGCCGCTGCGCTTCGGACCGGTAGCCTGCCCCGCATCGGGGGCGCCGCTCTTCATCCACTGGAGTAGCGACTCGCTCCAGGCCAGCAGCCAACCAGGAGTGGGCTGAAACAGCTCGATTTTCGGCCACTTGGTCTTGATACGCCCCCACGTTGTCGGGTCAGCGACGAACTCCATGAGCCGCCGGACCTCGGCCTCGCCGTACCGGTCGAGGAGCATGCGCATCTGCGAAAGCGCCTTCACGTCGTTCGGCGGGTTGTACGCGTTGGGGAAGTTCGTCGTGACCAGCGCCTTAAAGTCCCGCATCAGAGCGGACGCTGTGTCGGTGCGCGCGACCTTGGGCGCCTGCTTCCTGCCCCCGTTCATCCGCTGCGACTTCGGCTTCGCCAACCGCTTTTCGCGGGCCTCGGCGCTCTCGTCCTCGGCCGCGTCCTGCGTCTGCCGCAGTTCGGCCATTCTCGCGTAGATGCTCTTCACGTCGGCTACCGTTTCGTCATGCGTGTACTCGAACCAGCGGGCGAACCGCCCCTCGTCCCAGCCCTCCGGCCAGGCCATTTCCGCCAGCGGCGTCCGGTCCTCTGCGCGGCGCCCCTGCGGCGTGTTGCTGTTTACTTCTTCTTCGGTCGTAGTACTCTTCCGTTGTGGCCGGTTTTCCGGCCAGGTGCTGGCCGAATTTTCGGCCAGGAAGAACCTCGACTCGATGGGCGTCACCTGCGGGTCGTAGCGCCTCTTGAATCGCTGACGCAGGGTGGCCTGCACCTCCGGCCTCGCCTCCAGGTGCGCGAGGAGGGCGGGGGTGGGGCGCACCCACAGCACCCCCGTGCGTCCGTTCACCCGCTCTCTGGAGCGGCGGATAGCCCCGAGGGCTTCGAGCGCCGCAAGGTGCTCCTTCACCGTCGAGCGCCGCCTCCCCGTCTCCTCGGCCAGCCGCTCCTTTGACGGCCACACCATCACCCAGCCATCGTCCCCGAGGTGCCCGTTCCGGAGCGACATCGGGACGTACTCACTGTACAATAACAGTAGTGTACCGGTAGCGCCGTCCGAAAGAGAAGCTGCTCCAAGTGCGCGGAGCAGCCCTGACAACATCGGGACGAACGGCCCGGACCGCGTACCAAAGAACGCCTGGTACGTGGCGTCAGCCGGGGTGTCTCGGTTGGACACCCCGACCGAAAGTGCAGCTTGCGCCACAGGTGCCTCTCCCGTCAGAGTCCATCAGGTGCGCGGCGGTCGCCGCAGCGGATTAACGCCGAGACCGCCGATTCTTGCCCCCGCCACCGACCGCCAGCTTGCGCGGCCGGGTCTCCGGCTCCTCCACCGCGCTCACGTTGAAGACCGGAATGCCCATCTCGGCGGCCTTCTGGATGCCGAGGTTCAGCAGGAAGTTCGATACGCTCCGGTTCTCCAGCGCCGCCGCCTTCTTGAGCGCCTCGCCCTGCGCGGCGTTGTGGTAAACCGAAGTTGCGTCAAGGTTTGTGCGAGCCATCGTGTCCTCCGTCGTTCGTTGCGCGTCGTGTAGCTGTGTTGTACAGCTACGGTGCCATCAGCTTGACAGTGCACATCTTAGACCGTGGTACAGCGGCAGATTGCCCGGATGTTCGGAGTACGTTACATACAGGCTAACAGTACCCTACCAGAAAAGCAAGCCGTATCGGTACGGAAGCGCTCAGTGCTGCCCGTGAACACAGCACGCCCCGGCGGTGTGGCGCCGCGCCCACCACGTGCTCACGACCTTCCCGAACCCGAGGGCAAGCGCCAGCCAGAGGGCCGCGTCCACCACCAGGTGCCCGCCACCCATCGCTACGTCGGCGGCAATGTGACCGAAAGTAAGGGCGATGCCCAAGTGCCGTGCGTTCATGTGCGTCCTCCACCAGTCGTAAGTGCCCGTACCTTCAACGTGAGAGTAAGCTAATAGGGTCACACCGCTTTGTCAAGGGTAGTTTACCGGTGCGGCCGTTCTTACTAACAAGAAAACCCCGCCGGTGAAGGCGGGGTCTTGCATACTAAAGTCACGCGGCTCTTACGCGTCCGGCGCGTTCTCCGCCGGTCTCACCACCTCAGACGCAGGCTTGGCCGAGGTAGGCGTCAGCGCCCCGAGCGTGTCATTCGCCTTCTGGAGCACGGTCTCCATCAGCCGCTTCAACCCCGGCGGCATCGGCACGCCCATGCGGTCCGCGTTCTCGTAGAACGAGATGGTCTCGGTCGCGATGTACCACCACGTCGCCCCGACGAAAATGGCACTCCCCGTGCCGAACACGCCGTCAAGCAGGTGGGCCGCGTAAATCACCAGCAGCATCCCGAACTTACGCTGGGCGCCCAGGCCGAATCGGCGGCTCTGGATGCGCTGCCCCTCCGCACGGGCGGCCATGACCCCCGTCAGCAGGTCGAGGGCCATCAGCAGCAGGAGCGCCTTGACGGACTGGTGGATGCCACCGAGGAAGGCGCACGCATCAGGAGAATAGGCACACAGGCGCTCGATGAAGACAGCGCCGGTTGCCAGACTGGCCTTCGCCGGAACGTTGTCCGTGAAGTAGCCGAGCTTGAAGAAAGGAAACGACAGCATTGAAAAGTTAGCCGAGTCGGGGGTAGAAAGCACGGAGCCGTCTGACCCCCGCACCGGCCGGGGTCGCACTACAGAAAGCGCCTCAAATCTACCGGTATACTACCGGTAGCGCAAGCCCTACGCAAGCTCTTTGAGGTGCAGCGCGGCGTTCTCCCGCAGCCAGGGCCCGACCTGGTCCTTGCCCAGCGACGGCATGAACTGGAGCATGGTGATGTCGAACTTCTGGTCGTTCATCTGCCCCTTGACCTTGTGCACCGTCCACGCCTCGTAGTGGGTGAAGACATGGTTCACGTTCTTCGGGTCGAGCCCGTAGGTCTTGCAGAGTAGCGCCACGAAGATGAGGCCCGCCCGCACCTGCGCCTCGGTCAGTGGGTACGGCCCGAACACCCCCTTCGGGTGCTTCGCCGTCACCGGCCCCGAGTCCGCCATCCCCGCGAACGAGACGCCGATGGAGAAGCTGTTGAAGCCGCCGGTGTGCCCGGCGTAGCTGTCGCGCGCGGACAACTGCTTCATGTTCTGCGCGACCGTGTGCGCTCCCCGCACCACCGTGCCATCGCGGTTGACGATGAAGTGGTAGTGCGCCTTGTCGATGTCGTTGGCCGTGGGACCGCCGCCCGTCCAGTGAAGCACGACGCGCTTCGGGCGCGCCGGAAGGCCCGCCAGGGCCGGAATGAGTGCCTTGAGTGCCGTAATATCCTGCATACCGGTAACTTACCTGTAGCTGGTGATGAAGAAGGGCGCCGCCCTGATGTCGGGCGGCGCACGGTGCTGCTTACTGGAACTGCGAACTCCCGCCACCTCCGCCGGTGGAGGAGCAGTCCATCGCCCCTACCGTCAGTGTGTAGCTCGACCCGGTGGACTCCACGCCGTTCTTGTAGTGCCGGACGGTGTAGGTGTAGGTGCCGGTCGGCGCATTGTTAACCGTGTACGTCGCCCCGCCCGCCACTGCCGTGGTGACAAGCGTGGACCCTCGATAGACCCGCGTCTGCGCCGTCGTATCCCCGTTGGTCCAGTTCAGCACCGCCCGGTAGACCGGGGTCGTCCCCGAACACACCGAGGTGTTCGTCGCCGTCAGCCCGCTGGGCGGAGCGCTCGGCGGAACGTTGCAGTTCAGCGTACCGATAGTCGCGCTGGCGCTCGCAGACCAGGCCGAGTAAGACCCGTTCTTAAGGTGCCGTGCGCGGTAGGTCACGGTGCCCGGCCCCGCGAGGATGTGCGTGGGCTCTTCCGTGACGCCGACGTGGTACAGCCCGTTCGCGCCCTTGGGCTCCGGCGGGTACAGCGTGCCCCACGCGCCAGTGCTCGTGTTGTAGAGCTGCACCTCCGTCTCCACGTCGGTGGCCGTCCACACGATGCGGGCCATGTACTGCGGCACATCCCCCATACAGGCGGACACATCGAACACCTGTAGGGTCGGCACCGGCGTGCCGTTGTTGAACGTGGCCGACTGCCACGGCCCGACGTACCCGTTCACCCGCCACCGGACGCGTCCCATCCACACACCGGTCTGCGTCTCGCTGGCGAAGTGGAACCACGTCGCGCCCGTCCGCCCCTCGTACCCGGAGGAGTGCAGCGCCCCGCTCGGGTAGTAAATCTCCCAGTCGTAGGCGTTGTTGTCGGGCTGAGAGTTGCCTGCCTCGTCCCACAGGAACCACAGGGTCGTCGCGTTGTTCCGCAGGAACCGCACGTTGTTGACCGTGCCGCCGCCCGCGCTCACGCCACTCAGGTTGTCGCCGGGCGTAGTGCCGGAGAACACCGACAACCACGCCGAGTACACCGTCGTGCCGCCCCATGCCTTGCGGTGCCGAACCCACGCGGTGATGGCCGTGTTGGGCCCGATGTTCGCGTCGGCCTCCCCGCCGGTGGCGTCGAGCGGCCACTCGCCGTTGGCGAGCCACGCGCCGTCCGAAGGGCGCGTGAGGGCCCACTCCGTGACGACGCCTGTCGCGCCCCGCGTCCAGGAAAACGCGTAGTCGCCTCCCCGCGCGTTATTGTCCGCCCCGAGGTACGACGACGACACCGTGGACGGCACGGGAAGCTGGGGCGTCGTGAACGCCACGACCGACGAATCCACCCACCAGTCCCGCCCGCCCCGGTCTCGCCGGTACAGCTCAACCAGCACCTCGTAAGTGGTCTGCGGCATGAGTGCCGGGAGCGCCACGTTGAACACGGAGCCCACGGCCGCGCTGTCGAGACCCCACGAAGCCACCGCCGACCACGGACCCGCACCCTGCACGCGGTAGTACAGCCCCATGCTGGTGTCGGCTCCGGTGTCGTTTACCGTCCACCGGGCTTCGCCGTAGTTCCACGCCACGTTCTGCACGACGAGGCCGGACGCGGCCACCGGCGGGTTGTTCGTGTAGGCCGTCAAGGACGCCGAGTTCGCGGAAGCGTACCCGTCGTTCTTGTGCCGCAGGTAGAACTGCCCCTGCTGGTCCTTCGGCCGCCCGGTGAGCGCGTAACTCGCCGTGCCCGCAGCCAGCGTCGTCAAGAGCGAGTAAGACCCGCTATTGAATGCGCCGTACACTTCGACCTGCGAGTACACGTCCGCATTCGTCCAGGCGAGGTCGAAGCGCCCGTCACCCCCGGTCACGCCCGTCAGCGTCGGCGCCCCGGCGGGCTGCTTACCCGTCGTGATGCTGGCCGCGTTCGACTGCGCCGAGGTGTACCCGTTCTTCGCGTGCCGCACGGTGTAGCTGTAGGTGGCGTTCGCGCCCTGGTTGTACGCGTACACCGCCGTCCCCGGCGCCACCGTCGCGATGACGGTGCCCGCCCGCAGCACCTCCGTGGCCGCCGTCGCGTCGCCGTTGGTCCAGGTGAGCGTGACGTTGCCCGCCCCGTTGTTCGCCCCGGCCAGCGCAGTCGGCGGAGCGTTGGGGATGTCCGGGGTCGTCGCGCTCAAGGTGCCCGAGAACACGTCGAAGCCGTTCTTACGCGCGGCCACCTTGAAGTAGCGCACCGTCAGCTCGGCGTAGGCGCCGTTGTCGGTGTACCCCGCCGTCGCCGCCGCGAGGGCGGCCACTTCGGTGAACGTGCTGCCGTCCGCAGAGCGGAAGACCACCGGGGTGGCCGCCGGGTCGCTGTTCGTCCACGCGAGCGTGAACTGCCCCGGCTGCGCGGTGACGCTGGAGAGTGTCGGCGCTCCCGGCGCGGCGAGCGTCGTCAGGCTGGCCGAGTTCGAGTACGCCGAGACGACGGCGTTCTTCATGTGTCGCACCTTGTAGGCGACAACCGTGTTACCGCCGGGCGCGTCGATGTACGCCGCCACGCCCGCCGCAACCGTAGCGACCAGGGTATCGACCCCGTTGACGGTGCGGTACACCTCCGTGGCCGCCGTCGCGTCGCCGTTGGTCCAGGTCAAGTTCACCTGGCCCGCGCCGGGGTTTCCGGCCGTGAGGCTGGTCGGCGGCGCGTCAGGGCCGTCCACGAGGGTCGTGCCGCTCACCGCCGCCGTGCGCCCGCTCGCCACGGAGTTTTTGAGGTGCTCAACCTGGTACGAGTACGCCGTGTTGGGCGTGCGCCCCGTGTCCGTGAACGTGACCACCCCGGCCGCCACCGTCGTGAGCAGCGCGCCGCCCCGGTAGATGCGGGTCTGCGCCGTAGCATCGCCGTTGGTCCAGTTCAGCACCAGCTGCGTCTCGCCGGTCGGCCGCGCGGGCACAACCACGGCCAGCCCGGTCGGGTCGGCATCGGGGATGTCTTGCCCCGACGTGGCGCTCGACTCGTTCGAGTAGTTGACCGAGTAGACGCCGTTCTTGAAGTGGCGTACCTTGTAGTACCGCACCGCCGCGAACGCGCCCACCGCGTGCGTGAAGGACGATACCCCTGTCCCGACCGTGCCAACCAGTGAGAGGGTGCCCCCCGAAGCCGTCGCCGCGTAGATGTACGTCAGCGCCGTCGCGTCACCGTTGGTCCAGGTGAGGTTGTTCTTGCCCTGCCCCGCCACGCCGGTCCCGCCCGTCGCGACCAGGCTGGTGGGGTCCGCGTCGGGCCCGTCCACCAGCGTTGTGGCGCTGGCGATGTTCGAGAGCGAGGACAGTACGCCGCTCTTCTCGTGAACGGCCTGCCACTCGTAAGCCGTGTTCGGGACAAGCCCGCTGTCCAGCCACGACGCGGCGGTCGGAGCGGCGGTGTTCACGAGGGCGAACGTGCCGCCGACCGGACGCCGATAAATCCGCGTCGCCGCCGTGGCGTCGCTGTTGGCCCAGCTCACGGTGGCCGTGGTCTCCCCCGCCGGACGTGTCGTCGGCACCGTGGCGGCCAAGCTCGACGGCGCCCCTCCCGGCAGGTCCACCTGCGACGTGGCCGAGACGACCGCCGTGTACGCCGAGTTGTCGGTCACGTTGACGTGCCGGAACCGGTAGAACCGGGTGACGTTGAACGCGCCGGTGAAGTGCTTGTACGTGGTCTGCGCGAGCGGCACGGTGGCGAGTAGCGCCCAGCCGCCCACCCCGTCGTTCGAGACCCAAATCTCCGTCACGCTCGGAAGCGCCGCCCCGTTCGACCACGCCAGGTCGATAGCCTGCTCTTCGGCCGCCGTAGCCGCCGAGGGTGAAACGGGCGGCCCGGCCGGAGGCACCGGCGCGTAGCGCGGATAAAAGCGCGACAGTACTTCCGCGATGACGACGCCGCGTGTCCGGCTCTGGAGCCAGGGCGTGCCGATGACGATGACACCACTGACGATGGGCATTACCGTTACTCTACCGGTAGCGAGGGACGAAAGATTACGCGAACCGCTCGGCGGACAGCGTCACCGTGAAGGTGTGCGCGGTCCCCGTGGTCGCCTTCACCACCTGGACGTACAGCGTCTCGTCCGACCGGTCGTTGCGGAAGTGCCACGGGATGGGGTCCGTAAGCACGCCCGTCTGCCCCTGCCACTTCGCGAGGGACGTGGACGTGGTGTTGTTGTCCGCGTACACGTACACGTCGTAGTTGCCGCTGTACGCGCCGGGGTCAACGTTCAGGCGAACCACCAGTGCCCGCTTGCCGACGTTCGCCACCGGGATGCTGCCCGTGGCCGAGATGGCAGCGTTGGCCGTCGCGCTGTCCAAGAAGTTGCCAGGCGACCGCAGGCGACCCGTCACCGACAGATGCCCGGTCAGCGTCAGGGCGGAAGCTCCCGAGCGCGCGAGCGTCGTGTCCTGGGTAGTCGAGCCACCCTGCCCCCACGCGAGCGAGCCGTCCGACGACCGAATGTAGAGGCGCGCCTGCGTGTCCCCCGTGAGGAACAGGGACAGGTCGCCCTTCACGTTGGTCTGCGCGGAGAACGAGGTCACTCCCGTGACTGTCCCTCCCGCGAGCGCCAGGTAGCGCGCGTCCAGGTTGGCGAGCGTTTGCCCGCCCAGCCTCTCGGCGTTCAGCCCCGTGACCAGCTGCCCGGACGCGTTGGCGCCCAGGAGGAAGGGAGCCCCGGCAACCGCCGGGTTGAACGTGTGCACGGCCGCGATGGTTCGGGCCGTCGAGATGTGCACGTACTGCGTGTGGTGGTCGGTCCCGGTCAGTCCGGTCAGCTTCGCGTGGTCGATGCCGGTGCTCCCGTCCTTGACGGCCGACAGGTCCACCCCGTCGAAGGTGACGCCCGCCGGGGCCAGCACGTTCGCATTGAACGTCCACGACCCGGTGACGGTCTCGGCCTCCGCGAGTGCGGCGAGCTGAGACCCGTCGTACCCATCCAGCTTGTCTGCGTTCAGCCCCACCACCAACTGCCCCTGAGCGTTGGCCCCCAGGAGAAACGGCGCCCCGGCTACGGCCGGGTTGAGCGTGTGCACGGCGCTGACGGTGCGCGCGGTGCTGATGTGCACGTACTGCGCATGGTCATCCCCGACCGCCAACCCGGTGAGGTTAGCGTGCGCAACCTTCGGCCCGCCTACCGTCGTCCCGTCGTGCGCGTGCGCGGATACGTCCACGCCGTCCACGGTGCCGGAGATGGTCAAGTTGCCGGTAATACTGACGTTGCTGCTGAACGTGCCGGTGGTCGCCGTCAGCCCGCCGAGCAGCGTGAGGGCGCCCGCGAAGTCCAGGAACGCCTTCTCCACTCCGGCGTTCTTAAGACTCAGCAGCTTGCCCGACGTGTACGTCGCGCGGGTGTCGCGCTCGTGCGCCACGCCGTTGGCCGGGCCATTCGAGACGAGCCGCAGCGTGCGCGCGGCGCCGTAACCCGCCAGCTCTCCCGGCGTGACGCCGTAGGGGCTCTGCGCCACGTCGGAGGCCAGGACCACCGTACCGTTGGTGGTGAAGTTGTGAGTAACGGTCGCCAGGGCGAACACGTTGTGCCCGGCCACCGGGGTCGGGAGCGCGGTCGAGCCGACGTTGGCCTTCACCTGGACGGTCCGCTTGAGGCGCGCGTGGCCGTTGCCGAGGCCCGTATCAGTCGGCTTGAGGTTCGCGTCTCCGGTGTAGTCCACCTCGGCGTCCCACCACTCGACGTACACGAGGCTGCTCGCGCTGCCCGACGTGGTGGCGTTGTCGAAGACCTGTAGGTTGGTCGTCGCGGGGATGCGGACGACGACGCCGCCGTTGAACGCCACGCCCGCCGCCACGTCCACCATACGGGCGAGCGCGGAGACGGCCGGGGTAACCCGACCCGCAGAGCCGAGCACGGACACGCCATCCGCCAGCTGGCTGACGACGGCCTGCACGCGCTCGCGGATGATGTCCTGCGCCTCGTTGAAGTCGAAGTCGAGGAGCGCGCCCTGCTGAGTGAAGATGACCTTCTGGTAGCCGTTAGCGGCGTTGAAGGTATCCTTGGAGATGTTGGCCATGCGCGACCCCTTAGAAGGTCAAAGTAGTGGAGGCTCGGCGTTGCCGTAGACCTTCCTTGATTTTCTCGCGTGTTTCAAGCGAGTGCTTCTTTCCAAGACGCGCCTGTCGAATCCGTTCTTTCGTCGCGTCGGAACGTTTCAAGCCTTGACCGCCCTTGCTGATGGACCGCCGGTGTTCTTCCGAGAGCGGCTTGCCACTGCGCGCGCGAAAGCTGCTCCTTCGTCTTAGCAGAGTGCCGCCGACCCTTCATTGCTCCCCGCGCGTCCCTCGCCAGGTTGTAGCTGCGGCCCGAGCTTGCGAAGTGGTCGAGAGCACGCTGCTCAAACTCCCGAGTCTCTTCCGGAGCGAGCGCCACCAGCGGTTCAAACACGAAAGCGTCCGCGCCGTATTTGTTCCACGCTGCCTGTAGCTTCGGGTTAACATGTCCACCCAACTCCAGCTTTCTCCGGTGCTCCCACAGCCGCTTCCGTATCGACCGAGCGGTCGAACCGATGTAGACGCCCCCGGTCAGGACGTTCTGAATGCGGTAAACGCCAGGCGTATTCATCGCGTCAAAATGTGAGAATCAACTGACGCTCAAGCTGCACGGAGGTGAGCTTGTCGTACGTCTTGTGGACCTTGCGGTTCACCGCGTAACCGCTGTTCGCGGCGCTGCTGACCGGCTTCGGGTTGCTGGCGCTCAAGGCCGCCGTGGAGCCTCCGAACAGCGACCACTCGCGCAGCTTTCCGCCGCCCACGGGCTCGTTGTAGTCCAGCGTCACCTTGATGCGCAGTCGGTTCGTCGGGGCCACGCTCACGTTGCCCGCGTCGTCCACGAAAACGATATCCGAGGGCTGAATAGCCTTCCGGAATGTCTCACGGAGCAGCTGCGTGTCGGTGGCGGCGGGCTTGATGGTGCCGCTGGCGACCCCGGCATCCCAGGTCGTCGTCTCGCCCGTCGTGGCGCCGAGGTTGCCGTCCCCCACGGCCCACCACAGTAGCCCCGAGACGGACGCGTCCTGCGTCATTGCCAGGGCCATGAGGACGTAGGCCGAGTTCAGGATGAGGTTCTGGCCCTCGTCCACGAGTTCCCGTCGCCCGTCCGGGTGCACCGCAAAATCTTGCCAATCACCGCGCATCGTAGTCGCCGTGTGCTGAGGGGTACAGTACCTGTAGCTTACCTGTAAGATACGAAAACGGGGCTGGTTAGTCCAGCCCCGCCAAGGTCGTACGGGTCACAGGAAGCAGCTAAATGGAGAGTGTCTGCTGCCCGAGGTTGTTGAAGGACACGACCGAGCCGCTGCTCTTCCGCGTGTTGAACGTGTGCCCGGCCAGGTTGAACCCCCACCGGGTGTACTCGACGGTCGTGTGGGTGGCGTCGGAGCGCCGCGTGCTGTCCACCTGTTCGTCGTAGTAGTAGACCACTACCACGCGAGGGACCATCCCGGCGGGGGAGTACAGCCCGACCAGGTAGGTAATCTTGCTCTGGAGCGCGTCGGAAGACTCCGCCCCGTCCTCGGCCGTTAGACTCAGGTCGAACGTCTTGCCGACCACGTCCTCGTTCACGATGTCGAGCTTGAAGCCCTTCCCCGCGATGAGGCGGTTCACCACGAACTTGAGTGCGAGCGGCGTCCCCTTGATGCGGTACATGCTCACGATGCTTCGTACGAAGTTCCGCTGCATGTCCTCCGCGAGGTCGTAGGGGAACTCAAATCCGAGCAGGTTCCCAAGCAGGGGTAGCTGGTCCGCCGGACAGGTGTCCACGTCAATGAAGTCCACCGCCGTGTCGGCCAGGTCCCGCACGTCCTGCATTCCGAACCCGAGGACCCGCACCAGCTGCCGCAGCGGCGACCCGGCCACCTCGTCGCGGGCGCGCAGCATGTCCGGCAGGCGGGAGTACATCCAGTCCGCCATCAGGGTGGCGTAAACGACCGTGGCACCCGCGACGGCATGCACGGTCCCCGCCGGGTCGCCTGTCGTGCTCCACACTGTCAGGTCCTCCTCCGCCCCTGTGGGCAGCTGCACCGAGGCCACGCCCAGCGCGTCGGCCGTCACCGGCGAGGGACCGCCCAGGGCCGTCCGTACGGTGTAGCCGGGAAGGAGACCCTTTACCTTGGCGAGCAGGTACCCTGGCGGGGGGGTGGGGTCAAAAGCCCCAACCTCACTGCCTCCACCGGCCGGGTCACCGTCGCCCAACTCCGGGGGCGGCTCCTCCGGAGGGAGTTCCCCCGCCGTGTCAAAGCCGTCCGACATTACACTACCCCTCCCTGCATCGTGAGCGCGACCGTACCCAATGTAGCAAGCTGCCCGTTCGCGATGGCCACGTCACCGGAGGGCGCGGTGAACGCGACAGTACGAACGCCCTCGACGCCCATAATGGCCATGTAGAGCGAGGCGAGCGTCACGTCCTCCTCGAATCGCTGCGAATCGAAGGAGAACAAGTCCGCCAGCGCCTCCTGCACAGCGCCCTTCACGGCCACCTGCGAGAAGTTCGAGTAGACCGTGATGGTCGCCGTCACGTTGACCGGCACGTACGTCGGGTTGAACAGGGCGAAGTTCGTCCCGATGGCCCTCCGGTCCTCCAGAAACGACTCCGCTGCCTGCCGCAGCGAGACGGCACCCGACTCCGCGCGCACGCCCGTCGTGTTGACGGTCGGAGCCAGCGGCTGCGTCCCGGCGGGGAGTGCCGTGATGTTGTACGCGCTAAGCACCAACGAACTCTCGGTGGCCAGGCGCATCGTCGTCGGGCTGGTGCCGACGTACACCCGCCACGCCGTGGCGCCCGCCGGGAGCGTGCCCCGGTTCACGGTGATGCTGGCCGTGCCGGAGCCCCCGGTCGTGAAGGACTTGTACTTCGTAAGAACAGCCCGGTCGGCGGGGTTGTACTCCCACGTCGTCGTCTCGCCGCCGTTGGCGTCCTTCACCGTCACCTGCACGTACACGAGCAGCCCAGGCGCGAGCGTGCCGCCGTTCACGTTGCCGTTCAGGGTGAACCCGTTGTACGACGGAATGAACAGGCTCGCACCGTCGTCCGGAGCCACGTAGCACTCCACGTAGCCGTTGTGGTTGATGGCCTGGGCCTTCGCGACCTTCGGGAAGGTCTCCAGCAGGTCCACGTAGTCCTGGAGCGTCACGGCCCGATTGAGCGTACGGAGCTGGCGCGGGGCATTCACCCGCGCCTCGTCCAGCGTCTCTCGGTCCTTGCCGCCCGAGGCCACGGTCGTGTTCGTGACGGCGAGGTTCTGCCCGCCCGAAATGGTGCTGACCAGGGTCGTGACCAGCCCCGCGCCGATGTTACCGGCCGCGCCACGTGTGCTGATGTAATTCACCTGGACGGTGGCGTTCTGCGAGGGCACGTCCCCCATGAAGCGGGAAAAGCGCAGGACGGCGTTCTCGTTCACGTCCGTCTGCACCTCGTACACGCTCGTCTCCTTCGGGCTGACCGTGGAGTTGTCCTCGGTCCAGAGCACGTTGCTGACGAACACGTCGAGGAAGTTCTGCGCGACGTTGTTCTTCGCCAGCAAGAACGTCTGCACGTCCGCGCCGTTGCCAGTGAACGTATCCGACACGAATTCGCCCTGGTACGCCTCCACGTCCACGAAGGTGGTCCCGGCGAAGAGCGTTGCCGCTGCCTTCGTGGTGAAAACCGCTCCGTCGGCCGTCCGCGCCTGGGTGTACGCGGGGATGACGAGGCTCGCCCCGGCCGCCGAAGGCAGCGAGAAGCGCAGCACCGTCTTCGCCGCGACCGGACGCGAGAGCTTGTAGTCGATGAGCCGCGTCAGCTTCATCACCGACTCCCGCAGGGTGGCGGTCGGCAGGTACATCTCGTCCTGCAACCGGTCGATGTAGTACCCGAGCATGTCCCCACTCCCTGCGAGCAGGTTCAGGAGCGCCATGCCGAGTTCGCCCTCGTTCAGGTTCGTCCACGCCGGGGCAAGGACGGGAAGCTGCGCGAGCATTGCGGACTTGAGGGCGTCGAAGTCCTTCGCAGTGTAGCGGATGAGGGGCATCGGTTCTTACGCCGTTCGTACGAAAGGGTAGACCATGTTGTCGATGGTCTGGCTCTCGATGAGCCGGAAGTACACGCGGAGAGTCATCGCGTGCTCGTTGCTCGGGTCCGTCTCTACGTCCACGCGGAGCACCTCCGCGATGCGCGGCTCCCACCGGGCGACCGCCTGACGCACCACCTGCTCGGCCAGCGCCCGGAGGATGTCCGTGTCCGGCTCGAACAGGAGGCTCTTGAGAGCACACCCGTATGCCGGGTTCATAAACTCCTCGCCCGGTGCCGTGTCGAAGAGGCGCAGCAGGCTGGCGCGGACGCTGTCCACCGCCGTCACCACCTGCGCGCCGCCGGTGTTGCTGTCGAAGGCAAACGGGTAGTTGAACCCCGCGCCGTAAAGAGAAGTGCGGTCGAAGGCCATGCTGCGTCCAAGGTAATGGTAGTGTACCGGTAGCCTCAAGAATAGCGGTCTTGGGGCCACCGGTCAACCGGGGTCAGTAGTCCTTGTAGAACGCCCCGAGGTAGTTCGTGCCGTTCCAGTAGAGCGTGACGAGGTCTCGCTTGTTGGGCGTCAGGGTGGGGGTGTAGGCCGCGCCGCCCGCCCACAGGACGGAGGCAGGCCAGCCGGTGAAGCCCCGCCCGCCCGTCGCGTCCTGGATGACCTCCAGGGTGTAGGTCGCCCCCGCCACGGGGTTGGTCAGGGTGACGGCGGTCACGCCGGTGGACAGCGTCACGGCGGCGGCCATCCCGACGGTCCAGTCGATGGCACAGGTGGCCGTGCTCTGCGCGATGGTCTGCCGCGTGCCCGCGATTTGTCCCGCCGTGAGGGTTCCGACGATGCGGAGGTCGCCGCTCACCTCCAGCTTCCCGACGCCCGAGCGACGCAGCGTCACGTCGCGCACCCCTGCCCCGTTCCCCCACTCCATCTGGCCGTCCATCCGCAGGACCACCCGGCGGAAGGTAGAGGTATCGGTCGGGATTCGCCCGGCGAGCAGCCAGTCCACGGCCGTGCCCCACACGAACTCCTGGTAGGCCGCGAATGTGTTGGTCGCGTTCTTAAGAACGACGTTCGACGACAGCAGGGTGTCCGAGAGGGTCCCGGTGTTCAGCGAGGAGGCACTCCGAACGTTGAACCCGTTGACCTGCACCTGGCCGGTGCCGTTGGTCTTGAGGTTGATGCTGCCGTTCAGGTTCTCGTTGCCCCACTCCATCGTGGGAGAGCCGTTCGACGGGATGCCGATGTAGCCCCGGCGGGTGCCCGTGCTGTCCTTCCAGGCGATATAAGTGTGGGTGGTCGTCGTGTCGGGCTCCTGCAACACGAGACTCTGCGCGCCGACCTTCACCGTCTGGAAGCCGGTGAACGTGTTCGCAGCGAGGGACGCCTTACCGGAGAGCAGGGTGTCCGCCTGCTCCTTCACGTAGACGACCGGGTTGGACGCGTCCGTGGGGGTGCCGGAAATCTTCACCAGACCCAGCGCGGCGGCCGTCGCGCCGGTAGCCGTGCCGTTGACCAGGCTGGCGTCAGCGTAGACGGCCTGCGCGAAGGCGTTTGCAATGCTCAATCGGGCGGTGTCCGGAGTCCCGGTGAGCGTCCCGAGCGCCGTGTCCAACTGCGACTTGATGGCGTCCCGAAGAGTCGTGGCGCTCATTCATCGTCCTTTCTCTCACTTGAGCGTGGTGCCCGCCGGGAGCGTGAACGGATTCACCGTGCCCGGACCCATCGGGTGCGTCACGGGGAGGGGCGAGAGACTCACTACCTCCGCGTTTTGCATGAAGTAGTTGAGGATGGCGTCCGCCTCGGCGTCCGCGTACTGCGCCCGGATGGCGGCCCCGCTCACACCCTGGTCCGTTGTCCCCGTGGGGGACACAGCATCCAGAGCCGCGATGATGGCCGCCTTGAGTCCTGCCTTCGTCAAAGCCATGTCGCTACTCCGACTTTTGCTTTTTGGTGATGTCGTTCCCCGGCACCAGCGGGGACTGCACCATCGGCGGCGACGTGGGCGAGCCCGGTGCGCCGGAGAGGTGCGTGTGCGTGTTGTACTGCTGCTGCACGAACGCCTTCGTCGCGAGTTCCTGCCCGCCCTCGCCGCCGACGTGGACCGTCTTCCCGGTTGGCACGCTGATGACGACTTTGCCGTCCGCCAAGAGGATGAAGTTGCCGTGGGAGTCGGACACGCGAACGGAGCCGTCCACCGGGTCCAGCACCACCTTCTGGTCAGCCTTGTCGCGAAGCTCGATGAACTGTGCGCCGCTCTTCGAGGAGACGAGCAGCCGCTGCCCCCAAAAGTCCTGGACGAGGATGCTCTCCTCTCCGGGCGTCGAGTTCAACTTCACCTGCGCGCCCGCCATGTCGCGAATCTCTACGAACTGAGCCGCGTTGTCCTTCCCCTTATCCTGGAGCGTGATGGAGTGGGACGCGTCCACGAAAGCCCCGTTCAGGTCTTGCCACTCCTGCGTCGAGGCGGGGTAGAGGTGGCTCCGCAGCCGCAGCACACCCCGCGCGGTCATCTCCACCAGGCGCCCGAACCGCTCCGACAGGCGCACCACGCCTTCGAGGCCGGGGTGGTCGTTGAACTCCAAGGAATGCCCCGTAGCCGTGTACGTGCCGCGCCGGTGCGGCGAGTAGAAGAGGCTCGTGTGGTCGTGGTACTCCTTGTGCTCGAAGTCGTCCAACGGGTTCGCGGCCTCGGTGTGGTCGCGCTTGTCCCAATCGACTTCGACGCCTGCCATGTCCGTGAGCGGCGGGTGGTCAACCTGCCACGGCGCGTCCGAAGTCTCTCCGTCGCCCTTGTACCAGATGCCGCTCCAGATGGGGGAGTTGATGTCCCCGGCCTCAAACTCAATCCAGACGCCGTCTCCCTCGTTCGGCACGTCGAACACGCCGGGCGGGAGTGACGGCCACGCCCACACGGACCACGCGTCGGGGCCGGTGCCGAGGGGGAACGGTACCTCGGCCCGGATGCGCCCGACCTTGCGGGGGTCGTTGTTGTCGCGGCAAATGCCTCGGTACTTACCGTAGAGCCGCTGCATATCAGTTCCTCGTCCGGGTCTGCGTCATGTCGGCGCCGCTCGTGTTGATGACCTCGCGCGACTGTGTCTGGCGCTGCGTCTGCGCGTCCTGCGCGTCCGTCTCCAGAATCTTCTCGCCGGTGCTCTCCTCCATCTCTTCCGCGATGGCGAACCCGTCTCGTGTCAGGCTCATCTCGCAGATGTAGCCGCCGGTCTCGAACTTGTGCTTCACCTCTTCGATGTACCACAGCCCTTCCCACTTCTTGCCGACGTTCCGCACGACGATGGGCCAGCCCGCTTCGAGGCGCGGGTCCCCGATGACGGTGGCCGTGGCCTTCACGACCTCGTCCTCTTCGTAGACGTACGAGAGCGCGGCCCGGATGCGGTTCTCCGGCGTCACGTTGGCGCTCGCCTGGCTCCGCGCCGGATTTTCGGTGCGGATGTTCAGCGTCATGCCGGGCGTAAACTTCGGTGCCGCCTTGTCACCGCCGAGGGCGTCGGCGTTCTGCGCGAACACCTCGTCGGCCGTGACCCCGTACTGCGCACCGATGCTGGCTAGTGTCTCGCCCGCCTTGTAGGTGTGCGTGTAGACCACGTCGTCGGCTTGCGCCGTCGCGCGCGGCTGGTCGCCCGTGCGCGCGGGCGTGACCACCTGCGTCATGTTCGCGCCGCTGGTGCTTACGAACCCCGTCTGGCGCGGGCGGTCGGGCGCGTTCTGCCGGTTGCTCACCGTGGTCTCGGTCGCCTGGCCGGTGACGCTATCCACGTCCGGGAGGGTCTTCCGCGTAAGAACGAGATTCACCTCCGGCTTGAACGACAGCAGCCGCTCGCCGTCGATGACCGAGAAGTAGTCGTACACGGCGATGGGGTTCACCCGCTTCTGTGCGGGGCGGAAGTACACAGTGTTACCCTTGACGAACACCTCGATGGTCTGCCGCTCCGTCCCGGTCTGCTCCTCCGCGAACTTCCGCAGCCAGATGAGGTACTCCAGCGCGGAGCCCGCGTGCTGCGCCATGCGGAAGAACCGCCCTCGGAACTCGTGCCCGCCGGTGTCCACGCGGAGCGGATGGTCGAGGTGGTCCTTGAACAAGGTGTTGACCTCATTCACGACGTTCTCCACCACCTCATTGTACGTCAAGAGCACGTCCTGCCCGCCGCGCGTCCCCTTCTTCGTAATGGTGCGGGGGACGGTGGGCAGCGCCAGGAACACGCCCTTGTCGTACGCCACAATGGTCGTCTGCACCTCCGACCCCTGCTCGAAGCTCGGGCCCTGCCGGAAGAAGACGAGCGACTGCACGGGACTCATGTGGCCCACGTGCTCGAACCCGAACGAGAACTCCACCGTCGTCTTCAAGTCCTCCTGGAGCCACTCGCTGTCGATGAGGAAATACGACGGGTCGGGGACCGTGAACTCCAGCTTGTCCGAGTTGTGGATGGACGACACGTACTCGAACGACGTGGGGAGGATGGCGAAGCTCATCTTCCCCTCCTTGCCGCGTCGCTTCACGTCCACGTAGAACACCGGGTAGCCGGGACTCTCCGCGAGCGCGAGTGCGTCCCCGCCCTGGTTGGCGGTGACGCTGATACCCGCCAGCATCTGCGTTGTGTTCGCCGTATTCGTAGCGCGATTGACGCCCCCGAGACTAGCGCCGCCTGTCGGGTCGGACATTAGCGCAACACCTCCATGAACAGCCGCCGCCTGGACGGCACGCGAAGCTCCGCCCCCTCCACCAGCGAGGTGAAGGGGTCCACGATGTCGTTGAAGTCTGCCACCACCCACCAATAGCGGGCATCACCCAGCATCCGGGCCGCCACGCGGGTCAGGTCGTCCTCGGCGCGCACGGTGTAGTACGCGTCGTCCACGGACGGCGCCGTCGAGAAGCGCCCGCGAGGCCCGTAGAACACGTCGGCCCCGGTCTGAATGAGGGTACTGTACCGGTAGCGGGATGTCGAAGAAAACGCCATGTCGTAGCCCACGGGTTAGAACGGATTGCCGATGGCCCCCACGATGGCGTTCACCGCATTCACGGAGCGCACATTCAAGCGCTTCCGGGGGTCGTTCTCGGTCGTGAGTGCCGGGTCCAGCGCTTCCTTGAGGCTCACCTCCACTTCCGCCCGCAGCGGGAGGAGGAAGGCCGGGTCGAAGAGGTCGAAGACCTTGATGTTCAGCTTCGACACGATGAACCGCTGCCCCTGGATGTACTGCCCGAAGTACAAATATACAGGGGGCGGCCCACTTGCGGCACCCGTGCTGTACACGTACGGGCGCTGGGTGAGTGACCGCAGCTCGTCCAGCTGCCGCGTGATGGTCCGGCGGTCCGGGTTGTCGTAGAAGAAGTGGAGCGTGAAGGTGAGTTCACGCTCCCCGCCGTTGATGAACTGGTACACGGGGCGGTTCTGCCCCGGTACCTTGATGTCCGCCCACTCAGGACTCAGCGACTCCTGAATGTCCGAGGGGTTCATCGGGAACTTGAAGTACTTCGGGGACCCGTCCGGCATGAACCAGGCGAGCACCCCCTGCACGGTCTGTCCGCCGGTCGCCGCGTACTTCCACCCGGCCGCCAGCAGCCCCTTGCCGATGGGGCTGTTGGCGACCGCGCTGACCAGGGCACCGCCTGCAAGGCTGTTGGCGGCACCCAGGACCATCGCGGCACTGCTGTTCCCGAGCTTCCCGACCGAAGACAGCGCCCCGGAGGGCGACGGGAGAGAGAGCTTCATATTCTTACCGGTTCACGGGGTACACGCCAGGCTGCGGGGCCGTGACATTCGGCCCACGCTCCACCGCTTCGCGGGACGACCGCTGGTTCGCCTCCAGCGCGATGTCCGCGACGACCCGGCTACCAATCTTCACCTGCGCCGGATGGATGGTGATGTTGCCCAGCTGTTCCACCTTCTGCTGGAGCGACCGCACCATCCCCGTCCAGTCCGCGAGGCTCTGCTCGAACGTCTTCGAGCCCACCTGCCCTCCGCCGCGAGAGCCGCGCGTGCGCTCCGCTGCGAGGGCCTCGATGCGCGACTGCGAGAACTCGGCGTACGGGTCCTGCACGTTCTCGGGCCACTTCTGCCCCTCCCACGGCCGCGTCGCGCCGCCCCGCCGAATGGCGTCGAGCAGGGCCGCACTGCGGGACGTGTTGCTCCGGATGTCCTGGAGCGCGTCCGTCTGCTCGGCCTGCTGGTCGTCACTCTCGGGGTCGCCCACCTGGTTGTTGCCGCCGTCCTCCCCGACCCGCTGTACCGCGAACGGGCTGGCGCGTCCGGTGGCCTCGCGCACCACGCGGTTAATCCACTCGTCCTCGACCGCGAACGAGAAGCCGCCGTGCATCTGGCGCCGCAGGATGTTGTAGTCGTCCACCATGCGGCGGGCGAAGGCCATGTACGTCTGCTTCGCCTGCCGCGCGGCCGGGTCGCGCTCGAAGTCCCCAGCCTGGTACTCGCCCACGAACTCACGCAGGTAGGACTGATACCGCTCCATGAGGGCCTGGCCCTGCTGGACAGTCGGCCCCGTCGCACTGCGGTGCATCTGCGCGTAGATGTCACCCCGCTGGACGCCGTCCTTCACGCCCTGCCACGGGTCCTCGCCAATGAGACCGATGGCGCGGCCGATGGCCTTGAGCTTGTCCACCAGCCAGTCGAACGGCCCCTTGAGCTTCGCGATGCCGCTCTTGATGCCGTCCCACACCGCGACGGCGACGAGCTTCACCTTGTCCCAGTACTTGATGAGGAGTCCGATGGGGCCGAACAACATGGCCACCCACCCCGGCGCCCGCTTGAAGAAGCCGTGCACCTTCTCCCACATCCGCATCACCACCACCTTCACCTTGTCCCAGTGCTTCCAGAGCAAGATGATGACGGCGATGATGGCCATGATGGCGATGCCCCACGGGCCCATCGCGAACTTGAAGGCCGCGCCGACGCCCTTGATGATGCCTCCCAGGCCGCCGAAGGCGCCTGCCAGGGCGGACACGCCCTGCGCCGCGCTCGACACGGTGTTGACGATGCCGCTCACGGCACCGCCGGTCATCATGTCCCCGACCCCCATCGCAGCGCCGCCAATGCCGCGCGCTGCGCCGCCCAGGCCGCGTCCGACGCGCCCCATCCGCCCGCCGAGGCGCGCGAAGCGCCCGACGCGGCGAGCCGGGCCACCAGCCGAGAGTAGTCCCCTCGGCTGGAACGACTCTTCGGGTGCCGCCGACGCCGCATTGGAGAAGAAGTTACGCAGCCACACGCCCCGCTTCCGCGAGCGCTTGCCACCCGACGTAAGCGTGGGACTCTCGGGCGGGTTCACCCACACCCCACCCTGGTGCGACAGCCGCAGCGTGCGCGGGCGTTGCACGTTGCGGGGACCCGGCTGGGCCACCGGGCCGAGCAGGCGGGGGCCGCCCGTGCGCGCCGGGATAGCGGCACGCGGCTCCTCCGGAGCGCGCCCCTCGTAAACCGTAGAGTCCCGCCGCCCGTACGACCACCCCATGTTCGGGCGCGTCCCGACAGCGTGCGGGTTACGCTCCCCTGCGGGCGCGTATACGCCGTTGCCGACGTGGACCATCTCCACCGCCCCGCGCCGCCCCCGGCGGCCCCCGCGACTACCTCCGCGACCACCCCCGAGTCCGTGCCCGCCCGTCCGCGCCATCATGCTGCGCATGGCGCCGGTGTTGTTCGCGATACGGGTCAGCAGCCGCAGCATGGGGCCGCAGCAGTCCCTCTTCCCTGCCCTGGACGCCCGCTCCTTACCTTCGTCGCGCAGCACCACGCCCGTGCGACGCGTCAGTGCCGTGGAGGGCCCCTGCGCGTCCGGAGACGCGGTGCGACGGAACGGGCGCGCGAGAAGCCGGAAGACGCGCGCGAGCAGGCCCCACAGGTTCAGCGCCGCCCGCTTGATGCCGCTGATGGCGTCCCGCATGTTCCGCAGGAACGCCTTCGGCCCGGACCAGAACAACCACTTGAGCATCTTGAACGGCGCCAGCAGGGCGTAGCCCAAGATGCGCGCCGTCAGCAGCGTCGAGGTCCACGTCTTCGTAAGAAGCGAAATGGTCAGCAGGAAGCCCACTAGCCGACCGAGACGCTCCCCGGCGACGCGCCACTCGTGGATGGTGTTCGTCTTCGGGTTGAGGCCCGCGAAGAACCCCTTGATGGACGTGCCTATCGGCCCGGTCGCGAACCCCACCAGTCTGCCGAGGGCCGTGACCACGCTGGTGATGCCGTCCCCCAGGTCATCGAACCAGCGGCCCATGCCGGTGCCGAAGCCCTTCCCGAAGTACTTGAAGCGGGTGAGCCAGGCGAACCACAGCTTGAACGTCGTGAGGATGCCCTCACTCTTCAACTGGTTGTTCAGCTCGACCGACATCTTGCCCCACACGCCGTACTGCGTGCGGAAATTCTCAGTCAAGGCGCGGAAGACCAGAACGAGGTGGCGCACGGTGTCCGCGAGCCCGCCCACGTTCTTCTTCCACGCGCGGTGGATGAGCACCGCCCCCAGCACCAACTGCATCACGGTGCCCGAAAGCACCCACCCGAGCTGCGACAAGGGGATGCGCAGACCGAACAACATGGTGTACTCGCGGCGGAAGCGCGCGAGCAGGCGGAGGAACGTCCAACTCCGCTTGATGTTCTGCATCTGGATGGCGCCCCACCACATGAGCGCCGCGCCCCAGGCAAACACCTGACCCGTGATGACCTTGCCGATGACTGGGTAGGCGTTCACCAGGCGCGTCACGGGCCCGAGGATGGCGTTCACTGCGCGCGCGATGGGCGAGATGACGTTCGCCGTCGCCTCGCCCAGCACGGCCGCGAGCGTGCCGACCGTGGACTTCAACTGGTCCAACTGGTAGTCCAGCGACTGCGCGCGCTGCTGGAGCGCGTACTCGCGGTGCGTCATCTTGACGCCGAAGTCATCGAAGACCTCGTCCACCTTCATCTGCTCAAGGATGTTGGCGATGAAGGACCGCTTCTGGAGCAGCACCGACGCACCGGCCGCCGCCTGACGACCCGAGAGCATCCGGAAGAAGCTGGCGGGGTCCCCGAGCGTGCCATCGCGGCGAAGTGCGCCGGACCGCGTGGCCATGTCGATCAGCGAGCCGAACAGCCCGCCCTTCGACAGGAAGTACTCCTTGTTGAGCGTGATACCGTACTTGGCCGCCTCGCCAACGGCCTGCTTCGTCGGCTTGATGATGGACAAGTACAGCTGGCGGCTGTACTGCGCGCTCTGCTCGGGCGACAGGCCGCCGAGCGTGAACCCGGCGTACGTGCCGAGCAAGTTCTCGATGGACTCGCCCGACGTGGCCGCCGCCGCCGACACCATGCCGATATTGTGCGCCAACTCCTCCATGCGGACCACGCCGAAGCGCACCGTCTGGAAGAGCAGGTCAGACACGCGGCCCGCCTGGTCCGCGCTCATGTTGTACGAGTTCATCAGCGCGACGGTGCCCTTGAGGGTCGTCGCGGTCGTGGCCATTGTCGTGACCGCCGTCTTGGTGGCCTCCTCCGCGATGTACGCGGCGTCCACCGTGCGCAGGAAGCCCGCCGACACCGCCTCGTACGCCGCCTGCGTCTGGTTGACGAGGGACGTGGGGTACCGGAGGGACTGGTCGATGATGGTGTCCCGGAGCTTGGCGATGTTGCTGTTCGCCTCGTCCGCGATGGTCGCGACCTCGCTCAGGGCCTTGCCGAAGGCGAGAGCCTGCCGTGTCGGGTACACCAGGACCGACAACACGGCTGCGCCCGCCGCAATGCTGCGGAAGGCGGTGGCAAAGCCAAGCTCGATGTTGCCTACGGACTCCCGGATACTGCGGGCTGCACCATAAGCCCGCGAATCCAGGTTCCGGAACGCACTCTCGATGGCCTTCGCGCGGAACGAGAAGGCGTCACGGAGGGCGATTGTAATCCCGAGATTAAGCTGGTTCATGTACCTACGTGCCCGCAGAACCCGGCTTAATCGTCAACGGAGGGAATCGGTGGTCGGGTTCTTCGTGAGAAGACGCCCGCCAGTGTTATTTCTGGCGGGCTTGCTTTTCCTCGTACTTCTTCTGCACCTCCAACCGCCGCACGAACCAGCGCCGGAGCGGGATAGGTAGGTCCAGAACGGCGTCCGGGGGCCAGCGTAGGCCCCCGTACGCGAGGTAGAATGCGTCTTCCCGAGGGTCGTAATCGTCCGGGTCGATTACGTCGTCGGGAAGAAAAAACTGCGCTGCTCCTGGATGTCGAACTGCACCTCCACGCCGCTCGGCGCGTCGGCAGTCACGGCCGTCACCGGGCCGCAGTCCAGAGCCGCCAGCTTCTCCCGAAGCTCGTTGCGCTCGCGCACCGGCAGGTCTAGCAGCCAGTTGCGGATATCGTTCTTGTGTACGCCCTCGACCTCCACGATGCGGTGGTACATCGCGCTGGTCAGCACGCTCGCCGGGTCGGCCTTCGCGAGCAGCAGCTCCTTCTTGCCGTCGAGGAAGTCCACCGACAGGCGCTTGCCGTTCGACAGCGTGATATCGTACGGGCCCTGGTCGATGACGCCGCCGTCCGCGTTGAACGGGGCGGGCTTCTCCTCCAGGGTCGCCAGGTCCACCGTGGCGTTGAACTTCTCCCCCGTCTGCGGGTCGGTCAGCTCCGCCACCAGCGCATCTCCGAAGGACTCGCGGCGCACGCCGATGAGCAGCGCCAGGCGGTCCGGAGACTTGAGGCGCTTCACGTCCCCCGCCTGCACCGGGCTCACGACGCGCCCGTCCGGGAACGTCAGCTTGAGCGTGCAGTTCGAGAGGATGTCGTCCACGGCCTCGCCGGAGCGGGCCTTCTTGGGGTTCAGCAGGAGGTCCTCGTCCCGGCCCGTCATACCGCGAATCTCGGCGGTCGTACCGAGGGGCAGTGAAATCGTCGGCATCGCGTATCCGTTCTCCACTCAGGTTGCGTAGTAGTGTGCCTGTACTGTACCGGTAAGATAACAGTGACGGGGTGCCAAACGCAAGAGCCAGCCCCGCGTGAACGAGGCTGGCTCTTGAGATTCGTACGAGGCCGACGCGCCGCGCGGCTTACGCCGCGACCGTGTCGAAGTACTGGTACGCGATGGTCATGCTCTCCATCTCGTTGTCGGACGAGGAACCCTCGCCCTCACCGAACTTGGCGCTCTTGACCCACGCCCCGTACAGGCGGAACCGCTTGATGGGGTTCCCCTGGCGGTCGTACCGCACCAGGTCGATGTCCTTCATGTACTGCTTGGGCACGCCACCGGTCATGGCCGCCGCCGTGATGCACAGCTTCACCCAGTTCAGGATGGAGTCCTCCAGGTCGCCCGCGTCCTGCGGTACGCCCTTCTCCATCGTGATGTCGTTGAACTTCGCCCGGCCCGCCGACTTCGTGGCGAACATCGAGCCCGCCGGGTTGAACTCCACCTCATCGAACTCGATTTCGGGGAAGTCCGTCTTGGTGAAGTATGCCCACGCCTTCTCCAGGCCGCCAATCTCGATGCCGAACTGCCACTTCTGCATCAGAGACTGGGGCTGCACGCTCGCCTTGTTCATGCTCTCGTGTGCTCCTGTGGGTGAATCGGACGGACCCGTAGTGTACCGGTACTCACCGGCGCACTACGGGCGCGACCGCAGATGATGAGGCTTACGCCTCGGAGAAGTCCGTCCCGGTCGGGGCGATGGCGAACTCCACCGTGATGAACTCCGCCGTCCCCACGGGGATGACCTGCACACGCGCCTTCATCTCGTTCCGGTTGACCACCGCCGGAGTGTTGATGCTGGCGTCGCACACGATGCGGTAGTCCTCGAACCCGCCGCCCTGCTTGATGCCCCGCACGAACGGCTCGACCAGGCGAATGAAGGCGTTCCACGTCGCCGGGTTGTTGGGCTCGAACAGCAGGAACTGCGAGGCGTCCTGCACGCCCTTCTCCGTGAAGGCCATCAGGCGCCGCACGTTCACGCGGTCCAGCTTCGACCCCTTGAGCAGGAGCGTCTTCTGGCCGTCCACCGTCAGCGCCCCCACCACGGGCAGGATGAGGTTCACGCCCTTCGGGTAGGCCACGTCCACGTCGGCCTTCGACACCTTCACCTCGGGGCCGTTCGCGCCGATGACCGTGGCGCGGTTCAGCCCGGCCGGGGCGGTCCACACGGCGCCCTGGCGGTCGTTGCGCGCGTAGATGCCCGCCACGAAGCCCGAGGGCGGCAGCACGATGTCGCGGCCGGTCACGGGGTGCTTGCCCTTGAGCCACGGACCGTACAGCGCGCCGTAGCTGGAGTTGAAGGCCGACCCGCTGCCCGAGAAGGTGCCGGTCGCCATGCGGAAGTCCACGATGCCCGAGGGCTTGAGGCCCTGCGGAGCCTCCACGATGGCGATGAGGTCCTTGCGGGCCTCGGCGTAGGCGATGAGCCCGGCCGCGAGCGTCTGGCCCGTGGCGGTGGCGCTCTCGCCGGGGATGGCGAGGAAGTTCACGTCCACGCCGTCGAAGGCGGCCAGACCCGGCGCGCCGCTCACCACGTCCCCGAGAAAGTCCGAGGGGACCAGGCCGGTCACGCCGTCCGCGCCCGACGCCAGCGGGTCGCCGCTCGCCGCCACCGTCAGCTTCGGGAGGTTGTTCGGCGCGGCCGTGGCCGACGCCAGGTCCGTGACCCGGATGAACTCCGACACGCCGTTGATGCGCTTCTCGACGTAGTCCTCGGACACGGCGTTGGCCGAGCCGATGAGCAGGTCCTTGTGCGTCTCCACGACCGTGCCGTTCAGGCGCACCACCAGGTTGAACCCGGTGGTCGCGTAGGCGGTGCTCGCCTCGATGCGGGTGGTCAGGTTGTTGCCCCACACGCCGGGGGTCAGGGCCTCGACCTTGAGCGTGTTGAGCGGGGTGCCCGCGCGGTCCACGATGTTCAGCGACGCGAGCGCCGAGGTCGCCACCCCGGCCGCGTAGTGCACGACGCGCACGACGTACGCACGCGAGCCGCCGTTCTCGAAGAAGTTCTTGAGCGCGAAGAGCCCGTAGCGGCCGTTCAGGTAGCTCCCGAACTTCGCGACGGCCTCGTCCAGCGAGCCCACGAGGACGGCCTCCCCGATGGGACCCTTCTCGAAGACGCCAGCGATGCCGAAGGTCGAGGTGCTCTGTCCCTGGATGTACGCAGAGAAGTCCACCTCGACCGGGAACACGCCAGGCGAAAGCAGTTCAGCCATGTGTGCTTGGTCTCCAGCTTACAGGGGGTTGATGACGATGCGGCCGGTGGACTCCACCTGACGCGTTGCCTCCGTCACGTCCGCGAGCGCCACGTCGATGGCGCCCTTCGGGTCCAGACGGTGAAGTGCCCCGTTGGCGAGCGGGACGTACTCGGGGGTGTCGAGGGAGATGTTCACGACACGCACCTGGGCCGGGGCAGTTTCCTCCACCGGCATGACCTCGACCGCGATTGGAGTCACCTCCGTCGCCTCGGTCTCCACGACGGACGCCACCGGGGTTTCATCCCCCTCGGCGGTGGCCGGGTCTCTCTTCTTGCGCTGCTGCGCCATACGGTTCTCCTCTCGGCGGCGTGCCGCTTACGGGGTGTCGGTCACAAGTGTCCCGGCATCCTCGTAGTCCTCCGTCAACACGATGACCCCGTTCTGGAGGTCCACTGTCGCCGTGGCGGGGACGCCGTGGGCGTCGAAGATGACCTCCAGGAGGCTGTCCATGTGCGCGCGGGTGTTCACCAGCGCCGCGTGGGCGCGCTGCGCCTCGACGGTCGCGGCCTGGATGGCCTCCTGCGCGCTGACGAGTCGCCGCACCTGCACGTCGGACAGGGCAATCGGGTTCGGCATCAGATTTCCTTTTCGTCGGTTGGCCCGGCGGCACCGCACCCGGCCGGTAAGCTACTGGTACACTAAGGGTAATATACCGCGTATGAACGCGCAAGACAAGACCCGGCTCACTCCGGCGCGTTCGTATGAATGTGGATGACCTCGACGGCCTCCGTCTCTTCAACCGGCGTCTGACCGCGTAGGTCGTCGCGCGACCGGTGCGTCTCCAGGGCGATGTCCGTGGAGAGGATTTCGGGCACCTTCTCGCACGCGAGACTCGGGACGAACCATCCTTCGACGGTGTAGTCGAAGCAGTAGAGGAACTGCCGCCCGTCCTTCGTCGCGTAGTCGGTCTTGTCCCGCATCCCCGTGCCGTGGTAGTTCGTGAACGTCCCGAACACGGTGAGGAACGTTCCCCAGTGAGACGCCGGAACCGCCGCCATGAGGTACGTCGTCAGGCGGTTCATGTGCGCCTCGCTCGTCGCCGCCAGCTCCACCTCGTAGAGTATGTTCACGGGCTGCGGCGGCACGGCCTGGACGTTCCAGGTGTTCGGCGTCTCCGGGTTCGTGCTCCTCTCCCGCGCGCGGAAGTTCGGGAGGAGGCGCGACGGCGCCGGGAGAATGGCACCGCGCCGCACGTTGACGGCCGGGAGCGAGAAGTTCTTGTACCAGTCCTCGGGCAGGCCCACGTTCACGTGCACCGCTCCCGAAATGCCCGGCACCGCCACCGCGTAGTACGGCCGCGCGCCCGCAGGCGTGACCACCTGGGCGCCGAGCTTCTGCACGACGGCGGTGTCGTACTCGCGCAGCGGGTCGTACGTGGGGTCCAGCGGTGCGGTCATGGGACGTGCTTCCCTTTCAGCAGGTTCTTGAACGCCTTGTCCAGCTTCTCCAGACGGCCCTCCGCCTTGATGCGCTCCATCTCGATGCGGAAAGTGGAGCGCGCCGGGAGGTGTCGGCTCGGGGCTCCGAACTCGTTCGCCATCACGCGGGCGAGCAGCTCCCCGTCGCCTTGGACGCCGACCACCCAGGTGCGGTAGCCGTTCTGGAAGACGCCGATGGAGTTCACGAACTCCTCGGTGTCCAACAGAATCTTGTCCCGGTTGCTCGGGTTCTTCTTGTTTTCCTTCGTGGACTCGGCCAGCGGCGCGTGCCGCCCCTCGCTCGCGTATGTCTGATTCTTGATGTTGCGTTTGATGCGTGCGGCGACGAGTTCAGCCTCCTCCCGCATGGTACGCCCGTGCGTGACCTTGTTCATCTTGAAGCCGAGGCCGTGGAAGGTCTTCCTCGCCCGCTGCCAGTCGCCGGAGAGTCGGAGGGAGCCCCGGTTAAACTGCGCATTGTAGTTCGCGTTCGGCATCAGCCCTCCGCCAGCGGATGCGTGTCCGCCTTCACGGTGCCCATCACCACCATCCCGATGTAGTCCTGGCTTACCGCGCCTCCCGGCATGAGCATCGGCAGCGGGTCGGTGCGCGGCTCCCGGTCCACCGAGTAGCGGATGCCGCCGAACTCCAGCTCCATGCCCTGCTCCAGCTTGAACACCTGTCCGCTCTCGGCCTCCCAGGCAAGGATGTGCCCGCGCGGGATGAAGGCGAGGATGTCGGCATTCGTACGAAGCCCCGCCTTGGTGAGGAATTCCTCGTCCGGCTTGAAGCGCATCGAGGCATGAACGGTCGCCCACGGGACCATCGCCTCCTCGCCATCCTTGGCCTCCTGGTACAGCGGGTCGAACTCCTGCGCGGGACTTACGCGGTACAGCGTGACCGGGAGGGCCACGAAGCCCATCGCTTCGAGCACCGCGTTGTGAATATCCGAGAACTCCTCCTGCGTCAGCATCCGCGCTCCTTATCCGAGGGCGACGGTGGCGCCGCCGCCCATCATCGCGTAGAAGTCCTTCTTGAACTGGCGCCCGTCCGCGCGGTCGTTGTAGCCGGTGTTCAGCGACAGTGTCCCGGCGGCCGTGGGAATCTTGTTCACACTCCGGGACCGCTTGCGGCCGATGTACTCCAGCGCCTCGCCGCGCGCGTACGTCAACAGCGCTTCCTTCTCCTGCGGCCCCACGTTCTCCCACGTGCGCGTACGCTCGGCACGCATGAACGCGACGGCGTCGAAGGCAGGCGGGGGGAACAGCGTCAGCACGGGCGGCAGCTCCGACCCGTCCGTGCCCTGCCGCTGCTCCACCTCCCAGGCCAGCGCCAGGTCGTCGGCGGCGTAGGCTCCGAGGGCGTAGAGCGTCTCTACTTCGTAGCTCGCAAGGGCGAGCTTGAACTGGAGCGGGTCGAGGACCCCGGACCCGATCGGCATCATCCACAGGTCCGACACGCCCGTTACACCCGCAGGAAGCGGGTACGTCGTGCCGCGCGCGGCCAGGGAGAGCTGCACGAACTCCTGCGAGGGCCGGAAACGCGAAAACTCCCGCAACGCGGCGTCGAGAGCGTGCTCGACCTGCGCGTCCGGGAGTTCCGCTACGGAAGGGTCCCCGAGCCGCGACCGCAGTTCTACCTTGAGGTCATCCTTCTTGAGCGGCACAGGGTAGCTCCTTCTGGTGGGTTACTTCTTCGCCGTCTCGGGCTTCTCGCCCTGCTTGACGGCCTCGAACAGCGAGAAGTACCGCTTGTGCTGCGCCTCGGTCAGGCACACGGTGTGGCCCGGATGCACGATGCGCTTGTCCCACTGGCCCCGAGGATAGACGATTTGCGTCACCTTGGTGCGGTTGCGGTACATCGACTCCTTCGCGGGAGTCTCGTTCTTCGTCTCGGCCATTGGTTTGGTTCGGTGGTTGAGAGTCCAGGCTGAACGATTACGGGAGCGAGGGGAATCCCCCGCCCCCGTAATCTAACCTCAGCGTACCGGTAGCGCCAGGTACGCTTAGTTGGCGATGGTGACGGTCCCGTAGAAGTCACCGTTCACCAGGTGACGGGCCGACCGCTGCATCAGCCCCTTCACCGGACGCATGGTGTTCGGGTCGATGAAGGTGTCCGTCTGGAACGCGGTGTACGGGCTGTACACGTACCCGGTCTCGTCCCAGGACTCGCCCTTGTAGCCGAGCAGCACCTTGTTGCTCGGGAACAGCGGGTCCACGATGATGCCGAAGCGCCCCGACAGGGTGCCGATGACGGCCGGGCCAGCGGCCAGGCGCGCCGTCTGCTTCCACGAGTCCGAACCCTCGGTGCCGAGCACGCGGAACGTGTTCAGCTTGTCCAGCAGGTTCAGGGTGTCGGGCGAGACCACCGCGAAGTTCGCGTGACGCTGGCGCTTCTTGTAAATCTCGGTGCTCACGTCACCGAACGCGTGCAGCAGCGTCTCGAAGTGGTCCTGCATCTTGGTACCGTCCGGCACCGCCTTCGACCAGGTCACGTTCGCGGCCGAAGCCTTCGTGTACAGGTCGGTGATGATGCTGCGGTCGATTTCCCGGCGAATCTCGTCGCCCATCTGCTGCGTGAGCAGGTCCTCCATGTCCTCGCCGTGGTACGCCTTGAGGTCCTGCGCGCCCTCCAGCGTGTAGCTCACCTTGAGCTTGAACTCCTCGGCGTCCACGGTCGCGCTGGTCATCCCGAGCTTCAACTCGGGGATGCTGGCGTTACCCTTCTGGCCGAGGTGCTCCATGTCCAGGGCGTAGTCGGCCAGCAGCGTGGCGCCGTTCGCCGGGGCGGCGGCGAACTCGATGCGGCCGGTCTCCTCGTCCACCACGTACGAAGTCACGGCGGCCGAGTTCACGTACACCGTGAGCGAGTCGGGGCGCACCGGGTACAGCTTGGTGTTGAACACCTTGTTGGTGCCGTCACCGGTGCCCAGGCTCTCGCCCTTGATGATGCCGCCCGAGTAGAAGCGGTTGGTCTGCCCGCCCTCGTAGTCCAGGCGGTCGCCCGCCTTGGTCGGCGCGCGGTCGTTGGCGTACATGAAGTCCATGAAGAAGACCTTGTAGGTCGGCATCGTCATGGGCTGGATGGACACCAGCTGGTTCGCCACCAGCTGGGGGAAGATGCGGCGAATCAGGGGCTTCGCGATGCGGGTGAACACCGCCACCGACGCGGTGGAGTTGTTGGACTCCAGCATGTCGGCCTCGGCCACCCCGACGTTGTCCATCAACTGCTCCACCACCGACTTCATGTAGAAGTCGTTCAGGCCCTCGGTGAGCTTCGCGTGGCGCGCCTCGCGCTCCGCGTCCTCACGGAGGAAGCCGGGGTAAACGGGCTTGCTCATGTCGTGTGCTTCTCCTGAGAGTTTGCGGCTACCGGTACGTTACCGGTAGCCAGGGACGTGGAAAGGGCACTTACGCGTCCAGCCCGGCGATGCGCCGCTCACGACGCTCCTCGGCCGAGAGGCTCTCGGTCTCCGGACGGCGCACGTCGGCACCGGTCTCCCGCTGCCCGCTCTTGCTCTTCACCTTCGCGCGGGCAGCGGCGGCCTCGATGAGGGCCTTCTGCTCCTCGAACAGGCGCTCGGCCTGCTCCACGCTCTCGGCCTTGAGCAGGGCGGGCTTGACCAGGTCGGCCTCGGGGAAGCCCGCCAGCAGGGCATCCACCTTCTCCGCGATGGCCTGCGTGCGCTCGACCTTCGCCTCGGCGTCCTGCTTGGCCTGCTCTGCCTCCGCCCGCTCGGCCACCAGCGCCGCGACCTGCGTATTCAGCGCCTCGACCTGCTCGGACAGGGCCTTCGCGTTCTTCTGCGCCTCGCTCTCCTGTACGTCGGCGGTCGCCGCAGCGGCCTCCGGCAGGAACGGCTTCACGGCCTCCAGGATGGCCGACAGCGCGGTGGCGCGGCTCGTCACCTCGGCCGACTCCAGGGCCTCGGCCTTGGCCGACTCCTTCGCCTCGGAAATCTTGGCGTCCACGTCCGCCGTAGCGACGTAGCCCTCACGGGCCGCCGACTCGATTTCCGCGACGAGGGCGGCGTACTTCTCGCGCAGTTCCGCGAGGGTCATTCGCTCCTCCTCGTTGGTAGTGTCGTCGGCGCCCGCCGCCGACTCAGTCGTCGCGTTCGAGACGCGGCCGAAGATGTTGCTGGCAAAGAGCACCGCGTCGATGCCCTCAAAGGTGAGGTCCTCACCGATGATGTGGACGGGAATCTCGACGCCGCCGACGTTGCGCTTCTCGACCTTGGAAGACGCGTAGCCACGGGTAGAGATTTGGACGCCCACGCCGCCGTCGAGCAGCCCCTTGAGGTGCCGCCCGCCCGCCGTGTCCAGGATGACCGCCTCGAACTTGCCGAGGTCGGCGTCCATCCAGACCTTCGTGTAGCGGAATGCACCGCCCGCCAGGGTGGCGAAGTCCGGGTGGTCCACCTCGCCCAGGAAGTTCCCCGCCTGGACGAGCGTCTGTGCCCGGCCGACCGCCCCCTCGTACGCAGGCGTACTGTATAAGCGGCGGTTGCGGTTGATGATGTCTGCCTTGCCGAACACGCCCTCGATGACGCCGAGCGTGCCCTTCGGGACCTCGCCCTCCGTAAGGCGGACGCGCACGGGGACGACTCCCTCGCGCGCGATGAGGTGCTCCCGAATTGCCACGTCGATGGGGTCGCTGCCCTCCGTCGCGAAGAAGAACTCCATCTTCTCCTCGAAGAGCTTCCGCCCATCCGGCAGACTCTCGGGGTACTTTCTCACGTCCGTCTCCAGCCGGTAGGGTGTGGGTACTGTACCGGTAGCCCTCGACAAAGTTACACGACTTCGTACGAACCTGTCAAGGGTACTCTAAGAGTAATCTACCGGTATAAGAATCGACGCGCAAGGGGTCACGCCGCCAGGGCGCCCTCGTCCTCCGCGTCGTCCGCGAAGTACACGCGCTCCATCGTCTTCATACGACCGGCCGCGTCGAGTCGGAAGAAAACGCCCTGCGGCTCGCCCGCGTGCATCTTGCCCTCCTCGTACTCGTTCGTATGCGCCGCGTGGGGCACGCGCACGATTTCGAGATGGGCGGCGTGCGCCTTCATCTCCAGGTGGTGGGTGTGCCCCACATAGAGGTAGATGCGCTGCACGCGGAAGAAGTCGCGACGGCCGGTCATGCGGGCGATGAGTTCCGCCTGCGAAAACTGCTGCCAGGCCAGGCGCTCGAAGCCCTCGCCGTGGTCGAAGACGTGCATTGCGTCCCCGACGACCACGTACTTACGCTTCGCCCACTCGTTCGGCACGGTCACGCCGGGCACGCCGTCGAAGTGTGCCGCCAGCGTCTCCTCCAGCAGTTCCGCGAAGATGTGGTCGTGGTTTCCGGGAATGACCCGCAGGTCCACCCGCGCGCCGGTGCGCAGCAGGGCGCGTACGCCGTCGCGGATGGCGGCGAAGGCCGCGCGGAACACCAGCCGGTCGGGCCGGTCTCGCTCCAGGGGCGTGCCCTTCTTCGTCTGCTGGAGCATGGCGTGGAAGATATCACCGCCCAGCACCAGCACCGCGTTGCTGACGGCGGGATTCTCCTCCAGGTACGCCACCAGCTCCGCGACGTACTGCCGGAAATAGCGCGCGGCGGTGTCCGTCGTGAACCGGCCGCCCCAGCCCCCGAAGTGGTTCATGCCGAAGTGGGCGTCGAACTTCATCGCGAGCACGGTGCTGCCGGGCTCGCGCTCCACGCGCACCAGCGGGGAGAACGCTGGGAAGTCGGCCACGAGAGCGGCCACGGTGTCGCGCAGTTCGCCCTTGAGCCCCTCGTGGTCGGCCATCCGCTCGTTCAGGCGGCGGTTCTCCGACTCCAAGCGCCGCAGCTTCCGCTCGTTCAGGCGCTTGATGAACTGCCCCTCGCGGACCTCGATGGCCTTCTCGTACAGCGGCTCCAGGTCCTGCTCCGTCCGCGCCTCCGCCAGGGCTTCGCGCGTCACTGGGGCGTTCGTTTTGTACATGCCGTAGGCGCGGAGGCACGCCTCCAGCACCTTCTTGTGCATCCCGATGGTGCGCGCGATGGCCGCCTGCACCTCGTTCGCGCCCTCGCCCGAGTACAAGGCGATGATACGCTCCCAGGTCTCGCGCGGCACCTTCACCACCTTGTTCGCCACGGGGAAGTGGTACGTCTCCCCGTCGAACGAGTAGTCGTTCTGGATGAACGCCGCCTGGATTTCGTAGGTCATGTCCTCCGCCTCGGCCGCCGTGCTGCTCAGGGCCTCCTGCGGGGCGCCGGTGTTGCCGCACTCACCCTCGGGCACGTCGAACGCGTGCCCGCCCTTGAGGCGGTTGTAGCGGATGCGGGCCTGGTGCTTGGTGTCGAAGCCGAGGGCGTCCGCCACCTCGTCCCACGACATCCCCTCGTCCTCCTTGAGGCGAATGACCTCGCGCTCCAGGCACTTCGTCCACTTGATTGCCATGAGTCCCTTTCTTACGCAGCCAGCTTCCAGTCAGTGATGAGCCGCAGCGTCTCGATGGCCTCGGCCACCTGCTCGCGCTGGCCCTCGTCCAGCGCGGCCAACCGCGCCGCGAACTCCACCGATTCCGTCTCGCCGGTCTTCGCATTGTTGGCGGTTGCGCCCACCTTGGGCGCCTGGTACAGCCCGTTGAACTCGTCGGGCTTCTTTTGGTCGCGCAGCACCAGCTTGGCCTCGTCGCTGTCGTACCCGAGTAGATGGATGAAAATCCACTCGTCGGAAGGCCAGAAGTTCTGCTTCATCATCTGCGCGACGAGCATCTTCAACTGCTCGGTCTGCCACACGCGCAGGTCGTCCACGATGCTGATGACAGGGAACCCGATGGTATACTGCACCTTCCTCGGGTTGATGCCCTTGAGCAGGAGGGCGAAGTCGAACAGCTTGCGCAGCCCCTCGGCCATCACCTGCTGGATGCGCCGCACCGACCGCGCGAACTGGATGTCCTGCGCGGTGACGACGCTCTTCGTCCGCGTGTCCTTCTCGTGAGCCAGGTACGGCTTCGGTACCTGGAGCGCGGTGAAGATTTTCTGCTGGAAGTACTCCAGGTCCGCCAGGTTGCCGACCGTCAGGTCGCCCTGGAGCACCTTCACGTCAGCCTTCGACTCCTTGTTCGTCGCCACGAACACGTCCGCCTCAACCTGCATGGGGTTGTAGGACGTGTCCATCTTCCCGGTCTTCGGGTCGATGGTGCGGCGCTTCGAGAGATGGGCCTTCACCTTCTGGAGGTGCTTCTGCGCCTCCTGCGGGGTGAGGGAGCCGGTGTCCACCAGGTACGCCAGACGGTTGTGCGCCCGAGTCAGCCGGGCGATCACGACGGCGTCCTCCATCATCCGCAACTGCTGCCACGCGCGGATGGCCGCGCGCGCGAGGCTGGTACCGAAGGTGTCCGAGAGGCTCTTCTTGTTGGCGAAGTAGATGACCTGCCAGTCCTCGAACGTCGCCACCTGCTCGCCCTTGTCGTCCAGCTGGGCGAAGGGTGGGTCCATCGGGCGCCCGTACTCGTCGTACCGCTCGATGATGTGCGAGGTCGGCAGCGGCTTGAGGCGGATGATGTCGAACGTGTCCTCGTGAACGATGTTCTCGACCGCCCGCTCGCCGTACTTCGCCAGGTCGCGCGCCAGCGGCCAGAGCTTGTCCTCCAGCCGCAGGAGGTCGCGCGTGTCGGTGAGGATTTTCTGTACGCGCGCGTCTTCGCTCTTGAGCGTGAGCCGCACGGACCCGTCCGAGTCACCGCGCGTGGCATTGTCGGCGTAGATGTTCATGGCCGAAGAGAACTCGGGGAGTTCCTCGTCCATCTCGTCGTAGGTCGCGTACAGCTCCCGGCGCGACCGGACGAGCTTCATCATCCTGACGTAGTAGCCCCACGCCCCGTTGTCGAACCCGAGCGGGAGGTCCTTCTCCAGGTCGTCGCCCTCGGGCCGGACCTCGGTGGTCTGGCTCGCGGGCACGACCGGGTTCGCCACGCGCCAGCGCGACGTTACGCGGTCAAGGAGATTCTCCAGAATGAGGTTCACAGGCGTTCCATCGTTCGGGTTCCGAGTCCGGTAAAGATAAGCAGACTCAACCGGTAGCGCAACGGTAGGCTACCGGTACGGTCAAGCAAAGCCAACGACGAAGTCCTCGTCCCCCTCATCCTCCGCCACCTCGCCCCACATCACGTCGTCCAACGTGCGGAGCTTCTTACCGGGGAGCAGCCGACCCGCCGTGTCCACGGTGGGTTCGAGGGTGCGTCCGTCCTTCGTTGCCCACAGCGTCACGCCAGCCACCACCGGGGAGTCTGTCGTCTCGCCCAGGCTCGGGTCCAACTGCGCGGTGTGGCGCGCCATCGTGGCGTGATAGACGGCACCCGCAGCGGCATCGGACACGTCCTTCGAGCCCTTCGGCGGGTGGTCCACCTTCTCGCCCCGCCCGGTCGTCTTCCTCTCCAGCCGAACGAACTCCTCCACGAACGGCGCGTAATCATACATGACGAGGCGACCCTCCAGGATGGCCTCGGCCAGCGCGTGGTACGCGTCCATCGTGGTATCGACCGAGAACTTGTCGGATTCGATGCCCATGCGCTCGAACGCCTGGCGCGACTCGGCTGACTGGTACTGGTCGTACGTGACCTTACGCAGGTTGCAGCCGTACGAGCGCAGTTCGAGGAGCAGCGCACGCACCTCGGCCACTTGGATTTCGCCCTGCTCCGGCGGCGTGATGCGGAGCATGAAGTCCACCACAACGATGGGTTCCATCTCCGTCACCAGCACGTTGTTTCGTACGCGCTGCACTTCCTTCCACCCGGCGACGTGGGCGACGGCCACGCCCGCCCGGTCCTTCGTCAGCGCCAAGTCCACGTGCGCGTAGTACCACTTCGTCGGGTCGAACTTAACGCGCTCTCGAAGAAAGTACGCGCCGTCTTCGAGCGTCGTCTCATCCAGCGTATACGGGTGCACCAACCCCGCTCGCCGCCCGCGCTCAATGGCCTCCATCAGCCGGTCCTTCTGTGTGAAGAACGGGGCAATGGAGAGCGTCGGGAACCCCCCCAGGTCGCGCAGTGACCCGAGGATGTCCTGCTTGAATGACGCGTAGAAGTCCATCGGCACCGGCACCACCATCTCCGGGTCCTTGTCCGCGAAGTCATCGCGATTCGTGGAGATGGCGGGCTTGTCGGAAGTCGTGCCCCGGTACAGGTAGAACTCCTCGGGCAGGAACACCGCGCGGTCCTTCGTGGACCACGTCGAGTACCGGCGCACCAGCGTCTTCGGGTGCGCGTTCGTCTTCGGGTCCGCAAGGTGGTCGGCCATCGCCTGCTCCACCTCACGCGCACGCTCCTCGGTAAAATCGTCCGGGTATTTAGACGACGAGACCTGGAGCAGCACGCCGGGCAGCTTACCGGCCACGTTGAAGCGGGACTGCATACGGCGGATGAGCATGTCGTAGACGTGCCGCGCCTGGTCGAACTCCTGTCCCCGGTTCTGCTTCGACTTCTCGGTAATCTGCCAGAAGTTCACCTCGTCCAGTACACCGCCGAGCACGTTGTACCCTACGGTGCCCTGCTCCGAGCCCGCCACAGGCATGATGAGCAGGTTACCGGGGAAGCGCATCTCCTTCTTGAGGTCCTTCTCGAAGGGAAATTTTTCCTTGAAGTAAGGACTGGCGCCGAGCTTGTTCTTGAGACCCTCGAACACCACCTTCTCGGCCTGCTTCAAGTTCACCGACGCGTTGATGAACGCGATGGTGGACCCGTCCATGAGGCCGTACGCCTTCTGTGGGTTCACAAGGCAGGAGGTCTCGTAAACCATCCGGGAGAGGGCAACTTCGGAGAGCGTGGACTTGCCCCACCCGATGCCGCCCATCATCACAGCCTGCTCGTAGCCGAGAGGGTCCTCGAACAACTCGATGAGGTCGTCCAGCAGGCGGGGGAAGATGCGACCACGCGTGCCGTCGAGCCCCATGTACTCCGGCGAGAGGACGAATTCCTCCATGCCCACCGGCGTCCACTTGAAGTCGAACGACGCCAGGTCTCGGAGCAACGCCAAAAGCTCGTCAGGCTGGCCGGAGGTCAACTTGACGAGGTCTTCGAGGTGCTTCTGTGCCACGGGGTCGAGCTTCCGGCGCAACTCATCCAGTAGCCCTACCAGCTGCCTGTCGAGGGTCATGTCACGGAACGGGGAAGAGCAGGTCGGGCCAGTCGTGCACGCTCTCGGGGAGCGGCGTGTTCAGCGACACCGGGCCAACGAAGTGAGAGGCCGTCAGGCACATGCCCTCGGCCTCTCTCGGGTCCGTGTAGACGCCCTCGACGGTCCAGGTGGTGTCGTGGAGCACACCCACGACATAGACCATCGCAGAGTGCATCATCCCTCCACGAGGCGGCTCCGGGGGACACTCTCGGACTCCGGCGCCTCGGTCAGCACCCCCACGGGCTCCACGAGGCGCTCGACCTTCTTGTCCCCGGCCTCCTCCTGTGCCTGCTCCTGGGCGAGGCTCATGGCCTCCGCGAAGCGCTGCGTCACCTCGACCTCCTTGTTGTTGAACTCGTCCTGGGTGAACACGCCCTTCTCGATGAGAAGCTCCACGAAGGCGGCGACCGACAGGTCGGTGCGCGTCAGGTTCGTGGCGATGGCCGAAACCATCCGGCGCACGGGCTCGTTCGCGGCGGCGAGCTGCTTCGGCAGGTCGCGGTACAGCACGGGGCTGTTGAGGCGCTTCGCCATCTGCTCCGTGATGCCCTGGTTGTTGATGAGGGCGAGCGCGCGCTGGGTGTCTCGGTGCATCGTGTCTTCCGGTCGTCGTAGGGGTAGTAGTCGTGTCTCGTCGTACGAGTAAGATACCGGTACGGACCGTACTGGTCAAGTACCGGTATCCTCCCACGCGTCAGCGGGACAGGTCCACGATGACGCGGCGCAGGTCCGCCTCGGCCACGCGCAGGTGGCCCAGGTAGCCGTCGCGGCCGAACGCGCGGATACGCTCCATCACGGCCTGTAGAGACGGAGCCAGCGCCTCCTCGTCCGGATGGGACGAAGGCGTCTCGGCACCCGAGGGCGCGGCAGCGTGAGCACTTCCCTTCTTGGCCTCGGCCAGCTCCGCCTGGAGCGCGGCGTTCGCCTCCAGGATGCGCGCCACCTCGGCCTTGTCCTCGGTGGGGGTGCCCGCCAGCGCCTCCTCGGGCGTGCTCGGCAGCGGGGCGTTCGGGTCCTTCTTCTTCACTCCACGGGGCATGTGCGTGTCTCCAGATTAGGCCGCAAGGCGGTGTACGGGGCGAAACAGGTCGAGATTCTGGTGGTCGATGACGGGTACTGAGGCCAGGCCGTCGCCGGGGTACGTCCAGTACCCCTTGAGGTAGGCCACAGCCTCTTCGAGGGTCTCGAAGTTCTTGACGGTGAACCGCCGAAGCCACAGCGACAACTTGCTGCGGTCGCCCTGGCCGGGGCCCCAGGTCACGACGGGAATGCCGTGGTTGTGGGAGGCGAAGAAAGTCTCCATGTCCGACCCGTGCGTGGGGCCGGGCGTGTAGCGCAGCACCGCCCGTGCACGCTGGATGGAGAGCAGGTCCTTCACGACCAGCTCTTCGTCGGTGTAGTGCGAGTAGTCGGTACCGATGATGACTTTGTTCTCCATCGGGTCGAGCACCCCGAACTCCGGGGCGAGGAGGTGAGCGGCCTGCTGCCTCCAGCCGTTTGCCTGGTCCTGGGTGAGGCCGTGAATCGGGCCTCCGAGATAAATACGCGGCGTGTTGTCCATCGGTCGTCGTTCCTGTGGGGTGGCCGGTCTCCCGGCCGGGTGCGTCGGAGGTGGCCGATTTTCCGGCCCTTTCGGTTTTTCTTCCTGGCCGATTTTCCGGCCAGGTCATCGGGAGGTGGCCGATTTTCCGGCCAGGTCGTTCTGTTCACCGAAACTCACGTAAACCTTCGCTACGACGGTAGTTAGGACAACTTTACTTTCGGGTCAGCGAGAGTTGCCAAGGCCCGCTTAATATATAGGTACTATACTATCAATCTACAGGTACTAAACAACAACGAGACGCCGCTGCTCCCGCAGGCGTTTGAGGTTCCCGCTGGCCGCGATCACCCGGCCCTGCGGGCACGGGGTCGATCACTCCCGCCAGCGCGGGAGAAGTTTGGCCTTACCCCGCGAGTTTTGGGACTACTTCTCCACCAGCTCGTAGTCCGCCTCCACCACCTTGCCCCCAGCCGGAATCCCTTCCGGAATAGCGGCGGGCGGCAGCGCCTTCGTAAGCTGCTCCAGAAGTGTCCGGGCTACCCCTCCCAACTGCTTCCGAGAGCTGGGGTCGAGACTCTCGATGACTTGGTGGTGCGTACTCTGGACGCTCGCCGTGATGTTGAGGTTGTGGTCGGCCTGCTTGTAGACGCCGAGCTTCATCTTGAGTTCGGTCATCGTGGTGAGGATGTCCTTCGCCAACTCCACGTCCCGTCGTACATCCTTGTTCGTGAAGTTGATGGTCTCCTCGATGGTCACACCTCGGTTGATGCGCGTGAGCTGGAGGATGTAGAGCTTCTCCAGCTCCTCCAGCTCGTTCAGCCCGCGCTCCATGCCCTGGATACGATTCCAGACGGTGAGCGCGGGCTTCCCGGTATGCGGGTCTGCTGAGGCGACGATCTGCGCCGCCGTCACGGGGACCTCGCTCTTCTTGTAGCGGTAAAGCGCCCGGACGAGGGAGTCCCGCTTGATGCCGTCGTAGCAGTTCCGCTCGTCTTGCGCCCAGGCGGCCACCTTCTCGGCCGCGATACCCGCTTCCAACTTGTCGTGCGCCTCCTTGAAACACGGGGAGGCACGCAGCTTCTCGAACGCCATGTTTTACGGGGTCTGGTTCGGGGTTAGGCAGGCGGCGTCCGACTGACGGTACCACCCAAGGTCGTTCATCAGCTTCTCCGGCAGTACGTCGAGGGTGATGTCGTCCCGCATGATTACGAACTTCCCCTGCGGAAAGTCCCCATTCTCCTGGGCGCCACGGACGGCATCGCGGACGCGGACGAGGTGCGCCTGCATCTGAGCGGGGTCCAAGGAACCGGGGTTGCCGACGCGCAGCACCATGAGCGAGTCGGGCATCAGGTGCTTGACCTCGGTGAGGATGTTGATGGTCGGGAGCGACACGGGGCGTCCTTTCGACTTGAGTCTACTGTGTTGGCTACCAGTAATATACCGGTACGACGAAGGGCCTGTCAACCGAAGCTGACAGGCCCAACGTGTACATTTGGTGTCGCGGGCGCCCCGTCGAACGGTGCGGTGCAGACCTGCCCTGTATGATTTCAGGAGAGACAGCGTCACCGGAGAGCGTTTGTCGGTAAGCGCCGCGCGACTACCGGT